TATAATGATTCTGGTGGTTCCGTTACTCTTAATATTGATGGCGGTGATTCCCCAAGTTATAGAAATGGGACAAGTGCTTCAACGACGATTAGTAACACTAAAAATCATTATCTTTCTAACTTAATAAATGGTAGTGAAGTTACCTATATGAAATTTGGCACAGCAGAGGATACCGGAACAACAGGAGAAACAACCGCGGATAGCAGAGATTTTGATGATTCAAGTAAATCTTGGTCAACAAACCAATATCGAGGCAGGGTATTAATAATAGAAGAAGGCGCTGATGCTGGTCGTTATTATATTTATGCAAACTCAGCAACACAATTAAATTTAGATACAGCACTGACTGCAACAGCATCAACTCTTGATTATAGTATTCAGGATGAGAATGACATGACCGAGGAATTTCATGTAGAAAGCGTTACAGGAAATCAGACACAATATGCTTATGGCTATGTATCTGACTCTTATGTGGATATAATGATTCAGAATGTAAATTATGAGGAAATAGTTCTCTTAGATATTTTACTTGGAAATTCGGATCAGACAATTCCAATAAACCAAAAATTAGACGTAAACTATTATAATCCAACATAAAAAATAAAAAAAAATAAATAAAGGAGCAAGAAATGGCCAAAATTGTAGATCCCGATGACCTAGCCTTAGATCTTTCTGGGTCACCTACATCAGAAGAAGTGGCAATAGATACAGATGCTAAAACCGTTGAGCTAAGAATAGCCGGAGATTTGGACGATACTAGCCCGGGCTCTACTTCTGGAGTCACGCTTCAGTGTCTTTATTCGTTCTTAAAAGAAGAATGGAAAACTGAAGCAACATTAAATAAATTTAAATTCCCTTTTAAAGCGATTTATGAAGCGAAGTTTCTCTGGCAATATGGATGGCAACCGGCTAATGCACAAACAAGAGATCTTGTTAGAGATGCTGGTTGGCAAGAAATTGATGGTTCTGAGAAAGCATGTATTATTTCTCTTGGTGCTCAATATGATACTACACAACAAGGTAATTATCAACAAGTAACTGGTTTTGATCAATCTACTACAGATTTTGATAAAACTGGACCTGTAGATGAAGCTATTGAAGTTTTTGATGGCGGTGATTTTCGTGGTTATTTAAAACTTTATCTTCGTGAATGGGAACGTACTTATTCAGATTATAACCTGCTTACAGAACAGGGCTTTTCTGCACTTACATACATCGCTTATAGAGCCCCGCTTGCCAATGCAGACGATATTAAAAATACTGGAACTACACAGGCATTTATTGACGGTGCCAACGACCCTTACCAGGATATGGATTTGCAGTATTATGTTGGTACATTATTTGAACCAGCACAAGCGACAACGTATGCTATTGATGATGTTGTTCTAGACGGAGATTCACCTGCGAGATGGGCTCGTTGTACGGGAGCTGGAACAGTTGTTACTGAGACTAATCCATATGCATCTTTTGGTGGAACTTCTACTTGGGTAGCTTATCCAGGAGAAAGGCAAATTGGTACTGATTATTACGCTTTTAATCGTGCTGTTCAGTACAATGGTGGTGGCTCTGCACCTAATGCAGATGAACTTTACAAATATACTCAAAATGCTTTGACAAAAGCTTCAGATATTAATACTGATCCGGATACTGATTCATATGGAACTGTGAATGGTGAAGTTGCTGTACGTCTTGCCTATTACGTAGGTGATATACTTCATAGCTGGCCAGGCGTAAATTTTGATGATTTTGATTCTAACATCACCAATACTATTGTTCTTCACGATATTACAGCAGGAACTGGCGCGGCTTATGGACTTGATTCCGAAGACGTTCCAAATACTTCTACCGAAAGAACTTATCCATTTACTGCTGCTGGTACTATGATATTTTCAGCGAATTTAGTAAATGAAACAGATGCTGATACTCGCTATGTAATGTACTTTAAAAATATTGCAGAGCAAACAGGTACTGGTTTTACAATTACAGGTGCCTCAGGAGCGAATGCAACACTGGTTGGAACTGGTATGACACTGTCAGTTGGACAATATTTCACATTAGCAGGTTTTGTTACTAATACTGATAATAATGGAGTGAAAGTAGCTACAGGAACACCAACAGCTACCGATGTTGATTATACAGATGCTTTAGGAATTACCCAGACTGATGATTCTACTGGTGATAGTGTAACACTTGAAGAACAACCATTCGATACTGATTCTGCAATTATTGTTGAAGATAATACCTCTACAGAAATTGATGGAGAAGTGGATCAAACAAATATTGTTTTCGATTTTAATTATGACGGTAATGTCCAAGGTGGAAGAACTGCTTCTGAAGATGCGCCGGTTGTAGTTGTAGCTCAAGGCTTAAATGATTCAGAATGGATATTTGCAGAATTTATTATTACTCAGGCAACAGGATTAAGTTTCCCTGTTAACGCGCCGGATGAAAGAACTTATCTAAATCCATAAGGAATAATTAATGACTGATAAGAAGTTGCGTTCTTTTGAGGAAGGCGAGTTCGAGGAATTTTCTGGAAATTTGCTTTCCAAAAGAGATGATGAAAAACATCTAAAACGGATTGGCTTGCTTGATCGCACTACTGGTCGCAGAGCCAAATATTGGTGTGCGAGATTTAGAAGAGAAGAAGAAACTACAAATAAACCTGATCAGGAAATTATTACTGCACATGATGCACCCCAAGGATTCAAAGAATTTGTAGAATCCCTTCATGGTTTTACTGGTTGGGAAAAATATGGACATACATGGACTTTAGAAGGTGGAAATCCATTCAGAATATCTGTTCTCCTTAGGAGCGTATGGGAGGAATGGGACCATACATTAAATAGAATTGCTGTACCATTGGACGCCTCCCCTGAAGAGCGCGATGCCAAAATGCATGCTCTTACTAGAGACTATGCAAGGAAGAATAATGAATAATGGGGATTCACGTTGATTACGATACAGATAAACGCATTATTTACGTAACAACTGCCCCAACTTTAGATGGTGGGGATTGGGTTGTTAATTTAGATGTAAAGATAGATTTGTATTCTGACGGTAAGGAAGATTGGCTCGGAAACGATGCTTTAAACAAATTTTATTTTCCGGTTCGTTCTGTAGGAGGAGATGATCTCCCCGGAGAAAAGTCATTAGGTGCCACTTTTTTCTTGGACTCGGGTTGGAAATTAAAACCTTATGAAGCGGATCACGTATTTAAAGTAGATGGAAATCTTTATTCTGAGGATGGTACTTCCCCTTTTGTGAGTACGTCTGGTATTTACAATATAATGATAATCAATACTGTATCTTCTTTAGTAGATTCTATTGTTCAACAACAAGCTGAAATTGAGTATGCTTCTTTTGGAGGCGGTGTTACTTTAGATGTAGTGAATGGTGGTGCCGGAACGGATTATCCACGTGGAACATTACAACAACCAGTAAATAATTTAACAGATGCTATGACAATAGCAACTGAACGCGGTTTTAATACAATTCATGTCCTTGGTGATTTGACAATAGATACTAGCGGCGATTATTCTGGAATGATTTTTATAGGTGAATCCCAGAGTAAAACTTTGTTAACTATTTCGGCTGGTGCCAATGTTTTAAATTGTGAATTTTATGACGCTGCTATAGGTGGTATATTAGATGGCAATGCAAGACTTAAAAATTGTTTAGTAAATAATCTTGATTATATACATGGGTTTGTAGAATCATGTGTATTATCAGCTGGAACCATAGTGCTAGGTGGATCAGAGATGGCACATTTTCTAAATTGCTGGTCCGGAGTACCGGGAACGGACACGCCTATAATAGATATGGGAGGTTCCGGACAAGAATTGTCTTTTAGAAATTATAATGGCGGAATAAAAATAATAAATAAGACAGGAATTGAAAGTGTAAGTTTGGATATTAATAGTGGACATGTTATTTTAGATTCTACTGTTACTAACGGAGATATTGTAGTAAGAGGTGTAGGTCATTTAACAGACAATTCCGTAGGCACAACAGTGGATCCACATGCTTTTATTTGTATTGATACAATTGCAGAAGGAGTTTGGGTACATGCCAGCGGTGCTCAATTGTTAACTGATACTGATTTAATAAAACAAATAGAAACGGGTAGATGGAGAATAGAAAGTAACCAAATGATTTTTTATGAAGAAGACAATATTAGTGAAATTATGAGATTCGATTTATTTGATGAAGCAGGTGACCCGGCAATGACGGCTATATATGACAGGCAAAGAGTATAATGAGCTTGATTACCAGGGGGATGGGAGTAGCAGGCGGTGGTGGGCCAGGTTTTCCAGTTATAAACATAGTTGAATCTATAGAAGGTAGAATTATATCAGAAGTTGATGTAAAAGCCATTATTGCAATGGAACCAGAAGTAGTTGGTAAGATAGACAACACAGAAAGTGTTGCAGGAAAAAAAGAGTCTCAAGATACGATAAAAACAACCATTGTAGAAAGAGAAACAATAAAAGGTAAGGTAGATAAATAAATGAATATTAGTGTCTACAAAGGTGACGACAAGTCGTTTGGACTTGAAGTCACAGATCAAGATGATCAGATAATAAACCTTAGTGGTGGGGAATTGGCTTTCACTGTTACTGATTGGCGAGCCAAAGCAATATTTTCTAAGACAAGTGCAGATCCAACACAAATAGAAATTACTGATGCAGAGGCGGGTTTGGCAGATATACACGTATTGCCTGCTGATACATCATCTATGGATCCGGATATATACATAGCATATATCAAGTTTACCAATTCGGAGAATAAAACATATACTATTTCAGAGGGAGAGTTCCAAGTACTTGATTTAGGAACTTTGTCTTATATGCGAAATAGAATTAGGAATTTCAATGGTGATAAAGTAGATCTAAATGTATTAATACAAAAACAAGAGACTACTGATGAGGAACTTAATGATTATATTCAAAAATCAATAGATTACTTTAATACAACAGGATATGCCACTACTTATGTCTTATCAGATTTTCCGAGCAAAAGTGTATTAATTGACGGCGTGGTAATCCAAATTCTTATGGGTAAAGGAATTCTATCAGCCAGAAATATGCTTACTTATCAGGATACCGGTGGTGTAACAGTTCAGGATTTTGATACATATGGTCGATATGTAAATTTGTTTAATGTATTTATAAACAAATACATGCGACAAATAATCGATATTAAAAGAAGCATCAACATAGATTCTGCTTACGGAAGTATAGAATCTCCGATGGGCTATATAGATAGATGGTATTAATAAATGATTGAACTAGAAAATGTCAAGGTAGATACTCTAGGATTAGGAAATAGAAGAATACAATGGGAAGTAGTTCCAACCCACGAGGATTTGAATTTATATGTCCTAGATATATACCGTGCAGAAGCTCCTGGCGAACTTTCTGAGTTTGAAGTTGTTTTATCCGGAGTGGAATCTATAGACGCAATATATGTTGATAGTGGTCTGGAAAGAATGGATTATTCTGTAAATCGTCAGATTTATTATTACTTAGATGCAAGAAATACAAGTACGTTGGAAACCTCATTATTTGGTCCTTACGTTATGCGATCAGAACCGGACTATGCAGCAAATTATATTTTACGAACTTATACTAACTTTTTTGAGAATCCGCGTTATAAAACCAGAGTTTTTTATATTTTGAAGAAGCGTACGTGGGGTAACTATTGTGTTTGTATTGACCCAATAACCCAAGAACCCAGGGATGAGAATTGTCCTTTTTGCTATGGTACTGCTATAGAAGGTGGCTATTTCAAGCCGATGACTATACGTGGAATGCGTTCTGATAAGCCTAGCCGACAAATGATCAATTTATTTGGTACATGGCATGATACAAACGTATTATTCAAATTACAAAATACCGTAGATGTAATACCCGGTGATTATATAATTGACGAGCATGGAGAAAGATACTTAATAGAAAGTCCAGTGAATCGTTTACAAAAAGGAATTTACACCATTATGCAAAATGTAAGAGCAAAGACGGTATCAAAGGCAGATTTAATTTATAGATACGATTTAACAGCACAATTAGGATAATTATGAAATATTTTGAGAAACAGGCAGGTTGGAAATCAGGTATAGAATCACTTATAAAAACAGTCAAAGCAGGGGCTACTGACGTAGAAGGGGTCATGGGTAAAAGAACCCAATTGGAATTAAGAAGAAATAGACTTCTAAAATTAAAACACACTAAGCCAGATTTATTTTATTCTCCGAAGGTATTACAGAGAAAAACAGACATACACAATGAAATTAAAAGAACCCAATCTATTATTAAAAAGATGGCTTCTACAACTTCTCCTTTCCAAGGCACGATGTTAAATGTTCAAACAAGAACAGCACAAAGAAAATACAACTCAAAAATTCTTGGTAAAAAAAGACCAGATGTATTAGTACCTTTGTGGAGTTAATATAATATGAATCAAGTTTCCGAGAAACCTGCTAGTTTTGCTGTAGCTGAAGTAGTTTATAAAACAATAAAAGCATCAGAAGAGAAATTTAGATCACTCTTTGAAACTGCTCCTGATGCTATAGTGTTGTCAAATGTAGATGGTATTATTATTTCTTGGAACAAGTCGGCCGAACATTTGTTAAAATATACATATGAAGAGATCATAGGAAAGTCATTATTATTAATTATTCCCAAAAGATTTAGAAATGAACATTGCAGAAGGTGGCTATCATTACAGAAAATACCACCAAAAACGACATATGAAAGATTAGATTTAAAAGTTTTATCAAAAGATGGAGAAGAGATTCCTGTTGAATTATCAATAGGTTATTGGAAAATAAATGGTGACATATTTTTTACAACAATATTTAGAAATATGTCAGAAAGAAAGCAGTTTGAAGACCAACTTAAATATTTAGCAACTGTGGATCATCTTACAGGAATATTAAATAGGAGAACTGGTTTAATGCTTATAGAGCAAGCATTAAAAACAGCAAAAAGAACTAACAGCGAAATTACACTGTCCTATTTAGATTTAGATAATTTTAAAAGGATAAATGACGGTTATGGCCATGTAGAAGGAGATAAAGCATTAAGAAAGGTAGCAGAAATAATAAAAAACGATCTTCGTGAATCGGATATATTTTGCAGGCTTGGTGGCGATGAGTTTATAATTGCATGGTATAATATAAATTTGAATCAGGCAAAAATACAATGGAAAAGAATATTAAATAAATTCAATAAGTGGAATGAAGGGCAATATAATTCTACTTTAGGCATTAGTGCAGGATTTGTATGCCCAGATTTATCCGGAAAGATCAATTTAGACAAAATAATTGATTTAGCAGACAGAGCAATGTACCAAGCAAAGGATCGCAAGTAATGGAATTGTTTGCAGAAGGAATACCAGATAAAAGAGCAAAATCTGGAATCCCAATAGTCAAAGATAAAACGTGGCAATATGTTGTGCAATTACACAAGGCAGATGTAGCTGGTCAACATTATGATTTTAGAATCTCCGATGGTTCTGTTGCGTATTCGTGGGCTACACGGAAAGGATTACCTTCTCTTGGACAAAAAGTATTATGGACACGACAGCCTGACCATACTCCTGAGTATATGTCTTTTAAAGGAACTATTACAGACGGCTATGGTAAAGGGCAAGTACGCGTAGCCGAATCAGGTCAAATCCATGTAACGAAAGCAGATCCTGGAAAAATTTCTTTCAATCTTTACAAAGGAGCGGGAACTCAAAAATACACACTTATTTATTTGGGAGGTGATAATTGGTTATGTATAAATACGACACCTACAAAGGATACAAGGCCAGAAGTACCAGAGACAAAAATAAAATCAAGATCAATAGCTCCGGAAAATATCACTTTTGACGATCCAAACCAAATTTTAACAGAGAAAATTGATGGTGCTGCATCCATATTTGTATTACGCAAAGGTAGACCTGTAGAAGTTTTTAGTTATAGAAAGAGTAAAAGAGGTCCGGAACTAATAAATCGTACATATAAATATCCGGATTTATATAATACAATTGTGCCAGATGAACTAGATAAAACAACCTTATGGGGAGAAGCTTATGTTAGTGATTCCGAAGGGAGATCGCTTCCACATAGAGAAGGCACTGGGCTGCTCAATGCCAATGTGTGGAAAGCGCGAGCTGAGGTAGATAAAAGACACCTTAAATTCGATAATGTTATTTTTAATATTGATAAATACAAAGGTGTGGATTACTCTAAAAAACCCTACGGGGAAAAAATAGAGCTATTAGAAGAAATCCAAAAAAAACTACCTCAACTCAAACTCCCAATAATGGCAAAAACCCCAAAAGATAAAAGGAGATTATATGATGCCATTAAAAGTGGTATGCATCCTCACACAACTGAAGGATGGGTTATATGGGATCTAAATTCCGATCGTCCAATTAAATCAAAATTAAAGCAAGATATAGAATTATATGCACAAGGTTTTGAGGAGGGTAAAGGGAGACTAGAAGGAAAACTAGGAAAAATATTAGCTACACCAGATGAGGCTGGAAGAGGTGCCATTACCCGGGTTGGTGGTGGTTTTACAGATTTCGAAAGAGAGCAGATTTGGAGTAACAAACTTCACTATTTGGGTAAGCCCATGACGGTGGAGTATCAAGAGGCATTACCTTCGGGTAAGTTTAGAATGCCTATATTTAAAACATTTAGAACGGCCGAATTCTGGCCATAAAAAAAGGAAAAAAACATGAGTATTTTCGATAAAGTTAGCGATTGGTTGAATGGCGTGTATGGGACATTTGGAAAATTTGTATCAGAGAATTGGAAGACATACTATGCAGCATTAGCAGTTGTTACTGCTGGTGGATTTCTAGGTCATTTTTTTGGATGGCCATTTTCATTATTCGTCCCTGGATGGTTTGTATTTGTGGGTTGGATATTCAAAAGAAAATATGAAAAACGATAATGAAGTATTTTGAAAAAATAAGTGCTTTACCAGATAGGAATACAATCAGGTATCTCCCGATTAAACTGCCAACTTCCCCGAATAAAAAAGGAAAGTTCTTTAAGACCATATCTAGCAAGATAGACAAAATAAACACTGGAAAAGGGCTTGATTAAGCCCTTTTTTTGCTGTAAATTGTGGGTATGAAAAAGATATTAATAATCCTTGGGCATAATAGATTAAGTGGAGTTAATACCTGGGCTTATACCTTAGGAGATTTTTTAATAAAAAGAGGCCATAAAGTAGATTTTGAGGTAAAAAAAGATTTTGATTATGTTCCTAATTTAGAAGGCATACATGTCTTTTTAGATAAATTACAGACCACTACATATAGCAAAACACTTCCGGATTATGATTCATACGACTACGCTATTTTAAATTACAACATTCATCAAAAATATGTATCACCAGAAAAGACCATCTTTGTATCGCATGGTACAATGTTTGACGCATTTACCCCATTTGGCAAGGTTTATGCACATGTAGCTATTAGTAAAAGAACACAAAAAGCTGTAAATGCTGACGTAGTTATACATAATGGGGTAGACTTAAGAAAATTTAGACCGACTAAATTTCCCAAAACACCTCCACAAAAAGCATTAAATATTTTTCGAGGTATTCCTAATTATAGTATTTATAAATCCTGTGTAAATTTGGATATAGAATATAAACATATAGCAGGTTCTGAAGACGTTGATGACCAGATAAAAAAATACGATATAATAATTGGTTATGGCCGATCTGCTTATGAGGGCATGGCCTCCGGAAAACCTGTATTGATACACGGACCATTTGGAACAGATGGTTGGATAAAAACTGAAAATTTTGAAGGGTTTTTATACAGGAATTGCTCAGGATGGACTGGGGAAACATTTCCAAACATACAAGAGCTTACCGAACTCTTGCAGGAATATGATGCCGCTGATGGTCAGATAAATAGACGGTTGGCAAAAAAATACCTTTCCGCAGAGGATATGACAAACAAATTCGAGGAGCTATTCTAGTGGTAAAATATCTTACAGAAGAATTTGATATAAAAGTATCAATTGGAATGTAATTAGCTGTTGACTATTTGAAATAAATAGTTTACATTTGTAACATGCGACCCGTAATTTATAGAGTTTCAGAAGGATCAAGTGGTGGAAAAATTGTTGAAATGATTTCTCAGAAATTATCAAGAATGTCCCATAATTTGTTTTTTAAATTTGAAGGCGATGTAGTCACAGTAGTTTCTAAAACTGCACCGATTCGAATGCAAGATTATTTTACTAACCGCGAAAAAAGGCAAGAGATAAAAGAACTAATCAGGATGCTTTAATGGGATTCACTATAGATGCAAAAAGGATTTTTATCGGGTTTGCACAATCCTTATTTGCAGAAAATTATGCATTGAAATGGACTCTTGATCCTAAAACAACGTCTATATTAATAGGTGATAAGCATTTTATAGAGTCTCCATTAATAGAGATGAAGCCGGCTATAATTCTTAGCCGTGGACCTCTTAGATGGGGTCAGCATACGATTGATCAGAGAATGACTTATGATATGATGTCACTCGATAAAAAGTTTTCAGATATCATTTATGGGACAGTCGTATACAATGTTCTTTCAAAGACAGAGTATGTAACAGAAAGATTAGCAGATTACCTTTTTACCAAATTGACTGGATATAGAGATCAATTTCGTAAAAATGGAATTAATAATATTAGGGGCATTTCTATGGGGGATGCCATAATATTAAAAAATAAAACTGATATAGAATTTGTTAATGTTCCGATATCTGTCGATTATGCAATGCAAAGGAATGTAGATTACATTCATGATACATTTTCAGATATGTATATTCATTCCAGTTTGCTGAGCTCGTCAGGTGCAGATACTGCTGAATTAGGCACAGGAATAACCGGAACTTTCGGAAAAGGTTATTATGTACAAGGTATTGATTATACAATAAGCGGATTAGATATTACTTTTATAACTATTCCAAGTGGTGTACAACTAACATTTGGATATATGGGAAACATAACATACGCCACTTATTCCGAGGTAGTAAATGTTCCTTTCGATAATCCATTATATACTTATGGATTACAGGAACCCGTAGATTACATATATCCACTATATTCAGGACTCATAATTTATGACCAACTCTACTCAGGAATATTTGGTTAGACGAAAAGCATTTACAGAAGAATTTGAAAAATTAGGTGGTTATGGGTTATTGGGTCGGCTAATTGCAAAACTAATGTCTAAAAGTCCTATAGCAAAAGAGATGGTAGGCAAAGTTTCGACTTTTGCCAGTAAATATTCTGATATAATGACTAGTCCAGCATCGTATGCAAAATCTGGAAAAGTTTATAAACAAGGATTGGAAGCTCTGAAAACAACCACAAAAAAAACTACTATGAGACCGTGGTTAGGAAAAACTAGACAACCCCTAGGATTTAGAGAATCGAAAAAAATACCATGGAAAGATCCTGTTAGGCGTGTTGGGCAAGCAGTGCTAACAGGTACTGCGAATTTAATAACTACGGGTAAAACCATTGCTAAAGAAGGCATTAGGGGATACGTAAAAAAAGATCTAGCTAGAACGCAGTATTTCGCAAAGACAATAGGAGCTAAAGGCGGAAAGCAATACGATGTTATTGCTAAACGTTCTTTGCCAGGAAGACTTATGAATCCTGTATTTGATACGGGTATAGGTTTTGGTGGATTGGCTTTAGCTACGAGCAAGTACGATGATCAAGGAAAAAAACGTGGTGTAACGTCACGTATAGGTGGTGCACTTAAAGAAACAGTTCTTTGGGGCCCTCTAAGACCATTGGCTATGGCTCATATGACAACCGTAGAATTGCCAAAAATGACAAAAGATATAATTAAAGGCTTTTAAATACTAAGGAGTATTTTTATGGGTTATGTAAAACCAGGTGTCGAAGTTACTCAAACCCAAGTAAGGGTTTCTCCAAGTTTAATCTCTCCTGATTTAGGAACGGTTATAATTGGAAAAGCATTTTTTGTTGAAGAAGTAGGAGATTATTCTTACATAGAAGTATACAGCGGAGTCCAGATAGATGTTGATTATGCTGGATTACCATCAGGAGCAGAAGTACACACAGCGAGTGTGTATGTTGATCTGATTGGTGGCACTGGGGCTTCTGCAGGTACAAGAGTACATCTTGATTCTGCTGCGGATTTTACAGCAGGTGCTACATCTGTACAAATAAATGCGAGTTTGGGTGCGACTTATCCTGAAGTTGTTGGATTAGATGATGGTGCAGCAATTGAAATTGGATATCGTGCACTTCGTACTGATCTAGACCCATTTCTGACTATGTCGGATTTGGATGATATAGAAGAAAAAATAGGTTCAACCATATCCTACAATCCATTAGGAGTAGGATTACACAAAGCAATGCTCAATACTGGCGGGTATGTACACGCATCCCCGGTAACTGAAGATTCACCAGCGCCAACTTCTAATGAATTCATTTCTTCAGATGTAGCATTCGATACGTTAAAGACCAGAGAAATTTATGCAATGGTTCCTTTAACAACAACAGCAGGTGTTATTAGTGCCTGCAAAACACATGCAATTACTTATTCAGCCCCAGAAGAAAAACGTGAGAGAATGGTTGTGGCCGCACCAAGTATACCTTGGAAAGATGCCGGTGGTGATCCTTCCGACGCAGATGGCGCTGACACAGCTGTTACAGCTGGAGCGATAAAAGAAGCTGCATATGTTCAACAAGAGCGTAGACTTGTCTATTCTTTTCCTGATACAATATTTGTAACTGAATCACGTCATGTATCTACATTGACAAATGCTTATCGTGATGCAGTTCAAGGCGTTTCGGGCATACCGTTTTATTTAGGTGAAAATAAAACTGTTACAGTAAGTGGAACTAGGTATTCTTACAGAAAAGGTGAAATACTAACTCCTGCTATGTTATCTAACCTAGCAACAGAAAATACTTTTATGATAGTTGAATCTCCTGTACCTGGTACTATTGGTGCAGCAGCTATTGGTGGTATGATTTCTGGATATCCACCTGAAACACCATTTACTAATTTAGCTGTGACCGGAATAAGTCGTTTGATGTATTCAATGGATAAATTTACCGAATCTGATCTTAATACTATGGCCGAGGGTGGTAATTATCTGTTAATTCAAACTTCTTCGACAGCACCAATTTACTGTAGACATCAATTAACAACTGATATGACTTCTGTTGAAAGACGGGAATTGAGTATTTTGAAAACTTTAGATTTTATAGCAAAATTCATGCGTAATGGATTATCCGGTTATATTGGACGTTATAATATTAGTCCACAGTTCTTGAAATTGCTTACTATGTCACTACAGGCACAAATTTTATACCTTATTAAAAACGGCCATGTCAATGATATTAAAATTCTTAAGATTGAACAGGCTGAAGAAGCCCCTGATACCATAGAAATTAGTCTAAATGTATTAGTCAAATATCCTGTCAATTACATCAAGATAGAACTACAGTTCTAAGGAGGAATTAAATGGCCAGAGAAACATACCATGCCTGGGAATTTAAAACAGGGCACGTAGAACCGGATATATTAGATAAAAATGAAAATTTTGTTTCATCTGAATCTATAGTTATTTGTGCTGCTCCCGCTTTTATAGAAGAAGCTAATACAGACTTAGCAGCCAAATTATATCCAATAGGTATTCTTGAAAGTGCGGCAGTTGTACAGAATAAACAAATTCAACAATTGTTTGAAATAGGTTCAAGAAAACCCTATATGATCCCTGGACGTACCAGAGTTCAAATAGGACTCAGTCGAGTAATCTTTAATGGTGATTCTTTATTAGCTGCTATGTATTATGGAGAATATGATCCAGATGATTTACCGTCAGATGACGTTGGTGAAGATGCTCCCGGGCATCATAGCACTATTCCAGCAGGTACAAGCAAAGGAAGTTTTTATTTGAATCTAGCATCAAGTTTTTTTAACAGACCTTTTGGGTTAGCGTTGATAGTACATGATAGTGAAGATGACCAAACAGCAATGATATTAATTCAAAATTGCATGGTGCAATCACACCAAATGAATATTGGTGCGAATCAAACAATTGTGATGGAGAATGTAAATATAATTGCGGATAGTATACAACCAATAAACGTATCTACTGTCCCTGTAGCATAAATGTAAAAAAATAGGGGGGAAAATTCCTCCCTATTTTAATCTCCCATCATAGCGTATTCTGTATCATCTAAACCATTTGCAGGATCTGTTGTTTTTTGTATTTTTTCTATTTCGGCTAATCGTTTATTAATAACCTCAAGTCGATTAGACATCTTTTCAGGAATTTTGTCTTTATCAAGATTGCCCATTTGTATTTTTAGGCGTCTTTTTTCTGATAAAAACTTTTCTTTGTTTGGACAAATCATTTTTTATCTCCTCTTTTTTTATTCTATATTTCTTATTCCAACTTAAAGATAAAAAAAGCTGTACTTTTCACCTTGCGAGTGAAACGTTTCCTTGTATACATTCATTTTACTAAAAAGCTAGTCGTAACAACTAGCCAAGTTGCATGTCAACTTTTACTACAGCTCACCTTGTGTAAGAAGGCAGGCAGATATTGTAGGCTCTGATAAAGCTGCATATCCACCTGTACTTACTATTTTTCCGACATGACTGCGAGTGGGCGAGCAGTAAATCCCGTAGACCTTTCTTCGGGATTTGCAGCTGCCCTTCGCTGCTAGGTCGAGAAAAAAGGAGATTCTTGATAAAACGAATCATTCTACCCATCTCTTCTAAAAGCACATACCATGTACTCTTAGAAGAAATGGACAGAGGACGTCACTCTGTGCGTCCCATTTCTTCATTTTTATACGCCGCTATACGATCATGTCTTCTTCGCTGTAATGCGTCGTTTCCGGAGTCCCCCGGGTTTCTTCCCGTCGAGGTACCTGCCAGCTGCATGCGTCTCTGGGACCAGGCGTCCGCGTGCTTGCGCGTTCTTGCGCGTGCGATCGCGAGACCTGCTGAAGGAGCTCTCCTTCACACTGCAGTGCCGGCTACCTTACTAGGATCCCATCCTTGAGCGGAATGATTTGTTGTAAACGAGACAGGGATGTCAAGGTTACAACAAATAGAACCATTAAATGAAAGTCGAGACGACAATCTGGTTCTAGTAGCGGTTAGTAACCGCTAGCATCTTATGTTTCTTTTGGAACAGACGCTTCTGCTTTCGCCCGTTCTTTTTTCTTTTTTCTTTTCAATTTGCCTGCTTTTGCCTTTTCCATTTTTAGCTCATAGCGGAGTTTTTTTCTTTCTTTATTCTTTTCCTTTTTTCTTGCAAGCTTATATCGTTCGCATTTCTTTTTATCTCGCCCAAGTTTTTTGCTCCCACCACCAACTTTTTGTGTTTTAGCACCCATTTAAAAATATCTCCTTATTATAAACAAGCTCGTTTGCGGATTTTAACCGCTTCACACAAGTTTTGATCCCCTCAATTCACTGGTGGACGATTACCATGTCCATGGTAAGAATCTCTTCGAGGCCCAGGGTTCCGACCCGTGGGATGTGCTTTTCTTGAAGCAATTTACCACCATTACGGACTTCTAGGGTATACGTAGATAACCTCGAATGGCACTACATAATACCCACGAGCTTGAAGTTTCTTAGAATAAATTATTATACTTTCGGGGGACGGAAAACGCTTCTCCGCGTCTCATCGCTGCCGTATAACCTGCCTTTTTTAACGGATAGGCTCCCAGCTTCAGGGCTTACACTGCATTGCGTTTTTGATTAGTCTTTTTTAAACTACCCCCGTGGGTTAGGTGTACTGGTAATTATACCAGTACTTTTCATTCCTTTTTCTTATTTTCGAACGTTCGCTTGTCCGGATCGTAAAAATTTGAGACTTGCGTGTATCCCTTGTGTCTTGAATCAAAATATGATTGGAGTCCTTTAGCAGTTTCTTGGTATGCCCATTTACGTCCTCCAGCAGAGTCGCTATATGACATAACATTGTTCGTAGCAAAATTTAAATCCAATTGTTTATCGAGACCTTCTATCCCTTGAAATACAAACGTCCAATTTCCACTTTCTTCGCGTTCTTCAATCAAAGAATTGATGTCTTCTTTATTATAAATTGATGAACTATTCTCCCAGCCGTCTGTAAAAATATAGACAAGTGCTGCATCATCGTCTTTGATAACCCCATCAATTAATTTTATTGCTTGTCCTATACCATCATACATAGGGGTTGATCCTGATGGTATATAATTTTCATTGTCCAAATGAGAGGCTTTATCGGCGTCTTCATTAAAATAAATTACTTCGCCTTCACGGTTGCGGAATACAACCAAAGATACTTTCACTTTTCCAGCAAGTTTTGTTTTTTCAGCTTTCATTAAATCTATGATCTCGTTGACACCTGTAATTGTTGTCTGTATGTCTCCTGACATAGATCCACTACCGTCTAAAACGATCGCTATGTATGTGTCACCTATTGTTTTTGCCATTAATATTTGTTTCCTTTTAAATAAAAAAGCGCGCAGCTGCTCGTACCCCGAGTATGCCGCGCGCAAAGTATGAAATCAATCAAATTTCAAGTGTTAGTTGATGTTTGAGAGCTCACCGCTTATGCCTGTCTAGTTGAATTTTCACCAGTTTGTTGTTTAGTCTGAAACGATCACGTCTTACCGCTAGACGACCGCGCCGTATGTGACGTGTTCATACCTGGAGGCGCGGAGGGGAATCGAACCCCTGTTTTGATGGAAAAAAATACAAACGGTTACTTTAGGCGTGTTGCAGTATTAGTCTGGACACAAAGTCTAAGTTTAAAACTGATTTATATTGTCTTCAGAAGCTAACGGTTAGAATTTTCGAACTTCCATATGGAAGTTGGTACTGGATCTACCTATTTACCTCTTACAAACAAAAACAGGATTTTTAGTCTGAGTCTTAGCTTGAGTCTAGTGTCATTTATATTGGTAAAGTTCCATGGAGAATGCTATCAGTAATAACAACTCCGAGTTTTCCGTCAACAACAAGTTTCGCGTTATTGGCTCTTTGACGGGCATCTTTTACAGCTAATTCCCACTTGTCGTAGCGAGTCAATATTTCGGATTTCATTTTTGACGAAATTGCTCCAGAAAGCTTTGTTGTTGTCCATATTCCAACTGTTTGATCCTCATGAATCAATTCAGTCTGTGCCGGATGCTTATCTGTCGCTTCATACTTAACTAAAACTGTTGGAACTTTCTTAGATTTCAGAGTTTGGATTGGATCTGTTTGGTAATAATTTTGATCTTTATTCCAGTTCCACATATATTTTGGATCCAGGGTAGGAATGGCCATCAATTTAGATCTTAATCCTTTTAATTTATTTTCCAGGGTCAATAAAGCCGTTGCATGTACGTCTTTCTTTATGACTTTCTTATCATAAATAAGATCTGCGATAGCAGTAGCATTGGTCTCTTCTTTTACAACTGAATGACTTATTAGGTCTGAAAGAGAATCCAAATAATATTGTAATTTTTCCGGTACAGTAGTTACGAGAGGTTCAAGCTCATCCGGAAATTTTTCACCAGTATCCTCTTTTGGCTGGTATGTACGAACATTACCCACAAAGTGATGTGCTTTTTTGCTTAAGGTATGTTCTGTTTCTTTACCTAGCGCGAGCTCTTTTGCCTTAATATTGGGCTCGGCCGCCAGGTGTTGGTGTAGCTGAGTTTCTGCCATTAACTTAATTTTTCCTTAAATTAGTAATTTCTTGTTATCTAATGCATTATCTATAGATTTGTAAGTTTCCTGATCTATCATAATACTATCCTCATATATCGTGATTACTTCTATGTCACTATCTCTATTCGCTATCATCAATATTTCGGATATATTCATTGTATAACTATTTCCATTTATATCATTAAATTTTATAAATAATATTTCCATTGTTTTTTGATAGTAAGAGAAAAATGGTTGGGCTCTCCGACTTGCCCACATTTTTCTTTTTTTATCTTTCCAGCTTAATTAAACATTTGGTTTGTGCCTCTGCCTGCTCATCTCGTAGGCCTGAAGGGTAAGCGTACGCCTAATAGGCTCCCTATTAGGTGGACGTATGCCCAGAAGGCTCTAGGAGTGATGAGCAGGAATACTTTATTTATTACGAAACATAATATTAAGTATTAGATTTCTTGGTCTTTCTTCTTTTTCTTTTAATTACCTTTGTCGGAGATTTTGAATTAGAAGACCTAGAAGTCTTTTTTCTTATTCCAGGTTTTTTATTTTTTTGAATAAGTTTGCAATCCTTTGCTAACAGTGTTCTTAGTCTTTGATCATTGTCTATGCATTCTATGCAAAGTTGTTTTTTCTCATCAATATAAATATTTTTGATGGTTAATTTATAACGACTCCCTTCATAGCAATTAATAATTGTCTGACCTATTAATGATTCATCTGTTTTTGTTATACGCTGAGATTTAGGAACGAGTTTCATTTGAAATTGAGGATTCCTAAGAAATATTAGCCATTTTCTTTTTGTAGAATTCTTTTTACTTTTAACCATGAATGTGCTTCATAATCTGGTTCAGGGTCATAATCATAGACATTCATAAGTCCGTCATGATTATACCAAATAGATAGTATGTTGGGCCAATCTTCTTTTACAGCAGAAACATTTTTAGGTTTATCATCTATAAAAGCAATGCTATTATTAGAACTTCCGACAATTCTAGATTTGTCTCTATGTGATTTTGCGAATCGAATGTAAGCCCCTACATCATCAAGAATGCCAAGTTTGTTTAAATTTTTTATTCTTTTTTCATGATATAGTTCTGGAACGGTAGTATTATATATTATGTTGTATTCTTGTGATGCCCATTTTAAGAAATTTTTGGCACCAGAAATATATGGAAGATCTTCAAAATAATCAGATTCCCAGGTTCTCACCACAAGTCGATATACTTGTCTCCTTGTGTAGCCTCTTGTTTTTAAGATATCCCATTGTTGGTAATCATCATCATTTAATTGAAGACCTTCTGCTTCGAGTATAGGCGTATATGCATATTCAAAATCCAATATGCAGCCGTCTACATCTAAGAAAAGATCTTTTTTCTCCATAAGAAGTCCCTTACGTCATGTAGCATATTTGCTATACATTGATTAGAATCTACTATGCATTCAGTTGGTATCCGAATATTATCTATTTCCGCTTCCGATGGATGCTCAAGAATGGATTTATTAAATTTGCCATAGAGATGTTTAATTCTAGATTCTTGTGTTTGTTTAGACATATGCAAAAATATCGGCTGCCATCCAGCTTTTTCGAACCATTCAAATTCATTTTTAAATCTACAATCTTCTATTATCCAAGTTGTATCTGGTTCTTGTCTTGCTTTTTCAGCAGCAATCTTGATCCATATTTTGTCATCTATCCGTTCTCTCGCGCCATCAGTACCAAGGAATTGCAGTCTTTTTCTAGATTTTGGCTTTTCCTTAGGGATGAATTTTGTTTCAAAAAGAATTTTTCTCCATGTTAGATAAAATTCCTCAGAAATATCCATACCCAATTTTTGTTGTATGCTGTCGCGAGGATCATAATAAGGCAAAATATATGCATCTACGAGAACTTTCCAATCTGTGTCTTCCAAATTATCAACCAGATCATATATAGGACCAGCCAAAGTAAGTTTTTTGCCATTAGAGATTTCTTTAATAAGATAGTCAGCGACAGTGGTTTTGCCGCTGCACATCTTTCCTACAATTATTATATTTTTCATTATTTTACCCAGTGGTTAGATACATACGCATCTGCTATTACAGGTGTATTTTTAATCCACAAATGTGCGGCTTCTAACATTTTAGAACTTAGCATATCACGCGCGTCGTTGGCTATTGATTCTTTTACTTCTAGTAGTATTTCATCATGGATAGTGGAGATAATCAAACAATCATCTGCCCATCCTTTTTTGTTAATTTCTTGTTTCACTAAAAATAATGCTTTTTTGGTTATAGTTGCATTACCCGATTGTAAAGACATGTTCTTTGCTATATTGGCTGCGTGTGCTCGCTGCTTAGGTAATCTTAGGTTAAAGCCTTTAAGCCACCTTAAACGATTGTCCATATAACATCTGACACATTCGTTTTCTAGAGATTCCGTTGCTCTGGCCTCTAAAAATATTCTTACTTTTGGAAATGCTTTCCAGAATTTTGCAAGCAATTCTTTTGCTTCTTCATATTCTACTTCCAACGAATTGGCCAATCTGGTTGGTCCTAATCCGTATGCTACACCGAAGTTAATATTTTTTCCGACAGGTCGTAAATCAGCGTTAACATCTTCTGTTGCTGTTTGTACGACTCCGTCTTTATCAAGATATTTTTTGCCTTTTTCGATAACCAGTTTATTCATAATCATCGTGGCTACGTGACCATGGGCATCTAACCCCAGATCAAATATCTTCTTAAATTCTGGATCTTTAGAGAATTCTGCAAGTAGGACCAGTTCCATACTACCATAATCAGAACCTACTATTTTCCGGCCTGGTTCCGCAGTAAATGCAGCGCGATATGCGGTTTCACGTGGTATGTTTTGGGCATTAGGATCACGGCTAGAGTAACGGCCAGAGTCAGTACCTCCTATTTGTATGAAGGTTGGATGTATTCGCCCGGTTACTGAGTGCTTATGTTCTTTATAAAAAGCACTACCATAGCGGGTTACTCGTGTTTCATATTCCCTGTATTTTAACAAAGCTCTTACTGCTGGATTAAGAATTCTTTCTAAAACTTCTTTTCCAGTCCCAGTAATGCTACGCTTTAAAATTTTCTCTAATATTGGTTTAAGCTGTAAAGGAGAATTATAATTAATTATAGGATCTCCAAACAGATCTTTATCACAATATGGAAGAAAATATTTGTCCAATTCTTCTTTTTTTATTAAACTCTCTTTTTTTGCTATGGCCTCAAGAGCACTCCATTTTGCAAAATCCAGATGAAGTCCGTTTAATTCCATGTCACCCGTGACTGGTATTACTTCGCATTCCATATTATAAACTGAATCTAATCTTAAATCTATGATATCCATCATTAAGACTTTGTGTAATTTGTGTAAATAGGTCACGTCGTCCGCAGAATACTGTATTTGTTTGTCTGTGAAAGGTCCTTTGTGATTAATAAAAGTTTGTCTTACTGACTTGGACAAATCAGCGATATTATAATCCTTTAGGAGATCATCTAATCCGAACCCCTTTTTTTGTATGCCGGCTCTAATCAAATGCGCCGCTACAATGGTGTCTCTTAAATGTAAAAGTTCTATATTAAGATGATGTTTAAGTACTTTGTAATCAAATTTTGCTTGATGCAATATGAAAACTTGTTGTGGATCTTCCATTACTTCTTTGAATTCCGGTTGTAAATCCGGATGTGCAAATAATGTTTTTTCCACATCTATTACTGCTTGGTTACCTTGTTCGGTTCCAAGCTGTATTAATAATATTTTTGAAGTGAAGGGATCTAGACCTGTAGTTTCAGTGTCTAAAGCTATTGGTGTATTACCCAACCTTCGAACTGCTTTCAGCAAATCAGTGAAAGCATCCTTGGTGTCAATAAATAGTACGCTCAACTATTATTTTGGTTAGATATATTTGTCTAGTAAATTGCGAGAACGGGGATTACGTCGTAGTTTTTTTAAAGATTTTTTCTTTATTTGTCGTATTCTCTCTCTGGTCAAACCTAAAATATTTCCTATTTCCTCTAATGTGAAAGGGCGGAATTCATCAACCCCGTGATAATATTTTAGAATTTCTATTTCTCTATTGTCTAAATTTTCCAATATCGTTTCTAGATCTATTCTCAAAGATTCAGACTCAAATTTTGAATCTGGTGGTACAGCATCTTTATTAGGAAATAACTCGATCATTGGTTGTTCGGAAGCAGTTTCTGAATCTAATCGTACAGGAAATGCAGAATACATCTCAAGAACGTCAGGATCTACTTTGTATTCAGAAGGAGACGAGTCTCCTTTCTTTTGCATTTCTCGTTCCATTATTTTTCTAATTTTTTGTATTTCATTTATTTTGTTTATGGGAATGCGTACAACACGTGTGTTTTCGGAGAGAGCTTGTAAAATGCTTTGTCGTATCCACCAAACAGCATAGGTTATAAATTTCATTCCTTTGCCTGGATCAAATCGATCGGCTGCTTTACAAATACCGAAATTACCTTCTGCAATTAGTTCTTCTAGTGGTAATCCTTGTCTTTGATAGCCTTTTGCGACGTCAATCACATATCGCAAATTTCGGACAATAAGCTCATCTTTAGCTTTTCGATCTCCAGCTTGTGCGCGTAAAGCTACTTTACGCTCTTCTTCAGCTGTGAAAAGCTTTGTTTTCCCGACATCTTTTAAATATTTATCCACGAAAAACTATTTTTCTTTATCTTTATCTTTATAATATTTTTCTGCGCGATCGAAATAATCAAAATGTGTTCTTATAAAAGAATGCTTTAGCATTCCCCATAAAAAGCTTTGCCAATGATTGTCTGGTTTCCATCCCATGCTAATGATTACTGCATTTTTAATTTTCAGATTATCATTTGTATTTTCTATAAAGTCAGGTTCACCAGAATTAAACGTTAATACATTATAAAGTTCGACTTCAAATGATTTTTGATTAGTCATTAACAATTAACTGGTTGAATAAATATGTGCAAAAAATGGATTTTCAGTTCCAGTTGGCGATGAGTATGTATAATCCATCTTGTTTGTGCCAGAGTCTGTATAAGTATTGAAATATCCGGTTGTCCCATCTGTGCTAGTAACATAGTCCATATTTTGTCCTATTAATTTGTTAAACTCTTCTAGACTAATACCTTTGTTAAATTCTTTTACCCCATTGGCTTTTATAATTCTTACTTTCATGCTTCGTATTGGTTGTTATGTATTCAATTTAATAAAATTAAATACAAAAGTCAATTTAATACTACAATACCTTTTGGAATAATTGTCGGATTGATTTCCACCGTACACTTAAAAATAAATCCAGATCCAGATTTTTCCGAAAATATCATATGTTTAAATGGATAAAATCTCAATAACGACATTATTCTTGCTATGTATTTCCTATCTTTTTTATAAATCCATAAATATATAATATGTTTTTTTCTATCTATTTTTGTTATTCTTATTTCTTTGACGTTTTTGTCTTTTATAAGGAACTGAAAAGATTCTTTTAGATCTTTTTTTAGATATCTTACAACTCCTGTGATAGAACTTGGGTATTCAGGTGCTTTATAAACTGAACTCCCTTGGGAGCTGCCCATATTGTTTGCCATCTAGATATGGTTTCCTTATCAATTTTCCACCTATCAAGGCTTGTTTGTAGTAAAATGGTATATGTAAAACGTCCGAATAATGTTGTATGTTTCGGACGATGTCTATGTCCATGTATTTTGCCTTATCACCTGATACAACATTCCATTGTATCATGTATTTATTTAAATATCCGTCTCCCAGACATTTGTCACATGGATAAGCTGGATGCCAGCCTTTTTCTCCAATGTGAATCTCTGAGTCACATCTAAATAGTGGCATAATATCTTTTGGCTTTGTAAGACCGTCGAATAATACCCATCTTTTAACGAAAGGCAAATGTTCTATTGATTTAAGGAGTTTTATAAGATTCGTATCATTTTTAATTTTCAATCCTATCCATGTGTTAGGTAAAATGCAAGTAGGGTCTGGTTGTGTACTTGGAATTAAAAACGTCAGGTCTCTTTGCTTTGTCATTATTTCTACTGCATCTCTTCTCCAAACATGTGGTACTTCAGGATCAAAGAAATCAGCTTCGGTGCCTACAAAAATTCTAATAGGTTTCTTATATGTAAGAGGACGAAAAAAGGTAGTCTTAGACGTGCGCCTAAGACTACTATTTTCGCGTATCCATGGATTCCAAGTTTTATGATACATCATTATTTGAATCCCATGTTTGACTCGACTTCAAGTTTGTTATATTGTTCTAGGTCTTTGATTACTGAATCCGCAATAGATGTCGATATTATGTGCTTGTCGACTTTTGTTACACAGGATAGTATAAAATCTTCAACAAAAGCCATGCTAAAGTTTTTTCTCGTCATCAAATCCGAATATTCGGTAGTCACCTTTTTATTCTCAATCAAAAAATTTCTACGTTCAAAGAATTTGTATATTTCTGCATTCGTAGGTCTTGCAAATTCATAAACCCTATCGAATCTTCCTGGACGACCTATAATTGCACTCTCTAGCCTATCTTTGTGATTCGTTGTACCTATAATTATCAAACCATCAGCCAAACGTGAAACACCGTCAATAGCAGTTAGGAAATTGGATAGTGTAATTCTACCAAAATCAGCATCATTTTTACCAATGACTTTTTCCATATCTTCTAAGTAATAAATCTCTGGAGGATTGTCTTCATCATCTCCAGAAGCTAATTTACCTAAACTGAGACTACTACTGCCGTTTTCGTATGGTTCTGCATGTTGTGGCAATCTTAGGGTACCATCTTGATCTAATCTGTTAGTCATATCAGTCATATTTAATCCAAAGGCCCCGCCAAGTTTTCGCAAGAAGAGTGTTTTACCATTTCCAGGAGGTCCGTGAAAAATATAACCCCTTTTCCAGACCATTCCAAATTCTTTATACTTTTTTCTACTGTTTAAGAAATTTCTTATATCACCTAATATGGATTGTTTAAGTTCTTTGGGTAATATGACGTCATCTAGAATTTTTTCACTTCTTTTAAACAGGTTTGCTTGTATTTGTTTTCTATGATTGACATAGTCTTTTACCAATTTCCTAAGTATTTGTATTCCTTCTTCTTGCGTCATATCTTTTTTAACAATAGAAGCTTTGTATCTGTAATCCACCCCGTGAATTAAAGTGTAGAAAATAGCATAAAACTGACTATCTATTTTAAATACATACTCATAAGGTGGCATATCCGTATAAAATTGACCATCAATATTTAAAAGGCCTTTCCTAGTAGATTCAATTAATTCATATGTATCTGTAAACATATGAAGAACTCTGTTATCACTATCTATTCCAAATCCTATTAAATCGTCTTTAGAATTTTTTATGAAATTTTCTTCTGCAAAACCTTCAATAATTAATTTTTTTCCAAATTTTAGATAATTTTCAAATTTCAATAGACCTCCCTATTAAGTCATCATTAAGAGTATGAATATTCCAATTACGCATCCGGTTAAATCCCATACAAGAACGTCTTGTAGAGAAAATTTATCTGAATAAAAGAAATTTTGTACTACCCAGCTTATCCATGTTGGCCGATCGTCTCTATACCTAAATAGATAAAACCAGGGTTTGAATCCATCACCAATTTCCCAAAGGATGCCAATTGCCCATGCTGAGAGTCCGGCCCAAATAATGGCTTGAAAATCAAAAGAATAGTAAAAACCTATTGTAAAAAGAATACTGGCACATAGATGAAACCAGTTGTGCCAGCTTTTGTATTTTATATTTCTTAGATCATTGTTTATTTCAAACATGTTGAAGTCTCCTAGGGTCATTCATCATTTCTATCATTTTTGCTTCGTTTAATGGTTCATCATTTGTCGGGTCCACTAAGCGTATTGTATAATCATATGATTTATGCGCGACAGTAAAAGTTCCATCAAATGCTGGATTTACAGGATTTGGCTCTGCTCGGTTCAGTAATGCATTAAAATCAGATCCCATCATATAATAATTGTGTCCATGTGAATCTAGAAAAACGGCCCTGAAGCTACCTTTTGTGGGACGTATCTCTGTTAGAAATAAATGAAGATTTATCTCAAAATTAGGAACCATGGTTCGATCGGAGTGTTTACCCTGATTCGTATGATAAGCATACCAGCCATTTGCTAGCTTTCCGCTGTCTTTAAATACGGGTACTAAAAAGTTTCTTTTTTTCATTTTAAAACCTGGCTATGAATTTAGATGAATTTTTTTCTTGTCGCAAGTAGTTGATAAATAATTGTGAACCTATTGCGGCTATTATTTTGTTACCTTGTTGTATAATGCCTTTTTCCAATTCAAATGCCAATTGACAACTGGTACCTTCCTCTGGTGTATCGGCTAATGTATCAAGCATTTTTTCTAATGTATTACTTCTATGTTGTGTGAAAAACGCAACTGCTCTACCTTCTGATCTTAGATCTATCCAGTATGTTTCTGCATTTTTTTCAGCCCAATTATAAAGTAATCTGCGAAATTTACTATTATCTACTGCTGCGATTATTACATTATAATTGTTAAATGCGGCTTCTTCTTCTAACCGTTCTATTTCATAATCAAAATCATATCTCATGCCAATCACTTCTGCTTTGTTGTCACCTAAATCAAACTCTTGGAAATTTTGGTATTTTAGATTTTTCATATCAACTGTATCATTATCCCATACAGTTATCTCAACATTGCATGCTCCGAATTGATCGTGCTTATGGAAGTTGTGCATTTCTTTGCAGAGATAACTCCCAATACCGCCTGCTCCAACTATAGCGATCCTACATGTTTCCATGATTCCCAATCCCTTTCTTTTCCATCAGCATAGACGGTATCTTGCGTTATTTTTTCTTCATTGATGGGTATTCTTTTGAAGAATGTACCATCCCAGAACCATGCCGCCATAGAATCTGTAGCTATCCCGTAAATCAAATATGCAGTATACCATGCCGCCCCAATAATATCGTACTGACTGGGAATTGGTAGGTTATTCGGATGCGTGTGAAATATTGCAGTTAATTCAATTGCAGATTTTTTGTTAAATAAGGTTGTATTTTTCAACACATTCATGTATTGATTTGGATCCATAACGTAATCCCATTTATATGGTTCTTTACTGACATTATCAATTGGATGAAATTCTACTGGTACCGATCTAACATTATTGTTTATACGTCGAGTTATGCCAGTTAAAAGGCCACAACATTCCCCAGGGTAGTATTTTTTTCCGTAATTTTTTAATTGCTCCATTAGGTCAGAAGCAATGTCTATTCTATCCATTTTAGTGTCCTATTTAAAAAAAGGGGAGACAAGTCTCCCCTATTGTCAACATCCACCAGCTACGGCGTTTGTTAAAATGATATCTTCTGCCTGATCTAAATCTCTTGTTGTAAGAGTTTCAGGGTTAACATAATCATTATTTATATATAACCATTTTCCCTCATCTTTGACTAAAGCGCGAATATTTGTCAAAGCGGTACTATGATCGAATGTACATTCATCATGACCATTTGGGGAAACTACACGGTAAGTAATTTCTTTTTTTTCGAATTGTTTCTGTTTTATCATTTTTTATTTCTGAATATTCAGTGTGTGGATTTGTTTGGCCAGTAGTTTATCATTGGCCAGGGCGTATATTCTGTTTACGAATTTATCTACGCCAACTTGTTGGTTTGGTGTTTTATCAACTATGCAAACATAGTTCATATCCGGATACGTGTATACACCACAACCATTTGTGTGTTTATTATTATCATATGCTACAAAGTATGTTTTGATCTTTCCAGGTACTATGTAGCCTGTATAGTTTGAATTTTTTGAAGTAACTGTCGTTTTTTCAAGATTGAATTTTTCAATCGTTGTTTCTAATAATATTTTAGACTTTTCTATAGCATCAGTATAAGCTTGACGTGCTTGAATTACCAGTGTTTTTAGATTTGCCGGTGTTACACCTTCTACATTATCTGGATTCAAAAGGACATCTATCACATCGTCTAAGTATTCCTTCTTAGGCAAGTTGGCTATTCTGGTAGTATTTTTTATCAGAAAGATTTCTTTGCCTATTTTCAAATGTTGCCTTTTGTGTCTTCTTATCATTTCAAGCTTAAGGATGATCATTTCATTTTTTAACGGACTTCTGACTTTTACATCTATACCTCTATCCAGTAATCCATGTATTTTTAACGAACATTCACTTACTTGTTTTAAAAATTTATTATATGTAGGCACATCTTCAAAACATGCCCCTCTCTGTAATACTGGCTCAAACTCATCTTTATTGATTCGTATATTATTTATGTAATATACAGCATATCGACTTCCAGTTTTATTCGTTCCGTGTTTTTGAAGTAATGTGACATCAATATCCCCGATTGTGGCAGTGATATCGTCGTTATAATTTTGCATGACTTTACCAATTAATGTAGAAATAAACATCTCAAAAGCTCTATCATAATTGATATCATCCAAATCGTGGTATCTATATAGGCTTTCTAACAATTCCCTTATATCTACCGAGTCACTTTTCAGGATTTGTCCGGAATATTCTATTTGATCAATACTAAAAGTAGCTTCATTCAATTTCAATGATTGTTTATCTATGTTTTTTATTCTTGAATTTATTTTTAATTTGACTTGCTCTTTTTTATCTTCGCCATCTTTTTCCATTGCCATTTTTAGCATATATTTTTTATTAGCTTTATCAACGGCGTTCTGATCGAATATATGGATTATATCTTTTTTGCGACCTATAGCATGTTTTATTGGCTCTATGCTTTTGGGTAATGAATTTACAGTCTGATCAAATTGTATAGAACCAGGTATTTGGTCTCCGAATTCTGTTGCGTATGTTCCAACGTCTATGTAGTTATATGCAGGATTGTCATGAGGAACATCTAGAATTCTCCATGATAAAGGACTATAACTTCTCCATCTATAATTATATCCTTTATAATGACTTCCTAGTGTTGCCATAAGGACTAGACGTCTGTTATCATTTATGTCCCTTACTTTAAAAAATAGGCCAAGTTCCCAATCAAATCCGGAATATTTGTTTCCCATGGCTTTAAGTTGACTTTCTGTGATACCAGTTTTATCAAAATCAGTGTCATACAACCAGTTTATAGAATTTATTAAATCTTCTAATTGTTCTGAATCTTCACTAATATTTGTATTTATTGTCGCATAGGAGGATGTATGTTTTGAATCTTTAGTTCTAAGACAGTCTATTATATTATTTTTGAAATTTTGTATTCTATTAAAAATAGGGTCTTTTGTAGTACTCATCTGAAGTGTACTACATAAATAACTTATGTGACTAATTTCTTCTGTTGTAGGCACAAAACTAAATTTTGTGTTGTCTATCTGGTACCAAGAAGCATTATCAGTTTCTTTTCCACGTCTTTCGGTGAGTTCTACAACTTTGTCACCATTATGCATATAAGTTCCAGCTCCTAAATAAACCCCTATTTTGTATGTAGGCTTTAATACGTAATAATAGAATCTACTTGAAACTTTTTCATCACGACTAGTCTTAAATACTTTTTTTATATTTTTAAAAACATTTTCTGTTATATTAAGACCAAGCAATTGGTTGGAAATTTCTAAATTGCGGAATGTTGTTATCATATATATTTTCTGGTTTTCTGTTATTGTCTATAAAATAGAAAAGGCCAGTAACCTGGCCGTTCTATTAATTAACACTTCCAACTAAAAGATCTTTTTCTCCTATATACAAATCTATTTCCAGACCTTTTAAATCTTCTATAGTGTTTTTTCCGTATCTTCTCATAAATTTTCCAAGTGTGGAAAAGAAGTTAACTGATCCGGAAGCATCAGTTGAAGCCCACAATCCCCTTTGTACTTTTGATCCGTTATAATTTTTAACGAATACTTCATTTACTCGGATAATTTTTCCATCTTCCCGTTTAACCATTAAGCAAATCTTTTCTCTCTCTTTTGCCGGTTCGTCGCCTTCCATGGGAATCATTACTGTTTCTACTTGAATGTCTTCAATGGTACCTTTTTTGGAATATGTTCCTAAAGGTGTGTTTAGATCTATCATGTTTAGTTAGATGGCTAATTTGTTATTTATCTTATACCTATTTATCGGTTATTTTTTCGTAACCTCTCTGTTCTCTTCTTTTGATTAATTTTTCCATTCTTTTAAAACATCTTTCAAATGAACCAACTGCTTTTATTTCCGCTCGTGGCTTAGCGGTTCCAATTTTTCCCCAACTAGCCCTAACAGCGTAAGTGTCCCTTCCTTGGTCATTTGGTGGTCCTGGAATTAAATCAATTTCGTAGAACTTAAAGTGTCCTTCTTTGCGATTTTCATATCGCATGTATTACTCCTCGTTAGGTATTTTTATCTCGCAACTATCATTTGAGCAAAACTTTTCGTCTTGATCGTGAACAGTTCCATTTCCATTTAATTTTTCATAGTTTAATGGTTTTATTTTTGCAATTAATTTTTTATATGTTTTTTCATCTATTGACTCATAGGGTGGTTGCTCATAGCCATGATCATTTAATGGCAAAAAACTAATAGATTTTAATGAGTCTTCATGAGCTTCCAGTACTGTTTTTATATCTTTCTTTTCTTCTTCTTTTACTGTGACAGTAATTGATACAGAATTATCTGACCAATAATACTGAAGATCTACAGCATTTTTTACCTGTTCCCATATACTAACTTCGTTTTTCCCTTTGATGAAATATTTTTCATGCATGGGAAATTCTATTACTTTAGTATTCGGGGAATAATAATCAGTTTCTATTTTATAATTTGCATCTTTTAAAATTTTTAATAATGGGCTATCATCGCGCATCCTTATGCGTCTTATATAGTATTCTGAATGCGGATAATGAATGCCTGGACTAACTCCGGCTAGTAAAGAAACAGTGCCACTAGGTTTTACTGTTGATTTTTTTATTGATCTTGGTATGGCTAGCCAGTCAGAATAGACTCGATCCCAGTCTGCTACTTTTTTATAACCTTCATCCATTGCATTTAGTACATTTCTTCGACCAAATTTATTGAAAGCATCTATAATACCACTAACTGATAAACCAATTCGCCTATTTCTTGCCATTATTGCATTTGTACGTTCATTATGTGATGATAATAACGTGATACTTTTTGCATACAAGTATGCAAATTTTAATGTCATTATCCAATCTTCTAAACTAGCATGATTAGAAGGAAACGTTTCACATAAGGTGCACATTTCTCCAGATTCGAGCGGTTGCTCTGCACATGGATTAAAATTAACTATTCTACGATCCTTAAAATTAGGGGGATCTATCATTCTACCATATTTTCTAGCATTATCTAAATAGAGTATCCCGGGTTCCCCGTTAATGGCGGCAGCTTCAGCTACTTTGGTATAATCCATTCCGATTGTGCCCATTATGGAATTATTGCTAGCCCATCTATGGGATTTTAATTTTTTCTTATCTTGTTTTAATTTTAGAAAAACGTCATCATTTGGATCACCTAGCATCAATTCCGCAGTCCTACGAACTCCTCCTGCTACGACACATCGACCCACCAAGTTAAATATGTCTACTATTTGATCTGATCGTAATTTATAAGGAGCATTCCCATTCTTTTTTGGATGTAAAATAAGTATTATATCATCTAAAGTATTTAATAGTGGTCCGGGTCCACTGGCCAGACCACCAAAACCATTTATGGGGCTTCCTTTTGGTCTAACGAGAGATGCGTCCAATGGTCGTAGTTTTTGCTTATTTATAAACGACTCTAATACCATGGTGAGGGCATCTACCCATCCTTCTCTGCTATCTTCAATTATGAATGGGTCATCACTTTGTTCCGGAAATTGTATAGTTACTTTTCCAGCGCCGGTGGTATCACCAGATACCCCTACTCCTAACATTAACATATCCATCATCCATGCAAAGGGGTAGGCGAAGTCAGTATCTAACTCATTGGTAGAAATAACTCCACAATTTTGTAAACTGGCACCTCCTCTTTCGTATACAAAATCTGTACCAGACTGAAATAATCCTCTTCCTGGCGGTAAGAATTTGAATTCCCACATCAATCTAAACATTGTCTGAGCAGATTTTTGTGATTTTTGATCATTCCAAGGTAATCGCAGATTGCGAGCGTGCATCTTCTGTATAGAATAGACGCCATTGGCAACTCTTTCCAGAGTTTCCCAGTATTCTTCTGTTCTACGCTCTTTTTCTATTTGACGTGCGTAAGATCGTTTGTAGGTAACATATCCCAGTGGGCCCCAATTAGGTTGTTTTCCTGAGTATTGTTCTATAAATGGTTTTGATAATTTAAATTTTTCCATTAGTCATTGTTAGTTTTGCAATCGCAAGGTGGTAATGCAACAAAAGTTCCTATATGATCTCTCTCTTCCAAATCTACTGGGTAAGGAGTTAGATTAACTATAGTTATTTTTACTTCCCCGGATGTAACTATATCTGGGTATAACATTATTTTGTTTTCCTTTGCGAATTCTGAACTAATGACTAATGCTTTTGGACTACTCTTTGGTCTAGGTATTCTTGTGATAAATTGATGTATACCATGACCATTTATTCTTAATCGATTTTTTGCCGGAAGTCCGGTTGTAAATAATATTTTATTGCTCATCTTTTGGTAATGGGTTGGCAGGAGGGTCTGATATATCTATGATTCCACCTACTACACTATCTTTAATGTGGTGAGGATAATGAATAGGCATAACTATGACTCCTGTATTTCTTTCAATTATTTCTGCCTCATCATCTGATAAAGCATTCTCTATGGGGAGAAGAATCAATGGTCTAGCATTAGGATCTTCTGTTTGTCCAAGTAATGACTTACTTCCCGTTAGCACTATTATTGTTTTCATATAATTTTAAATAATCTTTTGTTTGTCTTTTCCAAATATCTTTGAAGTCTTCTATCGGAATTGATTTGCGTCCTCCGCCTCGTTTGTCCCAATAATTTGTTATTAATGATATTGGTGCCATATAGAATTCTTCAAAACCTTGGACGTTATAAAATTGAATAAATACGTAAGCTTCTCCGCCCACGATATCCCAATAGCGTAGGAATTCCACTTGATGTTGTTTCATATTAGACAAGGGGAAACGTTTAGCTTCCCCTGTCTGTTTCGCATCAAATGCTATTCCTTTGCCATTTGGTCCATACACCCCTGTGAAATCAACTGTTGATTGTTTCAGGATGTTTCCTTTTACTGGTATTTCGTGATACTCGATAACTGCTAATGTATCTTTACGATACTTGTAATTTGTCTTCTTGATCGAGTTCTCGAACTTTTTCCACTCGGTCTGTTGTCCCATCTGGTTTTATAAAATGGATTTCATCAAAACTTTCATCAAATGAAGGTTCTGTTAATATACGTTTTGCTTCCGGAATAAATTCTTCTAATTTTTCCCTTTGGTCAAGCGTTTTATCAGTCCTACTATCGTTTCTAAGAACTGATTTTTTCAAATCAGGTTTAAAATATAATCCAACAACATACAACTTTGGTTTTATACTTTTTGCTTTATTAATAAATCTTTTCCTGGATTTAGGAGTTAAATTAACTCTATCAATATAAATACTAAAACCAGCTTCAAGAGCCGATTCTAATATAACATTTTCAGAATCTTTTATAACGCTATTAATGTTTTGTGTAAAAACAGGACCAGATAACATAGTATTGATATCATCACGTGATAATCTCAATACCTGTTCCTTATCAAAATGGTCGTTCCAATAAGTTGTTTTTCCGGAAGCCGGTATTCCTATAGGAATATAAAGCTTTTGAGTCATTCGTTAATTCCTAAGAATTACAAACTTTTAATTATTTGAATTACGTCTTTTACAGACTTTGGTGGTCCTGGTGCTAAACCACGTGTTGGTCGCAATTGTGCTATGATAGTAGCTTGCCAGTTTTTTAGAATTGGGATTGCTATGGTGCGCCCTAATTGTTCTGCGACAAATTCCGCGGAAGATGGTCGAGAAGGTGCTATACCACTCACATTTCTTGTATAAAAAGCCTGTATGGTATTTCTCCAGCCTTTTAAAATGTCTTGTGCCGTATTTTCCGGAACCATTCCTTCTGGAGTTTTTGCAGTTTCTGCAACTTCTATAGGAGGTGCTGTTATTACTGTTGCTTTTTCAATTTTATCTTCAGCTTCGGGTTCTTTATCTTCAGCTTCAGGTTCTGCATGAGATAACTCTTCAGTGGTAGCACCTTCGGGTTCTTCATCTGGATATGCATCATTTACTTCTACTCCTATATCAACTTCATCGTCGGGTAGATTAGGTTTTTCTTCAATAGAAATGTTTATATCCCCATCTTTGGACACAGGCGCACTCGATATCATATCCTCAAATGATGGTTTATGGTCGAAAATTCGGTTGATTAAATCAGTCCTATTGCCAGAGGTGGTAAGATTTAAGTCTTTGGCAATTTCTACGAGTTCTTTTCTTACTTTTCCCTCGAGGTCTTCTTTTGTATAATTCATGTTTATGTTTCTCCTTTAAAAATAAAAAGTCCGGTTAGGACGAAAGTCCGCCCATAACCGAACTATAAATATTACTTGAATAAGGGACTTTTAGGTTGAGTTTCTGCAGGTTGAGCTTCTGCAGATGGTCTTGACTCAGCGTCAACTGTTTCGCTTTCTTTCCAATTTGTAATTCTATTTCTTGGATCGCCGCTAGGTGATGTGTCTGGTTCAAGATATGCCTGACAAACTAGTCCTGGCATGCCGGCTGCGATAGTTTCCTCATTGACATCGCCTTTATTAAGTAAATCAGAATTTGCTTTTTCCAAAAATGTTTTTAATGCCCAAAGGGAATTAGTACCAAGATTAAAATTAGTCCATACTTTTCTTTTATCATATTTTACAGGAGACAGAATGTTGAATTCCGTGTTAATCATAGTCTTTGGTCCATTTTTAGATTCTCGTAAATCAGCTTTAGCTGCTTGAACAGTATACCATCCTTCAGGCAAAGCAGATTTGATACTACCAGTATCAACTTTAGTAAAATCTATCATTCGTTATCATTGGTTTCTTCTTGTATTGATTTAATGAATAATGCCGCTTCATCTTCTCTTAAGTCAAGAGCACTTGTTACAGCATAATCATCCAGAAGTTTGTGGTTTACTGCTGCTTCATCAAGAGGTTCAATTACTTTTTGTAGTTCCTCTAATTGAAAGCTAGTAATACCAGCTGTGTTTATAGTGGTTCCCTGGAATACCACTTCTTTATTGCGACCTGCTGCTTCATTGAATGAAGTTTGCTGGTCAAATTGTACTGCTTCTCTTTCCAGTCCATCTACACCCAGATATTTTACAAAGGAAGCATAACTGAATTCGAAGCGTTCCGGCAGACGATTACTTCTGTCTTTTTCAACAATAGCCCATCTCACATTTTCTGCATCTACTTCTAATCTTAATACAATATCTACGAGATAAGGCATATCTTTGGGGCCGTCTGGCTGTACGCCGATTACTTTCATGAAATCTCCTTCGTCCTCGGAATATTGGGTTTTCGTAGGAGCAGTGAGGATGATATTCATATCCAATGAAAGTATTTTTCTGAAAAGAATGTTGCGTTCTTCTTTAATTACTTTGTAATCCAATGGTGCCAAAGTATAGGAAGGATTATCTTTCTTTACACGCATTCTTTTCAATTGTCTTAAAACTATACTATCGTCAATCCGTCTGATTGGATCTATTACGAGTGTTTTGAAATCTTTTGGATCTTCTAATAGCTCATCTACAGCTTGTCCAACTATTTCGTGGTCTTGTGTTTGTATACGAAAGAAATCGAACTTATCTCCGTAGAAATTGGTTCCTTTTTCTGTGTCTATCACTGCCGGGGTAGGGAAGTGCAAGGAAGTTACTGTTTTCCCTGACCCTGACGGTCCATACACGTACATTTTGAGGCGGTTTGCTTTAGCCTCAGCCTTTAAAAATAAACTCATTTATTTTTTTATTGGTTCTTGTAGGCGTCTCTGGTCATCCAGTTTTCTCCCTACATCGTCTATTATTTTTAGCATTTCTTGTTTTGCCAACACCAGTGTCTGTTTCAATTTTTTGACATCTATAGGTGCTTTTTTATATTTGGCCATATCGTCAGTTAATTGATTATATATACTTTCCATACTAGTCAAATATAGTGGGCCTGTTTTACCGAATTGGTAAATCCATTGTCTTGTATCCCAATCTATTGTAAGAAAAGTTCTACCGATCTTTGTTCTTATTCCAGTTTCCGTTTGGCCTTTTAAGATAGTTTTTGGTGATTTTGTAGATTTTATAAGTTGCCTCAACATCTTTCATAGCATATTCTGCTATCTCTTTAATTTTTCCTTGTTGATAAGCTTCTGCCACGGTGTTTGCTTGCACTTCGCCATCTTTCGGTGATGGTATGTTGAAGAAGTCGCATGCTAACGCCAAAGATGGCCGTAATGAAAATGTCCAGTTAGACATGTGTTGCATTATGTCATAATGTGGGTAGTTTTGATATAATCTAAAATCAAGAAAATCCTGATTTGTAGCAATTACCTGATGCTTCATAGATCTGACTTGTACAAACCATGTATCAAATCTAAGACTATTAAACCCTACAAAGGTTCCTTTAAAACCTTTGATGTATTCCCAAAAGTCATCTAAAAGATTTTTTTCCTCTGGATCTAATAGACCATTGGCCAGTGTTTTTGAAGAAGCTACTAATGTTACTTTATTTCCAGTGAGATATCTGTTTGAAACTTCATACATAGATATGCAAATGACTTGCCCATAAAATGGATTCGTAGCTGCAACTAGTCTCTCAGCCTCTTTTGGATCTTGGCCTTTTTCCACATAATACTCTATTTTGTTAGCCATTTTTTCTTTTTGTATTTCACTAAAAGGTGAAACTTGTGGAATTGTTTCAATATCCCACACAATGATGTTATCCATAAATGTCCTGGTTGATATTAATATACTGAGATTATTCTACCTTTTCAAGCATTTTATTAACTACTTGAATGTGGTGATCCCAAATTTTTAAGTGTTTCAGTAATTCGCATTTTGTAAGTTCTATTTGTTTTACTTCAAGTTTTACTGCGAGTCCTATTATATTTGGAATAGTTTTTTCGGCGTCAACTCTATAGCCGACATGGAGTTCCATTTTTTTTTCAGTTTCTGAATATATAATGGCTACATAATCACTCTCTATATTATAGGCTACCATTGTTCCTTTGCCAAAGCGTCTAACAGTTTCAGCGGGAATGGCTTCTTCGTGATTAACTTTCCAAACTCTCTTATGATATGTCGTTATTTTCATTTTAATTCTATTGGATCCAAAGTTGGAGCAATATAAAAATTGCCATCATAATTTGGAAATTTGGTTTTTGCTGCTTTTAAAACTATATCTGGTCTGTTAGTCCTATCCGATAGATGAGCAAAAATTACAAATGATGTTTTATCTATTCCTATTTTTTCTAAACCATCTAAAGCATCATTAGTACTTAAGTGCCCATAAGCAGAGGCTATTCGATCTTTTAAAAGATCTGAATAATCCTCGTAATCCTTTAACATCTGGACATCGTAATCTGTTTCTATTAAGTAGGCATCTGCGCCTATCATGTACTGTCGCATTAACGGAGTTATGATTCCGGTATCTGTGACATAACACAATGTTTTATTATATGTTGTATCTTTTATTAAAAACCCAAATGTATATTTTGCGTCATGTTTGGTACTAAATGTTTTTATTTCCAAATCTCCGAATTTTAATACATCAGAAGGTTTTAGATCTATCATATTTACATTGTAAAATTTATCTTGTCTGGCGTTATAGCTCCACTCATGCATATAGACTGGGCATTCAAATTTTCTACCCGCTGGTCCAGCTGATTTTATATGATCGGAATGCTCGTGTGAAATTATAATCGCATCGAATTCTGTACGTCCTGTATTTTGTATTATCTTTTTGACAGCGACACCCACATCAATTAAAATGTGAGCGTCGTTTGTCGAAATATAAGTACAATTACCAGACGAAGAACTTGCTATAGGTAGTATATTCATTCATTTTTATGTGACTTGTATGATTGGCTTTCCCTGTCCGCGTCTTGTACGCCACGCTTTTAATGCGACAGCTTGCCGCCAATCAACCTGTTGATAATATTTAGAAATATCGGCCGCTTCTAAATAAGATAAAATATCAATTATTCTGCGCGTTTCATTTGCCATCTCTGGTTGCAATCTCGGAATACGCACCCGATCCAATAAAGTGTAATTTGTTATATCACCAAGTGTGTTGGTTTTACCTTTTGGATTAACATTTCTAGTATGCTCAGTGTGTTTGTATACAACACTGATAATTGTTTTATCTTTAGTGTAATGCATTGACAGTGCTTTTATCACTGTTCTAGCAGCCGTTCTTTTCTGATTTTTCTTTTTCATCATTCTCTTTTTATCTAAATTAATAATCTATGTTGATATTTCCTTCATGACGATGCATGTTCGTAAGTATTGATCAATGAATGTTTCGGTTTTCCACATATTTTTTAAATATATGAAAAAATCTTCATCCTCAAGATCTTCCGGCACCAAGTTCCGCACAATGCAGAACTTGCCGCCTGTTACATTCATTCTTGGGAAGCCGATACTGTGCATTAAGTAGGTAATACCTGGAAGATTAATATTTTCTAATTCTTTCTGAGTATTAACTTCATTCGTTATTAATACTATAGGTCTCCCTATATAAAGCGTAAAATTCATTAGGCTTCTTTTTCTTTATCCGGATTCTCGTCAACATCATGTCCAAGAAAAGTTTCCATGTTTTGTGCTACTGTCACAAGACGTTTTTCGTAGTCTGCAAACCAGTCTGGCTCATTTTTTATGGAAGGTTTTAAGATGTTAACTACCATATTATCCAATTTGTTTAAAATACCAACTAATGTGGAAAGACTTTCATCAGTAAAGTCCTTTCCAAATAAAACAACCACCTCATCTAAAACAAAATATAGAATCTCGGATGGTTTTGGAAAATAGACATCAAAATCTGTAACTTTCATATCAGATTCTTTTTCTTCGATGGTAATACCGTCTATCTTGTAAATTTTTACCTCAATGGTAGTTTTTTTGGCCACAAAAATAAATTCGTTTTTGGCCCAAATTTCTTCAGGGGTAATGAATTCTACCTCTTTTGAAGTAGAACTTTCTGCGAGAGCTTCTTTTTTGTCAGTCATTTTTCCTCAAAAATTTATAAATATAGTGCTCTAATTTAGTCATTTGTTTATTATATTCTGGCACCCATTGGGCACTCTTGTTGTTTTTATTATAAGAATATTTCTGTACAATAATTTGATTTACATCTAACTTTAAAAGGATAGATGCTAACGCGTCTAGCTTTCTTGTTCCAAAATTTTTACCACAAATAACAAAAACTCCATCAGGAGGCATAGATTTGTATTCGCTAATATCAGCAAAATCATCGATGTCGAGATCTGAATATACACTATAAGCCATTTCTTTATCATTCATGATGTGTATTTCCATATCTTCTGCTGATATTTCGGGAGTTCTTATTGTTGGAATTTTTCCGAATATGGTGTATACCTTACTCCCAGGCATTGTTATAAATACAGGTTTATCGAAAGAATGTATTTTTGTAGTTATTGTTGTAACTTCTGACCTGGTTGGCTCGGTAAGAACACATTTTTCAATGTCTTCCGTATTTAGCAGTTTCGCTGCCATACTAACTTTTTGCAATTGCTGTGATGGATTTCTAGATGGTGCCTGTCGTTTTTCTAAATCTTCTATAATTTTTTTTATATCTAGAAGGTCATCATTGTTTTTTTGAATTTCTTCACACTTTTTTTCTAAATCTTCATTCATTTTAATAATTTACTTTTGTCTACCGGGTAGACATACATTAATTGATTGTTAAATGATTTTTTAATTGGAGCAGGATTTTTGATGTATTGTCCTTTATATAGATCCTCTATGATTGTAATTTTAGAAAATTCTAGACTCTCACCAGCACTACGAAGGTATTTTTCAACTTCTCTTAGTGCAGTGTCCATAATTAAATAATCCTCACCACCAGTTCCGTAGAACCCTATTATAGGAATTAATCTTATTGTTTTGTCTAAATCAACATCTGAACTGCTTTGTAATCTCAATTTTCCTGTAGCAATAAGGTCTCTTAAAGTAAACCAGAATTTTTCGGCAGGTCTTTGAATTGCGGTTAACCGAATAAGATTATCTACTTGATCGATTAAGTATTGTTTAAATTGGTCTTGATAAATTGCTGCTTGCCCTGCATTCCAGAACCATTCTGCGAAAAAGTGATACGAAGTATAAAGTAAAGACATATTTCTTGCAATCCGAATATCATTATGTTTTCCTATTGTATATTTATAGAATTCTTCATGTAATTTTCTTTGAAAATCATGATATACGTTTTCTTTATCCGGATAATTTAATACGTGATGAATATATTTTGCAGTTATTGCACTATAATGTTGCCTCATATCTAATATTTTTAAACCAGCATTTATATTCTTCACTGGTTGTGTATAATCAAGTGTAATAGTACGAGCCATGACTGAACTTTGGCCCTCAGCTAAATCTTCACCAGTTATCAAAAGTGATCCACGCATTGGTTTTGCTTTTTTAAGTTCCGCATCTTTACTCAGACGAGTTCTGGCGCTTCTATCCGCATAGCTCTGTAAAATACCTAAAGCTCCCCTGTGATCTTTTATATTTCCACGTTTCCAATCATCAATAAGAAATATGACATCTTTGTAATTAAACCCAGCGGTTTCCAAACTGTTGGTTGTGGATGCCCATGATTCAAATCTTCCAAAATGTTTTCCGTAGAAATGTTGCATAGTTTGTGCTATAAAAGATTTACCTTCTCCAGAACTTCCTCTTATAAAGAGTATGTATCTTGTACGATCATTTTTATATAGCCATGGTTCTATTATGGGAGAAAAAGTATGTCCTAATAAGGCGTGCGTTATTCCAAACTCAGTTAGATTTAAGAGGTCATCATTAATGTGTTTTATCAAAGCCTTTTCTTCTTTTGGGTCTTCTATAATAGATAAATCAAGCCATTGAGCAGAACCTCTATTGCTTAAATCAACAATAATTTCTGTGTTTTTTCTCACGCTTTTACTATCGACTACGACGGAGGGACTTATATATCTTTGATGAGGATCTTTTTCTGTACCCTCGTATCCAAAAGATTCCTTTATTACAGTTGTGTTTGCTTTGGTAAATTTATTGACAGCGTTTATAAAATGATTGTAATTCTCAACGAAAATACCCTCATTACCTGCTACATTATAAATTTCTGATCTCAATTTGTCTGGGTTGCCTAAATCTTTGCTACTAATTTCGAAAGGATAACTTTCGTCTCCTTTAACGAGCTGTCCCTTAGATGTTGTTTTTACTGTTTCGCCATCATCATGTATAGTTGTATCAGTAATATTAATTATAAAACTTGATAATTGTCTATATTGATCTTTTCCATCGGGTCTATATAAGAATTCTGTTCCTTGTTTTTCATAAATTTCTATTCTAGATTTATAATCTAACAGGTTATTGGCACCATTACCAATGTTTCCTGATCCTCCTGAATGTCGATGAAAAAATACAGTAGGATTTTTGCCTCCTCGTATCTTCGTACATGGGCCCGGGCACATATAATCCATCTCTGCAGATTGTAGTTTTTGACAATTTATAGCTTTGTAATGTCGTTGTTTTAATTTTCCTATAAAATAGTTTGTTCTTCCTTCATCATAATCATCTTGTAGTTTTATGAGATTTCTCAGCTCCACCTCTCCACCAGGAACATTTAATAATATATATCCCAATGTTAATCTTTGGCTGTGATTCAAATGCCCGAGTGCGGCTTGTTTTTTTATATCACCCATTACAGCACAATTTAAAAAAATAGCATCTATAGGATTAACTACTTTTTGTATAGTAGCGTGATCTACATAATTGATATCTTTTAAGACATCATCCATAAAATGAGAAAAATTTTTCGATAATTGATGCATACCACATGGCAATTTAATCAGATTTCCGTAACCTCCATCTCCAATGCTATCTTGTTTGGGAAAAAGCTCAAGATGAAGATTCTTATCGACTATAGGAACATTACTGAAAATAACTTGATTGACGTCTCTTGCGGTACCAGCCGGTATAGGATTGCTAAAAAAATACCATACGTGGGCGCCTTTCATACCAGATATTTCTGCATAACCCGTGATTCCATATTTTGCTAATCTATTCTTTATAACACTAATTTGTTTATATATTAAATCTTTCCAATCATCGAAGTCATAATCTTTTTTGCTCCAGACTGTTTTATTAATATCAATATCTATACAAGAAAATTTTACCGCATCTTGTTTATCTAAATGATAGACTCCTACAGTTTGCTTTCCTTTTAAATGTGTGGCTAAAATCGCGTCGCTTAGCGGCGTACCACTTTGGAAATAACTGCCGTCTGGTTTCTGAATAGCATATACGTCTTTGCGATTAACAAATAATTTGTTAAGTGTTTCTATATCCATTTATTCTCCTTGAGTTTTGAGGTTGGTGGGAGATTAAATTTACGAAAATTTTTTAGACAAATCAAGTTATTTAATTCTAAATTCCTCCCAAAAAATTTTTTTATTTTTTACCTGATTTTTTATGTCTTTTTGTTTTTGTGTCAGTCGAGAATTGGCTGATTTAATTTCAATAAGAGTAATTCCTTTTTCTTCAAAAGCTATAAAATCTATTGGATTCCCTAGAAATTGAATATTTTGTGGATCATGTTTGAAATCTTTTAAAAATGGGGCTAGTTTTTCTGCTACCTGCCCAGTAACAATCTCTGATTGTTTCTTCTGAAACATTAATTTGGTTCGTGCTTCTATCGATATATTTAAATCTAATTTTAATTGCTTTGTATGTTTATAAAGCTTAATGTAGAAAAAGGCAGCCATTAAAGTAATGACTGCCAAACCTATTTCAATGTGCATTATGCGAATCTCTTTACGTTTATGAAAAGCCCTGCTATTTGCTTTTCATTTATTATAGTCGACCTTAGTTTGCATACGCGAGGGGTTATGCACTTTTCACACAGATCCTGTGGAAAATTTTTATTTTTTTGCATTGTTAATAGCTCGCTATTAAGTAGGACATATCCATCTTGTCTTTTATCGTGTATGCAAAAACCTATACGTAACCGGGAAAGATATTCTTTTACTAAACCTAAAACGGATGAAAAACTTATTTGTTCCGGTTTTCTTCCAAGTTCTGCTTTCGCCGTATTGGTTAATGTTCTGGATAATTTCTGGATAATGTAAAGTTTTTTCTTGGGATCACGAATGCTACAGAAACTATTTATATGGTGCCTTACTTCCATACTTATGGAATTGCCGCGCAAGTTCCTTTTCTCCAACCTAACCTCCTTTTAGAGATCTTCTATATATGTAGCCCCACACCAATTTCTTACTTTTTCCAGTGCTTTTCTGGATTTAAACTTATGATTATCACACACACATGTTACATGTGTTGGATCTAATTTTTCATAAAGATCCTTTGAATAAAAGACTTTCGGTTTTTTCTCCCCATGCCAACAAACACCGCGACGTTGTTTGCCTCTATAATAACTAAAATACCAGCAATTACCACAGCATTTAACTTGCCTGTGCATGAGTCTTTTTTCTTCTTCGATCATATTAAAATACCTTTTAAATGATCACATTCGTGTTGAATAATTCTAGCATCAGAACTAAAATATTTCTCTGTTTTTTCCGTTTGATCTACTGGATCGATATATGTAATTATTACATTTTTATCCCTTCTTTTTAGTTTAGGTTTTCTCCCAGCCAGAGACATGCAGCTTTCATACATTTTTACTTTTTTACCAGTTCCCCTAATTTTGGGATTAATAAATATTTTCCATTCGCCTACTTGATGTAATCCTGCAATAAAAATGGCAGGTGGAGGAGTATCTTCTTTCCATATTTGATTAGCTGCAATACCGACGCATTTACCCTGGTTAGCTTCTGCTGTGTGTCTAAGATCTTCCATAATTAATAAAAATAATGTGACCTCGTCAATGTTTACAGCAGGAGTTTTTAAAATTTTCCTCTCTTCGGGATTCGAAATTTGGTTGAATTCTAAAATCATGCTTCTATACTCCTCTTATTCCACATTCTTCAAATATTTATAAATTTTATTTCTGGCATAGGCTTGATGCTTTAATAAATCAATTTGCTTGTCTTGAAAGTCAACGATCTCTGGGGTTTTTTTAATAGTTGCCTTTCTCATAATGCGCCCTATTGATTGTTTAAGTTTAATTTTGGACCGTGTAGGACCAGCTAGAAACAATACTTCTAAATTAATGATATCAATGCCGGTTGAAAATAAACTGAAAGTGGAAACCACTATTTTTGTTTTACCGCTGTTTAAATTTTCTATTACGGCCGCTCGTTGCTTTTTAGGCATAGCTTTAAACTTACCATGCTTTGTAGGATGCGGTAATCTTGATACCAGGTATTCTGCTTTGTGACCTCTTTTGTTAAGTTGTTCTGTTAGAAAGGTAGCATGTTTAACTCTTGTTGTAAGCACTACCATTTGTTTTCCTTTGTACTCATTTACAGTGTCCAGTATGAGCGAATTCCTTTGCCCATCTTCTATCAGATCATCCACCATGGCTGCATATTCATCGCTATTCCATAAGGGGAAATAATAACTAGTACTTATTTTTCTTACTGTTGGTATAAGTATTTTGTCTTTTACATCATTTAATGAAAGTTCGTGTATTTGTGGTCCTGTGGCAAAATGAATCACATCTGTCAGGCCATCATCTCTTTCGGGCGTCGCGCTAAACCCAAATTTATATTTAGCATCTAATCTCGTTATCACGTCATAGAAAGTAACTGCCGGTATAATGTGAACTTCATCAACTATAACTTGTCCAAAACTGTTATTAAGAAAACGAAATTCTGTTTTACTAAGGCGAATCATGGTTTGCAATATTGTGATAGTCACTCCTCTTATTTTCCATATTCCGCTCCCGATGAAACCTATATCGTCTTCTTTCTTATTAGTAAACTTGGCGAAATTTTTAATCATTTGATTAGCCAACTCTATTGTGTTAACCATGACCAAAGTAGGTTGTTTTCTGCGTATGACATGATTAACAATCATTACCGTCTTGCCTGACCCAGTCGGCGCTTGTATTACGCCTATAGTTTTGTCAGTCATAGCAGTCACAGCTTTTTCTTGATAGGCTAATAATTTACCTTTAAACTTCCAATTGACAATAGGAGGAGCTTCAAATCTAGCATCTATTAAATCTCCCGGTTTTATCGGGATAAATTTTAAAAGCGTTGGCACGAATCCTACAGGGACAATTAGACTATCGGGACGTTTATCATAAAAAGTAATGTCCTTAGCTATGCCAAATGATGATTTCCCAAGATTAATTACTTGTACATATCTGGGATTTGGTATCGTCAATTTTTCTTTGATGATGCTTTTTTGTGTATCGTTAATTCCAGCCACAGTTGCTTGATTTTTTATTACTATTAAAGGCATCTTTAGTGACCTAATATTTTTTTCATTTTTTTATTGTTTGTCCAAGCAATTACAATTTGTTTTCCGCTATTTATAGAATTGATTAAATCTTTCGCTTCTTGATACAATGGCTGTAATTTCTCATTTTTACATCTCCACGTATCATCTAATTGTTTTGTTATCAACTGAGAATCCGTAAATAATACAAATTCTTTCTCAGTTCTTTTATTCTTTATATAATATAATGCTTTTATCAGAGTTAAATATTCTGCCTCGTTGTTTGTTTTATTGCCGTACTTAAAACGGTGTTGTTTTTTCTCGGTTTCAACCATAAAAGATCCGTATGCGTCTCTTTTATCTCCATGTTGATTGTTATAAGAACCACCATCTGAATATATTACTATCATTTTTATTCCTTATATAAAATGTTGGGGATATATCTATAATCCTGAATTCTTATTCCATAATAAGAGTGATATCTTGACATGTGTTTGATATATTTGTATATTTAGTTATAACGTAAACATAAAACCAATAGAATATTATGGAAATATTAGAACAACTGATTTTAAACGGAGTGGCACAGAAAGATCTTGACTTGCTGAAAGGTAAACTTAAATTCACTCTGAAGACTCTTAGTGGAAAAGAACAACTTATTATAGAAAAATGGATGCAGGATGTTACAGGAACTCCTGTGTTTGTGGTACATAATTTTACTCTACGCATGCTCGCTTATGGTTTGGTATCATATCAAGATAACAAATTTAAAGACAAAAGTCCAGAAGAAAAATTAGAATTTATAGAAAATCTGGATACAACTATTATAGATCTCATTGCTGAGTCACAGAAAGATTTTTACAAACAGTGTAAAGATAGTGTAAATCCGGAAGAATTAGAAAATTTACCGGAGACCCAGTCAGCAGACTCCGACTAGAATTAATGTTGGATGGGATAAATCTCTCGTCGCCCGGGAGTCCGCGAGAGGTAGAGATTGGAAGTGCTAAGGAAATGGCTCTTATTTTTATGAAAGATAGGGCAAATAAAATTCGATCCATGGAAACTTTTCTTATTTCAAAAGCCTTGTTTGCCTCTAGCACAGAAAATCCGGAAGATAAAAGAAGCCAGGTAAATGAGTACAATAACCTTTTAGGTGAATACCAAAACCTCATCAACCCTACTAAAATCGCTGATAGAAAGAAATTTGAACGTTCGTTCAAAAAACAAGCAAAGGATTTGAGTGGGAAGACGATGGATGATTTACTTGGTGGTAAAAAATTACAGCTTGGAAGAAAATATAAAGACAACATCTCCAAAACACTTACAACAAAAAACTGGGGTAAAATTAATTAATGGCAACAGAGCCTTTAGAATATAAAGTCACGTTTGATACTTCCGAAGTGGCTCAAAAGCTTTCGGAAGTAAAAAACGCAATGGATGTGGCATTTGGGGCGCAAGCTTTTAATGCGGCAGGACCAGATATTTATCCTTTCAGAGAATTATTTCAAAGTTCTGCTTTGACAAATCTTACAGGCGCTGCACCAATAAGCTTTGGAGTTCCTGAAAGCCTCACTACGGCCATGACATCTGCCCGGGAAGGCGTGCAGATGGCTCGAAGTACTTTTGGTGATGTTCAAAATATATTCAATAGTATTCGTGAAACAGGCCGATTAGGGTATTCTAAATTTACACGTGATTTAGAAATGGCTGGTCTTATGACCGGCGGCATGCGTGGGGCTCCACAACCTATGGCATATGGCGAACTCATGCAACAAATAAAGCAGGATGATTGGCTAGGCGATATTACAGGAGGAATGGGTGTAGGATATTCCCCCACGATGCCAATGTCCAAAAAAGAATATACCAGGGCTTATAGAAATCAAGCTATGGAAGATTTCATGGAACCTAGTTGGGGTGAGGCTGGTGGAGTCGCGCTTGGCTTTGCCGCGGCTGCAGCATTTGGAGCTGGCCCGATTGGGTGGACAGCAGCTGCCATACCTGCTGTAGCATTAGGTGCCAAAGCAGCTTTATATCCATTTACATCTGAACTACGACATCAAAGAGCTTTAGAAAAATATGTGCGCGGTACCAGTTGGAGATTCTTGAGCGGTCAATTTAATAGAGAAGATGCCGAAGGATTGGGAGAATATTTAAGAGAACTTCCTGATCAACCAGATATTGCTGCTAGAGGCTATGGTCGTTCAGAAATAGATGAAATGCTGGGCACATTTACTGAGGCTGGAGGATTTGATTATGTAAGAACTGCACAAGACTACAAAGAAAAAACCAAACAGCTTTTTGAGGGCCATAGAGAATTGATGCATACATTGCACGTTAGTTCTAAAGAAGCGGTAGCATTAATGGGTCAATTGTCGAGAGATCTCGGAGTAGAAGATTACAGAGCATTTTCTGCAGAGGTGGGGGTACTATCTGAACGTGCCGGATTAACCCGTACAGAGGCTGCAAGTTTTATGATGAAATCTGCAGAAATGGTAAAAGGCACTGGATATGAATTGAAAGGTTTTGCTTATGGTGCTGGAAGACTGCTACAAGATGTTAGGAATATGGCAGGAGCAGGAATTATTTCTGATGAAGATTTGAGACAGTTTGGCGGAGCTGAGAATATTAGTTTAAATATGGCGCGATCTGCGATGAATTATGCTGGTAGTCCTATTGGTATTGTTGGTCATGGGGCATTAATGGCAGCACAACTTGGCGGTGGGGGAGTAGAAGGAGTAGCTGGAATGGGAATAGGTGAACAACTTGCTGCTACTGCTGGCGCAATCAGGACTCCAATGGATCTTATTCGGTTAGTTGGGGGACAACGACGTTTCGTAGATGCAATGGGCCCAGAGTTACTGAATGCAGAGAGAGCAAAAATGTGGTTACAACGGGCACAGATGGTAGGTGGGCAAAAAATTGGTAGTGAAGATTTGCTTGATTTTTATATTACACAAGGACTTGGTATGCAGGAGGCCAAGGGATTAGTTGCAACTCGCGATTACTGGGCAAATAATCTCACTAGCATGGCCGATAAAAATAATGCTGTAGCAGCAGAGGCACTACGCCAACGGGCAGAAGAAGGAGAAACTCCCGCCGGTAAGTGGCTGCGAGAAGTCGGAGCATTGGTTGAAAGTGAAGTATGGAAACCAATTACAGGAAGAGCTGAAAAACTGTATACAGGAATTGAACAAGGAATGAGAGTTGGTGGAGAAGCATTTGGAAGGTTCACATATGATATAACCCAGGGAGCATTTGCTATGAGAACTACTAAATTAGCGGGATTAGAACTTGCATATCAACTTAGTGGTGATTATGCCGAACGACATAATGTTTTGATGACTATGAATGAGGAACAATTAGCACAAGTTGATGCACAAATTATTAAAGACATGGGAGATTCACAATTAAAAGTAGGAAAATATAGATTTATTGCACGTACTGAAGAAGAAAGGAGACAACGTGGATTAGCCGCTGGTGGTATAGGATCTTTAGGCGCGGACAGAAAACGTATATTAGAACAAGTTGGAATTAGCGAATTAGATGTTAAGGAAGGAAGGATACGAGTAGAAGAATATTTAGAAAATATGGGAAGAGAATCATTCGATATAGGTGAAATGTTTGATCCAGGAAGTTTTATTACAAAGACTCTTTTAGGACCACTAGCTCCTCTTGTAGGTACAGGTAAAAACATTTTAGACTGGCTTGGATTTGAATCTGAGGCAAGTGGGGCTATAACAGAAATTGCTCAAGCTCTTGGTCCTGATGTGACCAGAGAAGGAGTTCAAGCTAATTTAGCAAGATTAGCTTATATGGCTGCGGGAGAATATACAGAAAGGAAAAGACCCGGAGAAACTCGAGATGTATTCGTTAAGAGAAGGGTTTTAGAATGGACTAAACCATGGAAAAAAGTATACGGAAAAGAGGGACAAAAACAACTAGAAGTGGCGATAATGGGTATGCCTGAGGAAGCTATATCTGCAATAATTGGTCAAGGTATGGGCTTGAAAAGAGAAGAAGGAGAAGATTATGAGACAATGCGGCAAAAAATTGCAGATGAAGGAGACCTAGAACTGGCAGATGTAGGACCTGCTGATGTGACAGCCTATCTATTAGAAACTACTAAAGAAGAAATGCTAGCCCGACAAAAAGCAGGACAAAAATACGGGGAATTTTTTGCCAAAAGTATGGACACTAGATTTAAAGGATTCGAAAGAACAAATGAAGCGGGAGGTACTGTTTTTGACGAAGCATCTATGAGAGTAGCCGCTGACAAGAGTATCGTACTTATGTCGGAAGCAATCACAAGTGTTATAAACGCTGGTACTAATTCCTATATGAGAGTACTTCAAGTAAATGAAGAGGGTGAATCAGTAGGATAAAATGAAAACCCAATCAATAGAGTTAAAATTATATTTAGAAGGCGTTCCTGTTAATTTTATATCAATAAATATTCAGGAAAGTTTAGGTTCTGCGCCAATTGCAATGGTAAACATACCACCTAAAGCGGAATTCAGCAGATTGATGCCTAAAACTTTAGCTCATGTATTTTATAAAATGAAACCACCACAAGTAGAAGAAGAAGATTATTATTTAATTTTTGAAGGTGAACTTACTACCATTAATTTTGGACGTAGTCAAACTGGTGCTGGGTGTCAACTAACGTTTGTTGGTTTAACAAATAATTGGAAAAATACTTATAAAGGTATTGTGGATTTTTCCATGGATTCTTTTATGAAAGGGCATTTTCTTCTTGTAGGCGCTAGTGCAGAAGCGACACAATCAAAGAAATACCAAGTTCATGATGAAGATCCTACTGCAAAAGATCATGCAAATTTTCTAATATCTACATTCCCGGGAACTAATATTACAGCAAGACTTAAACAAGCTGTTCAAATATTTACAAAAGATGATTTAGGAGATGAGCCAGACAAGGCTTTAGACAGAACTTTTAAAGCATTGGTTAATAATTTAAGTGATTCTAACCCTTACTACGGAATGATACATGATATATTAAGGATAAATGAAAGAATGTATGCATTTAATAATACTAAAGCATTGTCTACTTTAAGAGGCGAAGTCGTTAGTGAGATTATATTAAGAAGTTTGGACCAATTAAATAATACGGTAGATGGTTCTCAAATAGTCGCCACATTATTGAATAAAATAGAGTATGAATATTTAGAACCGTCAGCCCCTACTAAGGATGAGAATAATCATCCACGCTCTATAATGTTTGTACCTCAAACGATGTTTTTCATGCCTCTTCGTTGTAATACTATATTTCCGGATCAGATTTTGCAGTCTAGTTATTCACATGATTATAGCAATGAGATTACAAGATTAGTAACAAGTACTCCACCAATAGCTCTTCCCCATTCGGAATCAGTATCTGCTTATACTATGCAGGCCAAATTTATTGCACCTCAAAAAGATTTCTTTGAAATAAAGTTTGAAAAAAATTTAATTCCTGCTGTAGGAATGATGCCAGAAGAAAAACTTCGAGGAATTAATCCTTATATGCATACATTTAATGATGCACAAAAAGCTTATACTAGTTTTTGGAGTACATATATTAATAAAAATGATAATGGAAATATAACTAATCCAGATGAGGCTTATAAAGCATTTTTTAATAAGTTTCGTACACATGAGCTGGGTCAATATATTTTAGCAGTTAATATGTGGCAATACTTGAAAAGGAAATATTCAGTGCGAAATTTTTCAGTGACTACTACTTATACACCACATAGATTAGTTGGATTTCCAGGCTTGGTGCTTGATAAAGAACTACCTTCTGTGGTTGGGAAAATTGTGTCCATAAATTCCAGTTTAGATGCTAATGGTAATGGAACATCCACAGTACAGTTTATGGCACCAAGATCATATAAGGAATATGATTTCTCAACAAATGTAGACCCATGGGGAGCAGAGGGCATATTTGATGAAATGGTAGATGAATGGCCTGGAACTCCTTTTTGGATAGATGAAACATATGGAGCAGATCAAATTGGTCATACGCTTAAACCTGCAGTTAAAGCTGTAGCCACAGGCCAGGGAGATAAAACTGATAAGGTCACAGTTGATTTTCATGCAGGAGATCTTCCAATGGATGAGACCAATATTTCTAAAACAAATGTAAATATCATAGCTAAATCGATTTATAATTTAAAAAAGAAATATAACATGTATCAAGAAAAGCATCCATTCATTGAAAAAGAAACTAGACGAAATTTGATGACGGAAACAGATTTTTGGAAATTTTTAATTGACTCAGATAAACCTAATTATTTTGAAGATAAAGATTACAAATCTTATACCACTGATGATATTACGTATAACCATATCGAGAGAAAACTAACATATATCCCAAAAGTATTTGTCAAAGAAAGAAGACAGAAAGTATTAGAGGCTAAATAATATGCCAAACGGGAATGAATTAAATCCAGAAGAACTGGCAGACTTAGAGAAAAATCCGAATATTCCAATAGGGACTGATATCACTTCCTATGAAAGCCATACATCAAGAATGCAGGAATTTTTGGGTATGGTGTCACTCAATAAATTGCAGAGGAATAGAATTCACAGTTTTGATTTTGACAATGAATTGCCGGCGACTATTTTCATATTACCTAACATTACGGAAGGTAATACAGAAAAAGCTATACCTCAATCTTTTACTAACTTTATATTGACCAGTGTTCAGGAAGATCGAAGAGAGAAGTTTCAAATATTTGAGACTTTTGGGGATCCTGCCCTATTTTTTTTCGACAAAAAAACTCCTATATACAGTTTTTCAGGTTTTTTAATTGATTCCGAGCACAAAGATGAGACTCGTCCAGGAGTTGAGCCTGATGATAAAACCAGTTGGGCAAATGAATTTAGGCAATTATGGGAAACTGAAATCAGAGGTACGAAGCTAATAGAAAATAATAAGATAGCTGCAATAGCTTTCAAAAAGACCATTATATATGGTTATCCGGTGAATTTGTCAATTCAAACAGATTCTCGTCAACCTTTTACAGCCGCCTTTTCTTTTAATATGATTGTTAAAAAACACAAACTCGAAGGTGTAAGTAATACCTTTCTTAATATTAAATTATTTATGACCAAAAAACAAAGAGAATTGTTTGATATAGGAATGAAATCTCTTCAAGATCAGGAAAATTCTTTGAAAATACTACATGATCAGTATGAAAAAGGAGTTGTTTCAGGTCTAAGCAAGGATGATTTAGCAGATCTGGAAACAAAAATAAGCAAAAAATATGCTGATACAGAAACTACTTATTTAAATGTTTTACAATTAGTACAATCAGCAATAGCATTTCCAACAAGTACACGCTTGATATAACTGTTAATTTTATTTATATTTAAAACATATGAAAACGTATTCAAAAGAAGAGGAACTAAAGCTTTGGGGAGACTGGAAATTAGGAAGCAAAGTAGCACAAAATAAACTTATAAAAAGTTTAGACCCTTTATTACAGAGTCAAATCAACCGTTATCAACATCCAAGCATTCCTCGGTCTGCTTTGGAAGCAGAGGCTCGTAAACTGGCTTTAGAAGCTTTCAAAACATATGATCCCTCCAAAGCACAACTTGGGACACATGTGACAAATCATCAGAAACATCTGCAAAGGTATGTTTTGAATTATGTTAACATAGGAAAAATACCAGAAAATCGTGCATTGGCTGTTGGAAAATTTCAAAAAATAAAACAGAATTTAATGGAAGATTTAGGTAGGGAACCTAATACAGTAGAGTTAGCAGACTCTTTGACATGGGCTCCAAGAGAAGTTGAGCGTATGGAAAATGAATTGAGAAAAGATTTAGCAATAACTACTGGTGGCGAAGAAGAAGCATTCTTTGAAAACATAATGTTCAGTACGGATACCACATCAGAAATACTTTTCTTTGCTTATTATGAAGCGGATCAAGAAGAAAAATTAATCTTTGAATATTCTTTTGGTTGGGGTGGAAAACCTAAATTGGATGTAAAAGATATAGCATTACGTATAGGAAAACCGGAAGTTTATGTACGCAGGAAAAGAATAAAATTTGCAGAAAAAGTAAATAAAGCTAAAAGAATGGGTATTATATAATGCCGGTATATTTACCAGAAATAAATGTTGATGTTCCTTGTGATCCTACAGATCTCATAAGTAAGTTGGAAAAAGATCTTGAACGAGAACTTGGTGAATTCAGCAATACATTGAAAAACAGTAGAATTTGGGGAAACCCTCTTATTACTGCTGGTATTTCTCAAATTTTAGGTGCTGCTACTACTCTCTTTAGTACTGGTTTGGTAGAAGGTCTATTGGAAAATGATATAGTATCAGAAGTTATAGAAAGGGCACAAGATTATATCTCTATAACTTTGACCAGTGCACCACAAATGAAATTGGCAGTTACTTATCTTTTGGTACAAAATTTAAAAACTGATTTACAAAGCAGAATAAATGTTTTAAACACATTATATGATAAACTTGCAGACATGACTATCTTTATACGCGCATGGGATTACTATGAAGTGGCAAACTTTGAGTTAAGAAAACTGAGAGCATCAGAAAGATATATGAAAGGAGCTAAGGCAAAGATGAAAAGAGCTTATAAAATGTTTAAAACTTTTCAAAGTTTTTCTTCTACATCATATAGAGCATCTACTGAAGATGTTAAATCTGCAGGAGATGTTTTAGAGACCAGATATGTAGACATAAATCGTCCTGATTTATTTGTTTACTGGAAAAAATGGTGGGATAAGGTAGAAGATGATTTGATAAAATTTGCCGAAACTTCGTTGGATGTATTAAGTTTAATACCAGCAGACAAAAAAATATTGGATGATATTTTTCCTGAGTGGGTTTCTATATATACTTTAATGTCCTTGCGTTTTATTACAGAAAAACCAAATGAAGGAATTAGTGCCACTTGGTTGCAAGATTTTGCAAGAAAAGAAATTAACAGGATATTTAAAGGTAAAGAACTAATTCCGGTAAATAGACTTATAAGAAAAAGTCTTGAAGAAATTAGGGATCTTGACACTACCTGGGAAGGCATGAAAAAATTTGCAGGTATTTTATCTACAGATCTTGAAGATTCTTTGAATGAAATAAGCACAATACAAGAACAGATGGAAACCGATGCTTATATAACTGTTCCGTCTGAAGTTAAATTAGCGGCAAAAAATGCAATGTATTTAATACAACTACGCGCTTTATATACAAAGTTGCTTGTAAAAAAAGAGATTGTTACTGAATATGATGATATTTTAAGTGACTTTGTAGGATTAGAAATACTAGTCACCGAAGCAAGGCAATATCCCGATTCGGGAGAACACCCTGCTGAAACAGTTCCAGATCTTATATTGGAAAGTTATGAAGCAATTATTTTTGGTTTCTTTTCTGAAGGCGGATCTAGACAAGCCCTAATAAAGATAGGGAACATCAGAAGAAGAATAAATGTAGCTTTACGAAATGATCAATATTTAATAGACATTTGCAACCAATTTGATGTTTGGGACAATGCTCTTGTTTCGGAAGCCTTAAAAATTTATAATAATAATATTGGAAACGTCATCAATTTACTTGAGCAAGTAGGAAATACACCAGCATTGAATGCTTTGATTGGATTAGATTTTACAGGACTCAAAGATATTCTCTGGCCAAAAAGAACTGATGATAGATGTGCAGGAAAAGTGGCAATAGGTGAATTAGCAGAAAGTAGATCCGAAATGGATCTAAGCCAAAATCAGAGAAAAATAAATTATACAAAAGCATTAATTAAAAAAATGGCTGTGATAGAAGATCCAAAAAAAGCAATCAAAGATAATTTTGGTATAGACGTGTTGGGCGCATAAATGAAAAAAGATATAAAACTTTTGTACGTCAATGATCTTGATGACAGAACCTATAGAGGTTTCGGGTCGAAAAATTCCGGGATAGTAAGAGGAATAGAAACTTTATTACAAAAGATATCAAAAATACTTTTTACAGTCCTTGGCAGTGATTTATACAATCCAAATTATGGAAGTAATTTACAAGTTTTTCTTTCGTATGGTCCACAACATGAGCAGGAGATGTCTTCATATGTAAGCATGGCTGTGAGTCAAGCAGAAGATTTAATAATTACAGATCAATTAGATAAAGATTTGGATGATTCAGAAAGGTTAATAGACTTAATGTTACAATCAGTAAACAAAATTGGTGGCAATGACTGGGAAATAGAAATATTTGTTCAGACGGCAAGTAATGAAACTTATCTTTTAAGGATATAGAATGGATATTAAGCAATTAGTAAAAAATATAATTACACAGAATGATCCGGATGTTGACGTATCCGAAGGTTCTGGGGTGACTGATATATTAATAAATCCTTTGAGTAATGTATTAGAATATTATCAGACTGTTTTACAAGAGTTAGAAAATTTTCTATCTGTAGTTGATTTGACTGCGTTGTCTCAGGGAGATTTAGATGCGATCGCATCAACTTTCCTTTTAACTAGGCGATCCGGTGCACTAGCAACAGGATATGTTAAGATAGGCTTTTCTTCCGCTGTAAACTTGACAATTCAAAAAGGATTACAATTTCAAACAAGTGACGGCAAAATATTTCAAGCGACAAGGCAATACTCAATTACTTCTTCCCAAATGAGTTTAAATCCAGAAAATGCTTATTTTCTTACTGGTGCCATTCCTGTTGAGTCAATGCAACCTGGCGATGACTACACGATCGGTCCTGATGAAATCAATGAAATAGTTAATGCTCCCTTTGTTTATTTGAAAGTTTTTAATTCTAATAGTTTTTCTAGAGGCGTGGATGATGAGACTAACGAAGACTTCTACGAAAGATTAGTTAACTCAGTAACTTCAGACACATCATTATCTAAGCTGAGCTTCAAAAAAATAATTAGTGATCATTATGATATCAAAGATCTTGATGTAAGAGGTTTTGGAGATGTGGAAATGGTTAGAGATATCAATTATGAAGGTTTCGATTTTGATGATTATAAAATCTTAGATTTTTTTGGCAAATTGCAGGGATACGACTCTTTACCATATAATCGAAATATAGGTGGTGCTTTTATATTGAGTGGGCAACAACCACCGGACTTCCAAAATATTTCTTTGAATGAATTTGACGATGTACAATACGAGGGTTTATATAGACTAGATGATGCATTATATGCTAATACGGTTTCTACAAATTTGTTAAATGAGACTTTTAGTGAAGCAACGTTAAGTAGTAATTGGCTTACATCTGATGGAGAACTCGGGTATTCTAAATTAAAAGTTCCGGAAGAAATAACTGTAATAAGTAGTACAGTTAGGCTTGGAATTGCGGAAGACACAGAACCTGATATTCAAGTAGTATTAAATCAGAAAAAACTTGATGAAATAATAGCTCAGATAACTCGTGTTATTCAATCATTAGGACAAGGAATTTCATAATGGCAAGAAATTTTAAAGGTGATGTATTTGATAGTTGGTACAATCTAAAAAATAAATTATTGAATGATGTAAGAGCAATTTTCGAAGATTTGATTAGCACCGACGTAGCTTATAATTTTTCCCCCATATTGCATCGGTATATGGGGATACACACAGGTGTCAAATTTAATGGAAAATTTAAAACAAGTGATCCCAGTGACAACGGAAATATGTGTTATACTACTTTTTGGAGAAGCGAAAATTACGCAATTCCTCATGATGGTGTGGGAATGGCGTGGATAAAAGGTGACGAAAATACCTATAATGTTTATATTGTGGACAATGATGTGTTAAGTGACGAAATCAATATAGGAAATAGTATTGTTAGGGAAGATTTAGGTATAAATAAATTTATTGCTGCTGGTAAAAAGGAAATTTTAATAGACACTTGGTATGAATTTTCATTAAAAATAAAAAGTGATAATTCGATTATAGTCAAAGTTTGGAACAATGGAAGTGGAGAACCTGGTGATGATGATGGGCCTGGCGCGGCTTATGTTATAGTAAAAAGTGGTGCTATGACAGGAACATTTAGAGATGGCACAGAAGAAGATTACCAATTTGGAATAGGAGTACATAATACAAATGGTGGGGAATGGTTCTTTGATGATCTTCAAATATTAGCCATAGATTCCGCATATCCTTATTCGCTATTTAAATTCAAAGCTACACCAAGTTCATTTACCGGACCGGCCACATTTAAATATTACGGATATGCTTATGATCAAGATACAAACTACGGCTTAACTTCTTTTTTATTGACTTCCGGAGAGCAATGGGTAGTAGCTGGAACCAATACTTCTACAGGAGCTACGCAAGTAGAAGATACAGAAATTATGTATGAGATAGAGGATATAGGTACTTATAGAAATGCAGACGGATACGTGTATGCTGCGGCAAGACCAGATGGTACCGTAGGTGAAAAGAATTTAAATAGTTATTATACCTCCTTAGAAAACGTAATGCCATCCGGAATTCATACTGGAAACATGATTGATGTATGGGTAGATTCGCCTGAAAAGATAGTTGAAGAAGAATTTGAAATAGACTCAGTTGATGGTATTATTAATGTTACAGATGTTGATTTTAGTGTACCAATACAAGAAATAGCAGAAATAGTAGATTCCGGAGATTCTTCATTAGATTATTCAGATTGGACTATGACTACTGTGGTATGGTCAGCTTTCTCTACGGAGCCGTTGCAATATATAACTTTAGGTGGTTCCTATACCGGTGTTAGTGAAACCTTCACCATTAGATCTAGATATTACCAAGATGGCGTTGCTGTGCAAACCTTGTTAAATTCTAATGAGTATAGAGCACCCGGGGCGGTTAATACTGTGAAAATAAAACCTCCTCATGTAATACAAATAGATAATTTGGAATTTAGGGGATTGTTAACGGAAGCTCAAGTAATTGAACATATAAAAGATTTTGTTCATAGTATAACAGATTCGGTCTTTGAAGTAACTGATCTACTATCATACATATATACGCAAGGTGTTACTTATGTCAATTTAAATACGCTTGATATAAAAATAAGATCTTATAATTATAAAAATATTAGAACAAGCGGAAGTGGTATCGCGGTGTCTAGTTCTTATTCTTTTTCTGGTATTGGAAGTTTTTATACACATAACAACGACTTACTTGGAGTGACTAAGGTTGTTTAATACAGCACAAGATTTTTGGAAAGGACTTGGCAGTTTCTGGCTGCATTTCGAAAATAGGTCAGATTTGGAAGCATTTTGGGATGGAATGCTAACAGCTTTAAAAGAAAGTCACAAAAATTTATATAAAGTTGCGATAGGAAAATTTCCGGAACATAGCCCAGATGTGTGGAATCATCAATACGTTAGTATTGATTTGGTGTGGTCTGGTGTAGAAGATAATAGAATAAATGAAACCAATTATTTCTCTTTACCAGATGAATATGTTGGCGCATTCTCAATACCCGTTCTAAGTGGCATCAATACTGGACAAGTGTTGACACAGGGAACGGATTTTGAAATAGTTGACGCAAACAAATTATACGTTTATGACATTTCATCAGGATTAGATCCGGATACAAGATACATCGAGCAAAAAAAAGTTTCAATGTTTGCTGATAATTTGTACCGAATAGATCCTATGACTTTTCATTTAATGCGTACAATGGCAGATACAGATATATTAGTGCCTGGACAAGAGATTTATTTTCCGTTTACTTATGATGGTGTATATGCCTCCGGGTTAGAGACAGATCATACATATTTAGTGGAACAGGCGAAGTTACTAAAATATATGACTTGGGGAGTATTTTATTATAGAATACAAATGCCCTCTATCGGTAATTTAGAATATTTATACAATATTTTGTATAATCTTCCTTTTGCATATGAGGCAGGAACCTCTAGTATTTCCGGACAAGAATGCATGATAGGGGATTATACTTATTACTTGCCTGGCGGTGAGAACTGGAGTATAGGCGACGGTGTTGAGGTTAACAGATTCCAACCATTGACTGATGGCATAGAAATAAAAGACAGACTAACGGATCCTGCAGATATTGAAACCGAATTTGGAACATTAAAGGATGCAAATGCTTTCATATTGGAAGTTACTGCTTCTGCTAGAAGTAATTATAACAATGATTTTATAAATAATTATGAAGATGACTTCATAGATAAAGCATTTAATAAGACAACAACCTTGCTTTAAACAAAAAAATTCGTTAAATTTATTAAAATTTGAAAGAAAAATAAAAGATGGAAAAAATTATAGCTCCAAAAGGATCTAAAGTTGATCTCTCTGTATTAATAGACAGTATACAAAACGTTGCTTCCAATAATACAAAGGACTTTATGGATTCAATCTTCAAAACGTTTGGTGTTCTCTATTCTGGTGTAACTGACACGAATATGGAAATATCCCAATATTCTACTGATAGTATTGAAGTAAGTCCTGGAATAGCTATCGTACCAGCTGGCCATCCTATTGTGGTGTCTAGCAATGATCCTGTACAAGATAGGCGATTAACAATAACTGATGGCTACAGCGGTAGTGCGTGGATTTCATATATTCCTTTTACAACAGATCCTGTTCAAATTTTGGATGGATTTGCCTGGCTAGCTTCCGGAACACAATTCGAGGATAGTATGCAATTTCCTTACTATGGTTTGACTGTAAACGATCCAGGAAATTCCGGAATAGAATTGGCAACTGTGCATCGCGATGGATCAAACGTATACATAACTGATCTCAGAGGTGAAAATAAATTAGAGTTCTATGACCAACTATCTCACTTCCAAAACACTGATTGGTATACTACTAACATAGATTTTAAAGTTGGGGTAGGTCATGAAGATTATGGAAACGGTCTTGGACTGTCAGTTAAACTAGTACCAGAAACGCCACTAGATCCGATAAGAATAAGAATTAAAGACATATCACCGGTTAGCTTATGGGATGATGTAGAAGTTTCAGCACAAAATTATATTCCTTTTTATTTACGCAAAAGTTACAGGGTTCCACAAGCAAAGGTAGAATTTGAATGGGGTTTTGATTATGTAACAGGAACTGGTGGGAGCAGCGAATTTACTATGGAAGGTTATGACTCAACTGTACACACAGATACTATTCAATTTAGTGTGGACGAATTAATAGGTTATTACTTCCGAGTAGACAGCGTTGATTATTTGATTGTTTCTAATGATGTCACAGATGGTAGTAATTATACGCGACTTGATTTGACACTTCCTAACGGTGCTGGTGCCGGAACTGTCCCAGATGCGAATTCATCTAATCCGGCCAAACTTCATCATAATGCAGATAAATATAAAGTAAAAGCACAACATATAGGTGCTGGTGGTGGTATGATGAGAGCATATGGATCCGTGCAAACAGAAGTTGGCTTAGGAGCCACTCCTCCGGAACAAAGTGTTGCATTATTACTTAACCTTGGCTGGAAATACGACTTCAGAGTTCAAGCATCAAATGATGAAGAAAAATCGCCCATAATAACGATGCCTGTTGGAAAATATATGGATCTTGGTGTTAATGAAGAAACTTATGCTTCGCCTTTTATAGTAGTAATACCAGAAATTGATATGACTGGGGCTGCTGTAACAGCGACAGCTGATGATGCTGGTTTTAAAATTACTATTATTGGAATGGACGACGCAACCGACTTCGAAATTGTTTACACAACTGACAACACTGGAGCGGATTTTACTAATGCAAATCACCAAAGAATTGTAACTAATGATCGTGTTGTAAATGTATCAGCTTTAGGAATTCGTGAATACAATATAAAAGTTAGACCTTTACGTGGTGGCTGGGTTGCTTCTACATCAGGAGTACCTTATGTAGAAACAAGCATTGTTGGTGGTGCCGGTGGTGCATTGCCTAACGAAAAATTATTACCTTATGTAACTGTTGATATTTATGGTGAAGCTGTTACAGGCATGGATTTAATATATGTTGACGCACCAGGCTTTGCTGTAGTGGATTATGCATATTCAGGATTGCAATTTCCTATGAGATTACAGGGAAAAAATATTTTGGATTCGGATTCTCCTAATAGAAATAAATATAAAATGATTGAAATAAGAACACAAGATGATAGGGCTATACTTTACCAGCTTTCAACAACTTGGGATATAGCCGATATAGATGTATCAGCTACGGTTTATCTTGGGAATGTTGCACCTAATGTTTCTGGAATTACAGAGTTAGCTGCTATGGATGAATATCTCAAACGACAAAAATTCATTTATCAACATAATTTTAGTCAGGATGTAATAATAACCCGTATTGATTTCGACTGTGATATTACTGACGGCACAGATCAAGAACCTGCTATATTAAGATTTTATCAATATAGTAATGAGTCTTTGGGAAAAGAAGTAGAAGTAACAGCATCTGATTATTTCTTTGCAGACCAGATAATTAATCTGTCTATTTTAAGTTCCAGAGGTGCAAGACGATTAGTCGTAGATACTTGGGATCCAGCTGGAATTGGAAATTTCAAGCACGTAAGTGGTATTTTAACAATTCACTATAGAGATATTTATTATCCACCAAGCAGTTAAAAATGGCAATATTTCCTTGGATATATAACGACAATAAACTTTATGGGGCGGTAGCTTCCACCAAAGGTATCAAAATAGCTGGCATGGGTGTTGTGCTATGGAAAGTCGCAGCAAACGGAACTTTACTTGCTCAGATAGATTATGATACTACTGATAAAGATGGTAGCTGGGAATTTGGTATAACAGAAAGTGGTTTTTACACTGTAAAATTTTACGGTGGCGGGGCTATTCCAGAAAATTTTATAAATATAATTGATCTGGAATATTCTGCTGCGGGCACAGATTATAATCCACTTGAGTATTCTATTCAGCCTATTATATCTATCAATGAATTGACCAGTAAGGTAGATATCAATAGAGCTGAAAAAGCGGTCATACAAATAGCATTTTCTAATTTAACTCCGGATATAGGAGATTTAAGGAGTATAGAAGTTTATTCTAAGAGGACAGAAGACGCCGTTGATTATGCGCCCTTCAAATCAATAGCCATAGCCGATGATGAAATATCAGCTTTAAATGTGAGAGCAGAAATAGATTTGGAAGCGAAACCAGACTATTTTGATTTTCAAGCTATATTTTTTGATGGTTTAAGCATTCCTTATAAAGAGGCTGGTGTAGTATATTCTGCATATGACACCAATGTTAAATTAGATGGTGTTCCGGATGTTTATGAGTATGTTGAAGGAATTGATCTTGAAGCCACGAATACTCCGAACCCAGAAAGTGGAGTGATAACAGGGGATATCATAAAATTATCATGGACTGATTTAAGAGAATTGAGTAAAACGGCATTTCCTATAGAGAGTAAGGATGCTTTTGGTAGAAATATTACAGTTACGTACGAAATGGCACAACGTATAATAACCTATGTTGTTTTTATGTATGTGTCAGATACCGAGGATGGGCCTATAAGACAATATCCAGGATTAACAGCCTTGTATGGAGCAATACCATTTGGAACTCTACAATGGGCTTTCAAAGATATACAACAACCAATTGCTGGTAAGAAGTGGGTCTACATGGGTGATTTTGCTACAGGTAGTTCGGAATTTACCTTACCAAGAGATGTTTGGGTAGCTTTTTGGGTCGGCTTCAAGACTTATAAAACTAACTCACAAATTCCATTGGAGAAATATGTTTACTAATAAGGAAAAAAATGACAGAAAAAAATGAAGAAGATAGCTTTGCAGTCCTAATATCAATAAAAGACTCTATAGAGGAATTAAAAACATCTTCTGGATATATGAAATCTAGTTTGAAGGAAATTCACAGTCATTTAGATAAATTAGATCAAAATCAAAATGTATTGAAATCAAAATTCAGCAAGTTTTCGGACCAAAGAATAAAAGCAGAACAATTTTTCATCAACACCGTAACTATACTAAGAGGAGATCTGAACGATTTATCAGATAAAGTAAATAATGGATCAAAAAGAAACACAGAGACAACTGGATGCCCTGTGGAAGAAGTTGGACGACACAACCAAGATAGCTAGTGAGGCTTCAATTTTAGCCAGACACGCAGATAAAGGTCTTATTGAATTTAGCAGTGATATGAAGATTGTACAAAATAAAGTCGAGCAACAGAATAATGATATAAACTCTCTCGGCGAAAAGTTTGACAATTTCATTGATAAAGTTCAAGAAAAATTGTCTAATAATCTTAAATGGACTATTGCAATTATCTTTATGTTGTTAACTGCGTATTCAGCATTAATTATTTTAGCTATGAGTAACTTAACCAATAAATAAAAATGAAAAAATTTAAAGTAACATTTGAAGTAGAAATTGATATATCTCCTTTGGAGATAGATACTATTAGAAAAGAAAATCGTAGTTTTCTAACTCACGGTTTCTTTGCTAAAGATGCTAATGTAGCAAAAATAGCTGCTTATAATAAAGCAGTGGACAGAATAACGAAAGGCGATGTTGTAGATTATAACATCATTCCCTGGGATAAAACAAAAATATAGGAAAACTAGATGGCCATCATAGATTTTACGCACTCCACTGATTTCCAAGATTATTATACGGCAAAAAATAATTGGAATACTAGTTTAACCAGTGATATAACTTCAGGAGCACAAATTATTTCTTTAGCTTCTGTCAATGAATTATCAGAAAAAGGTTGGATTTCAGTTGATACAGAACATATTTATTATGATTTTATAGATTCTGGTTCACAAGCATTAGGGGATGGTTCAAATCCTGTAACACGTGGAACAGATGATAGCGTAGCAGCTTCACATGATGCCGGTGCTGGAGTTGAACAACGTATAAATGCGGGTGCATTTAATGCTCTTATGACAGCCGTTAAAAAAAGAAAAGAATATAGTTTATCATGTGCTCAGGTAGCTGCTGATACAGTCGATAATCAAGATATAACTGGGTTTGTATCAAGAGCGTTGATTCATGATTTTAGAATCATTGCTACAGATGGTAGTACTGCTTTTAAAATAGAATTATATAGTACTAATTTGTTTAAAGGTAAAGAACGATTATTTGAAACTTTACAATTAAGCGGGACGGAATCTGATGTGGATCAGAGTTCGGGATCTGGTCAAAAAAACATTTATATCACCTCTACTGTTGGTTTTTCAACTGAAGAGATGGTGTATATAACAGACGAAGATACAGGTCCAGACGAATTTGCAATGGTAGAAAGTATAGTGGCAGGAGATAGGCTTGAAGCCTATGATAACTTGGAAAATACATATGATACGAGTTATAAAGCCGTAGCAGTAAATCGAGAACAAAGTAGTTTTTACTATGAGGACTTAGATTGGACTTCAGAACTTCATATTCGCATAATTAATTTAGATGTTTCTAATCCGGTTACTATTAATCTATTTATTATAGCAGAGGTCTCGGATGAGAGCTAAGATCCAAAACAAAATTAAAAAATTAACAAGGAGATAATAAAAAATGGGTGATGGCTATATAGGGATGTTTAGAGTTCCAGAAGCTGGGGCAATAATTCCTTACACCAATGATGCCTCCAATATGACAATGGAAGTATTGGAAGATGCTGTACAAAATGCAACAGGTACAACTTCTAATGCTATTATAGATATAAGTAATGTGGATATTCTTACCAGTGGAGCAGCAATTACAGAGGTTGTAATTCAACACAGGTTAGTAACAGATCCAGTGAGTGCATATGATAATGTTGGTTCTTATAATGTTCAATGGTATGGTCTTGACAATACTGATAAATTTGTTTTCGGTCCAGTCTCTTGGAGTATAAGTGGTATTGAACATGATTTCAGAGCATACTTCCAAAACGCTGATGGGCAACTAGCGATACAAGACTCCGATGATCAAGTTATTGGTATAGACGTCTTTGTAGAAGATACCATTGTAGATTTTAATGGATTTGATGACCTTGCTGAATATCCTTCGGTTCTTAATCTGGTAGCAGACAACGCTTCCTCTACGGAAGGAGGTACATTTGCAAGCCCGGCCGTAATACCAGGAAATGGTATTATTCGGTTGTCATGGAAAGATATGAAGACTCAAGCGGTAGATATAGCAATCCATCCGTTTGCAGATGGAAGTACTGATACTGTTACAGTAGAGCAATGGAAAAATATTGTAGGTTACAAAGTATTTATGTACATTGCTGTACCAGTTACTGGGTCGATTCCGGACAGTGAATTTCCGGATCCAAATGAAGATCCAGCTAATGGTACTTGGTACTTAGTTGGCGAAACACAGGATAGTTTTTCAGAAGTTGACTGCCCTAAAGCAGACAAGATCTGTTTTTGGGTTGGAGCTGTTATTCGGCTTACTAGTGGCGAATCTGATACTGACATAATTGAAAAAGCTAAGTACAATTTATATGCAAAAAGCTAAAAAATAAACATAATTAAAAAATAAAACACACAGCTAAAAATAAGGAGACAATAAAAAATGGCTGGATTAACAAATAAGGGTAAATATAATACCCTAGATTGGTGCTTTCGAACTGCAAGTACGCCTACTAATTTGTATGTAGCATTAGTTACTAGTGCAGTGGCACCTGATCCCGATACAAATACATTTGGTCAATTAACCGAAATAGCGGCCGGAAATGGTTACACAACCGGCGGCTATCAATTAACACCAAACGATACTGATTTTGACGTTCTCACGGAAGTTGATGCATCTGACCGCGCCGATATGCAGATTAAAGATGTTACATGGTCTGCTGCCGGCGGAAGTATTCCGGATTCCGGAGATGGCGCCAGATATGCTGTTCTAATAGATGATGACGGCGTAGTAGCCGATCGTGAAGTCCTAGGATGGTGGGATCTGGAATCAGACCGCACCGTGTCTAACGGTCAAGATTTAACGCTCCAGGATCTGGAGATAAGATTACAGGAGACATAATAGATGGCTTGTGAAATTTTAATAAGAACTAACGTTCACAGCGGCGGAAGAGTAGATTATACACACCCCGATTCTGAAAAGGATAAAAGGGGTGTGTATAAAAAAGGATATCCGGTTAGTATGTTTGATTCCCCCAGAGTACACAGGGGATTTAAAGAAGGGTTACCTTATTCATGTGCTATAAATGTGACAGATGCTGGTGTAGCAGAAGTAGATGCAATGATTGCTACTACTTTTTCTGGAATTGATCTTAATCAGACTTGGGATCGGAAAATTGATTTTGCTACTGTTAATAATAATACATCAATTGATGGCTGGAGAATTAGAGTTTTTACTACAAATCCTGGAGCCAATAATTTTGCTGGCATTACTCAAGTAATGGTAGAGAATTATTTGACTAAGTGGAATGGAGACGTTTATTCTACTACAACAAATGAAGTTGTTTTTGATGTTGCTATTTACGAAGATGGATCACAGGTCCCCGGGGCATTACAATCTGAAGGCTTCTGGGGTGTTGTTCCCACTGACGTTTCTTTTAACGAAACTTCTTATGTAGAAGGAACTGGTGTGCATACTATTGAAGCCGATTATTCACTTTCTACGTTTGATCCTGAACAAATTCTTGATCGTATTGAAGATCGAGGCGGGTCTATTTCTTCTGATGTTGGCGATGTAGTTACATTCACTATAAATAGAACTGATGTTTTTCAATGGTTTCAAGGAGAGGTAAGAGATGCCCTTGAAAATACAATGTATCGTAGACAGTTCAGAATTCCTGAAGCTACTGTAGACAATATAATTTCCACCGGAACTCAAATATTAGTTGATCATTATAAGGATGTCGAACAAACTCAATTTAGAGGACAGGTTGAATATAGAGTTCTAGACAGAACTTTAGCACAAGTTGAGGCTTTTTTAATTAACAGACTCGACGAAATTCTATAAACAACTACAATAAATTGGGGATTGTAATTGGCAACTTTAAGACAAATTATAGTTGATACGGATTCTTCATACCCGGGATATGATTATAATAATCTTGCTACCGCTGAATCAACTGAACAGGGTGATATAACTCTCACTTCTGGTTCGGACGAGTACGTAGTTTTTGAATGTTATGCTACATCTGGTACTATTGATTCACAGGGTAGTGGAACAACTATAGATGGATGGACAACAGAGGACGGAAATTATGTTGAAGTTAATTGTCTATTAGATTCTTCTTATGGACATCGCGGTAAGTGGGATGATAGTGAGTATAGGATAACTTCTATAAATGCAGGCTCTAATACAGTCACCGTTGAACAAAATTATACTCGGATAATCGGTTTACAAATTACTGCGGTAAATGTAGCAAGTGCTATTAATATTAGATGTAGAGCTTCTAGAGAGAATAGAATTGAAAAATGTATAGTTAGACATGATACGGCTGGTGGAGGTGGGACGGGTATTTACATGTCTAATAATACGGGGTCTGGTAATAATTATGCTTCTAATAATATAATATATGATATAGGAGATGATGGTGATAATAATGGAATGCATGGTGAGGATAGTACAAGTGGTAAAGCTTATTTTTATAATAATACAATAGTTAATTGTTACACGGGAATAGATACTTCCGCTGGTGATACTATCGCTATAAATAATATAGTTAATAATTGTACTGATGATTTTGATGGTAATTTTGGTTCTGAAGCAGGATATAATGTAATTAATACAACTAGTGCCTTGGGGACGTTTGGTTCTACCCATGCTACGGGAACTGCAACATCTTATGGTGCTAACAAATTAAATGATTCGGGTGGTGGTTTATCTGCGGCTCAAGTAGGAAGTATAGTAGAAAATGATACTGATTCAACTTATTCTTATGTAACTGTTGTTGATTCAGATACTCAATTGACTTTAGCTGATGATATTTTTGATACCGGTAATGAAGATTATTTTGTATATACTAATATGTATGGTACGGTTGATTTTAATGCAGAAGAAAGCGATGATTTTACTCTTAATTATTTTGATGAAGTAGCAATATTTAAAGGAACAAATCTTTATGCAGACTCTGATCTTCCTGTTACTGACGACGTATTAGGAAATTCAAGAGGAGCATCAACTACAGATTTCTTTGATGTAGGAGCACATCACAGTCTAGAATATGGTAAGGTAGTCGATACGGATTCTTCATACCCGGGATATGATTACACTTCTTTAAGTAGTTATGAATCGACTGAACAAGCTGATTTAACTGCTACAGGATTGTATAAAACAGCAATTGTAGAATGCTATGCTACAGCAGGAACCGCTGATGGTACTATGGCTTTTGATGGATGGACTACTGATCCTGATAATTATGTTGAAGTCAATGGATTGCTAGATCCAGATTATGGCCACAGAGGTTCATGGGATACTAACGAATACAGGCTTGAGGGAACTGCTGGTTCTTCCACCCTTGCCACTACCGTTGAACATTTTAGAGTTATTGGAATACAACTCTTAGGAAATCAAACTACGGATAATAGGCATATTATCAACATGAATAGCCAGGCTGATGATACTGGTGAGTTTATATTTTCCCATAATTTAATTAGAGGAAACGGTGGTTCTACTTATTATCAAACTGGTATTGATATTGAGGGTGGTGGTCTTACAAATCAAGTCGTTAAAATACATAATAATATATTTTATGATATTTCTGCACATGCATCGGCATTATGTATTTATATGACTTCATCTGGAACGGTTTATGTCTATAATAATGTCCTTATTGGAGGAAATCTTGGAGTTGATAGAAATGCCGGAACTACAATACAAATCAATAATATATATCAAGATCAAACTGATAGAGCAACTGATTCAACAAATGACGACACTGGCTATAATATAATTGAAGACGGAACACTAGTTGCAAATTCTTTAGGTGGGATTAATACTGATTTAACGACTGGTACAGCAACTTCTTACGGTGCAAATCAATTAAATGATTCTGGTGGTGGGTTAAGTGCTGCAATAGTTGGTTCCGTTGTAGCTAATACAACTGATTCAAGTTATGCTTATGTGACGGTGGTTGATTCAGACACTCAATTAACTTTAAGTTCTGACGCATTTGATACAGGTAATGAAGCCTATCGTGTAACCTCTAATATTTTTGGAACTCCTGATTTTCAACCTGGAAATTATTTTTTAACTGCTGAAGATACTTTAGCCATGTTCCATGGTACTAATCTTTATGCAGACGCTAACTCTCCTGTTACAGATGATGTTCTAGGAAATTCTCGCGGGTCTTCATCTACTGATAATTTTGATATTGGTGCTCATCATTCTCTAGAATACAATAGAATAGTTGATCCTGATTCAGGTGCAGGATTTGATTATAGTTCATTAAATGTATGGGAATCAAACGAGGAAACTGATTTAACTGCAGTAGGATTGTATAAGGCTTCTGTTGCTACTTGTAGATGTACTGGTGGTACTGCAGATACGGATACTTTTAGCATAGCTGGTTGGACTACAGAATCTGCTAATTACATAAAAATATGGACTGATCCTACTGAAAGCTACAGACATGCTGGAGTTTACCCAACTGGAAATAAGTATAGATTTGAGTATACTGGTTCTGCTGAGTCAGTCATAATTCAAGAAGACCATGTTCGTTTTGAGGGTATTGCTTTTTCTACTACCCTAGATACCGCTACTCAGTCGCTGATGGCTTTAACAGGGACAGTTGATTTAAGAATTGAGAAATGTATTCTTAAAGATGGTGGTGGAGCAGAAGAATGCTATGCATGGTTTAATGACTCATTAAGTGCGGGTGAAAAAATCTATTTTTCTAACAACATCACTTATGATTGTTTTTATGGAGTTAGAATAAATGCTGGAGATGCTGGTAGTGTAAGATGTTATAATAATACAATGGTGGATTGTACAAGGGGATTTCGCCTTACTGGTGATTGGGGTATTGTTATAAATAATATATCGGTTGGTGGAGCGGATAATTTTTATGGAAGTACATATAATTCTCTTTCAGGTTGGAATATTACTGATTTAGATCCTGATGCTACCAGTGATGGTAATTTTGGAGCAGATCAAAAAACCGGAACAACCACTGGTCAAGCAACAAATAAATTAATTGATTCTGGCGGTGGATTAGCATCAATCAGAATTGGATCATTAGTAAATGCTGGTGTTGATTGGACATATGTTACTGCTATTGATTCTGATATTCAACTATCAATTAATGATGATCATTTTAGTACGAGTGAAGCATATACAATAAAAGAAAATATGTATGGCAACCCAGTATTCAATGATGAAGCTGGTAATGATTTTACTCTTAATTATTTAGACACAGTGGCAATTTTTAAAGGAACTAATCTTTACTCAGGTACTGAACTCCCAATAACAGATGATATACTAGGAAACTCAAGAGGTTCTGTTGACACGGATAACTTTGATGTAGGAGCACATCATTCCCTTGAATATGGCAACGTTATTGATCCTGATAGTGGTGCAGGGTTTGATTATACTTCTCTTAATACTTGGGAATCAAACGAGGAAGCTGATTTACAGGTTTCAGCATTAAATAAAGCTTCTGTTGCAGTATGCAGATGTACGGGCGGTACAGCAGATACAACTGTTACAAGTGTTGATGGATGGACTACCGAGGCAGCAAATTATATAAAAATCTGGACTGATCCTACTGAAAGCTATAGACATAATGGAACGTGGCTAACTGGAAATTATTATAGATATGAAATAACTGATGCTGGTATAGCTGGTTTAAATATTAGAGAAAATTATGTTAGATTAAAAGGGTTACAAATAAGAACACCATCTATTAATGATAATAGCGATCATGTTATTCGAGTTGCTATTATTGATGTTAGTAATGATATAAGGATTGAAAAATGTATTATTAGAGGTGCTAATAATGGTACTTATACTCAAAATGGAATAAGTGTTGCTGATGCAGATGCTATTGTAAAAATTGGGAATAATATTATTTATGATATAAATGGGACTGTCGCAAATTATTGTATTTTGGATGATGGGTCGGGTTATATTTATAATAATACATGTATAGGTGGACTATATACTATTCGTGGAACATCTTCTTCAACTCTTATAAATAATATATGTGATGGTGCTGGAACCAGAAGTTTTTTTGGACAAACAACCTCTAATACCGGTTTTAATATTGTTGAAGAGGCAGATACTAGAACTGCTTATGGTTCAACATGGAAAACTGGAACTGTAACTTCAGGTGCCACTGATAAATTAATTGATTCTGGGGGAGGGTTATCATCAATTCCGATTGGTTCAGTTGTCAAAGATACATCAGACACTGCTTATTCTTATGTAACAGCAGTTGATAGTGATATCCAATTATCCTTGAATGATAATATATTTGCTGGAACTGAGGATTATTCTATTTTTACAAATAAAGTGGGTACTGTAGATTTTGAAGGGAGTACATACCTTCTTAATTATCTAGATGAAGTAGCAATATTTGAAGGTACTAATCTTTATACAGATAGTAACCATCCAATTATAGACGATATTCTTAGTAATTCAAGAGGAGCATCAACGACTGACTTTTATGATGTAGGAGCACATCACTCTTTAGAATATGGTAAGGTAGTCGATCCCGATTCAGGAGCTGGTTATGACTATACTGATTTAAATACATGGGAATCAACTGAACAAGGCGATTTAGGTACCACTGGTTTATATAAAGCTTCAGTTGCTTGTTGTAGAGCAACGAGTGGCGGGGCTGATGATACTTCTACTGGAACTGTAATTCAGGGATGGACGACATCCTCTGCAAATTATATTAAAATTTGGACAGATCCGGCTGAAAGTTATAGACATTCAGGGATTTGGAATACTGATTATTATAGAAGAATATCTGGAGATGCACATGCTTTAACTACTGATGAGGATTATATTGTGTTTGATGGAATACAATTAAGTAATATTCCTGTATCTAATGGAAAAGGACTTATAGAAATTCGGACTGTAAATAGTGACAATAAAATAGAAATAAAAAATTGTGTATTTAAATGTAATTCAAATATTTCTTATTGGCAATATTCACTTAGATCAATGGATCTTGATTCCAAGGCTTATGTTAGTAATTGTTTATTTTTTGATGGACATAAAAATGCTAGTAATCAAAATGTTGCCATTAGAGTCGAATCAGATGAATCGTGGTATATTCATAATACTACTATTATAGGAAGCTATTATGGTATTCGTAGAGCGATTGGTACGGGAACTACTTATTGTAAAAATATATTATGTAATGATCAAAATTCTGGAACTGCTTTTGTTGAAACTGCTGGTACTTTAGATTTAAATTATTGTGCGTCTGAAGATACAACCGCCACTGCTCATGGTGGAACTGGAAATAGGGCAAGCCAGACTTTTACATTTGTTGATTCTGGTATTGAAAATTATGAGCTAGACCCGAAGGATGATGGTGGTCTTTTGTATGGGACAAATCTTTATACTGATTCTAATATAGCTATTACAGATGATGTCAAGGGTGTATCGAGAGGAGCGTCTACTACTGATAATTTTGATATCGGTGCTTTCTATTCAGATTCTGTAGCACATGTTATTGATCCGGATTCAGGAGCAGGCTATGATTATACTGATTTAAATACATGGGAATCAACTGAGCAAGCTGATTTAGATGCTACTGGTTTATATAAAGCTTCAATTGCAACTTGTAGATGTACTGGTGGGACGGCTGATTCTACTGCATTTACTTTGGACGGATGGACATCTACTACTACTAATTACATAAAAATGTGGACTGACCCTACTGAATCTTATCGACATAATGGCACATGGCAAACTGGAAATAAATTTAGAATAGAGGCAAATAGTGATGTAATAAATATTTTGGAAGCATGTATTAGAATTGAAGGATTGCAAATAGATTCATCTCCAAGCAGTTCAGCAACATTTAGGGAACCTATTACCATACCGTGGAGTAATACAGAGGCCAGTGAGATTTTTATCTCTTATTGTATAGTAAGAAATAGCAATCCAGCTGATAATAATACTGGAATTTTTGTCGGCCCTAATGCGAATCCTACCGCTTATATATGGAATAATATAGTTTATGATTTCACTGGAACTACTTCTAGAGGAATTGAGTCAAATGAATCTACTTATTTATATAATAATACTGTTCATAATTGTGATATTGGAATAAGGCGGGGTTCAGGTACTATGGTTGCTAAAAATAATATAGTGAATGATTGTATTACAGATTATGATGGAACGTTTGATTCGGCTTCGACTCACAATATAACAGATACAACACCTGCTTCTTTCATTATATTTGGTGCAAATCACGCAACTGGTACTGCGACATCCTATGGGGCTAATAAGCTTAATGACTCGGGTGGTGGACTATCTGCGGCACAGGTAGGCTCTATAGTTGAGAATGATACTGACAGTACATATTCTTATGTTACGGTGGTTGACAGCGATACGCAATTGACTTTGAACGATGATATATTTGATACTGGCAATGAAACTTATACAGTTAAGACAAATATGTTCGGATCAGTAACTTTTCAAGATGAGGGAAGCGATGATTTTACTCTTAATTATTTTGATGAAGTAGCAATATTTAAAGGAACAAATCTTTATGCAGACTCTGATCTTCCTGTTACTGACGACGTATTAGGAAATTCAAGGGGTTCTGCAGCGACTGACTCTTATGATGTAGGAGCACATCACAGCTTAGAATACGGTAAGGTAGTCGATCCTGATAGTGGTGCAGGGTTTGATTATACTTCTCTTAATACGTGGGAATCAACTGAGCAGGGCGATTTAACAACTGCGACAATTGGAAAAGCATGTGTTGCTGTTTGCAGATCTAGTAGCGGTGGCAATGATAGTAGTAAGGTTAATATTAATGGATGGACAACAGAGTCTGTTAATTATGTCAAAGTTCAGGGAGAAAGACCTACTGGTGCATCTTGGGATTCATCCAAATGGAGAATAGAAATAACTGATGATGATCCATTTGATATTAGTGAAGATTATGTCCGGTTAGATGCTGTTCAATTCAGCAAAATTTATTCCTCATTAGATACATTTTCTGCTTGTTTGGGTATTAATGGCCAAACTACTAGTAGTAATGACATTAGAATATCAAATAGTATTATTAGGTGTGTCCCCGGAGCAACTGTAAGATATATGGGTATTGATATTGGTGATGATGATACAAATTTAACAGTTTGGAATACAATTATATATGGTTGTCCACGGCGAGGGATTGAGTTTAATGGGTCAATTTTAGATTTATATAATTGTACTATCGAAGGATCAAATACTGTAGATGGAGTCTTTGCTAATTCCGGTGATATTATTATTAAGAATTGTGCAATATGGAACAATAATGATGATATTGATGTTGGTGCTGCTTCTAGCTCAACGATTGATACTTGTGCAACTGATGATGGCGATGGCGATAATCCAATCACCCCAGCCAACTGGGCTGATGTCTTTGAAGATTGGACGAGTAATGATTATAGATTAAAATCCACAGATTCTGATTTAAGAGAAAGTGGTTTGACAAATCCAGGCTCTGGGTTATATGATGATGATATAATTGGAACAACGAGGTCGTAATGGCTTGGGATGTAGGTGCCCATGAATATTTTGAAGAGGCATTTTCTGGAATAGAATTTACTCCTTCCCCTATTACTGTAGTATCTAGTGGAATAGATCCTTTTGTAATCCAATCTGGAATAGAATTCACGCCTTCCCCTATTACTGTAGTATCTGAAGGAATAGATCCTACTGTAATTCTTTCTGGAATAGAATTTACTCCTTCCCCTATTACTGTAGTAGCTAGTGGAGTAGATCCTTTTGTAATTGAGGGGGGAATTAGTTTTACTCCTTCCCCTATTACTGTAGTATCTGAAGGAATAGATCCTACTGTAATTCTTTCTGGAATAGAATTTACTCCTTCTCCTATTACGGTAGTGGCAAGTGGAGTAGATCCTGGTGTAGTCCTTGCGTCGATTAGTTTTACGCCCGTTGAGATAACGGTAGTATCTAGTGGAATAGATCCTATAGTAGTAGAAGGGGCACTTACTTTCACCCCTTCCCCTATTACAGTAGTAGCTGAAGGAATAGATCCTACTGTAATTCTTTCTGGAATAGAATTTACTCCTTCCCCTATTACTGTAGTAGCTAGCGGAGTAGATCCTTTTGTAGTAGGTCAGGATATTATATACACGCCTTCTGCTATCACTGTGGTTGCTAGCGGAGTGGATCCTATTGTAATTGAGGGAGCACTTAGTCTTACTCCTTCTCCTATTACGGTAGTGGCAAGTGGAGTAGATCCTTTTGTAATACCCTTTGGGGATATTAACTTTACTCCTCCTCCTATTACGGTAGTATCCGATGGAGTAGATCCTACTCTCTTCTTTGGATCGACTACTGCCACTCCTTCTCCTATTACGGTAGTAGCCAGTGGGTTTGATCCTAATGTTTTTGAGAGATTCCCAGGAACTCCAGGCTTTATAGGATTGTTCTGGCAGCCTTTGTATCCAGACCCTATTACCGGAGCAGATTTTATAGAAGTGGGAGACACCGTTGAAATTACATGGAATGTGGTTTCATCTGGACAATCATCTGAGTATGAAATATGGTCCTCAATAGGAGATCAGAATAATTATAATCTTATAGCAACTATTAGCAATGTAGAAATTCCTAGCGGCTCAGAGAGTGTTACTATTGTTGACAAAAGTTATGATGCAATAGGTACTATATATTATAAGATTTATCACAAATCAGTGGGCCATTATAGTGATCCTATAGAAAGTGGAATTGCTTTAACATATTCCGTTCCCGATCCTACTAATTTGGACACATCTGTTGCATTAAATCAAATATCATTATCTTGGACTAATGATATTAGTCGAATATTGGCTGGGGTCAGCATAGTTCATCATGCTGCCAATAATCTTGGGGACTTGATGGAAGGTAGCGGCATCGAATTATTTAGTGGGACTGCTGGAGCATTCACTTATGAGGTACCGGAAGACGAGATAGTTAAATGGCACCAATTCTGGATATCAAGTGTGACTAGGATAATATAACTATGGCAAAATTAAAAGGATAAAGATAATACCATGAGTATAACCCATTCGGGCGTCCAAGTAAGAACCTTGGATATTGTACAAGACGGTGATACATTTTATAAAACCACACAGGACGAAAAAACCGGTGCTGCGAGAGCTTATACTGGTTTTGATGCCAACAGTACTATTATAACATCTGTTTTGCCTGGAGCAGATCCATCTGTTCAATCAGGCCTTAACTTAACGCAGACTTATTTAGGATATTACAATGGTGCTGAGTGGATGTCTTACATGAGTATCGACGGACATTTTTATCTGGGCGGTGTAGACGGGGCAATCCAATGGAATGGTTCTACACTTCTTATAGGAGGCGATTCACAATTAATATTCGGTACACGAATAATTCCTGGAGCAAATATTCTATCTCCCGATGTGAGATTGTGGCATGAAACAACAGTCCCTAGCGGCATAGGATACTGGACTGAGGGTTCTAATCCATATGGGTATGATCCATATGGGTCTGGTGAAGAGAATAATTCTATTATTAGTACTCTAAATCCTTTCGGTTACCAAGATTTGGTATGGGAATGCAATGTAGTATCAGGTGGTGAAGAAGCAGGAGGCTGGGCATATAATACCTATGATATAGACAAGACTTTAAGATATAGACACACTATTTGGGCGAAGTTTATAGGAGGTATTGGGCGAGATATGTTCTTTGGTTGTGGAAATACAGGACATACCTCTGATTTAACCTTTGATGATTCTGATTCTGTTAATAATAATCCGTATTTTGCATCTGGATTAGAACTACCTAATGCAATTCATTTTAATGATAATCCTGTAGCAAATCCTAGCATGGAGTTAGACGCAAACTGGAATGCTTATGGTAACCCTATCTCTTCTCAAAGATCTGCGGCCTCTAAACTTGATGGTACTTATTCGTGGTATTGTGATTTATGGGAAGCGGATGTTGGGTCGGGTGTTAAGAGTGATGAATTCACGTTGGAAGGTTATCAAACATATAGATTTTCTATTTGGCTAGATTCAGTTAGTAAAACAACAAAATGGCAAATTTATATAGATAATGGCGAACAAAGATATTGGATTAAAGAACTTGGTTATGAAAATTCTTATATAACATATGATGACTGGACTAACCATGTTGTAACTTTTCAAACCGCTGAAAGATCTACAACTAATAGAATTTATGTAATTGCCTCTGAAGTGGATACATCAGCTGGAGTGTATATAGATGCTGTAGAAGTTAGTACTCAATTAATTGTTAATGGTAGTATGGATGACGGAGCCTTTACTGGCACACGTCTTACCGGATGGACTTATGTTGGTAATCCTTCTTCTCATGATACTTCTAGTGAACAAGCACATAGTGGTACGTATTCAAGAAAAGTTGTAGCAGAGGCTTCCGGTGACGGTCTAAAAACAGATAAATATACTACTGCTAGAGGTGGTTGTACAGAAACTTTAGCTGGAAAATTAGTAGATTCTGGTGCTAATTTTATTAGTGCCGGAGTTGCCATAAATGATTTAGTATACAATATGTCAAAAGGAGAAGGAACTTATGTAACAGCAGTTAATACCGAAACAGAACTTTCTGTTTATGATGATATATTTGAAGATTTTAATGGTTATTTAATAAATAGCAACAAAAGTTATCTAAAAATAATGGCAGGATACCAATATAGAGCATCAATATGGCTATATGGTGATGCTGTAACAGAATGGGAAGCTAAAGTAAGTGACGGTATTTCAGATTATGACTTTTTAGAAACAGACAATACACCTGTATTAGTTCCAAGTGGCATTTGGACCAATTACATGCTAGATTTCGAAGCAGAAAATAATACCGAAGAAGGATATTTATCAGTTACTAATATCAGTGTTAGTGGAAGTGCAGCTATATATATTGACGACGTAGAATTTCAAGAAACTCCTTGGTATTTATTAACTGGTTTTGTTCACCCAGATGATTATGTGGGGACAGATAGCTGGGGCGGTTTATATCACTACAAATCGGGGTACTCTCCTCCTACTTATTCCGGCATAGATTATAAAAGTTTAGATGCTACTACAGTCCAAGGTTTTAGATGTTTTCAAAAGAATTCCAATGATGAGGAGGAAAATAAACTACTTTTATATTCTCCTGCCGTGCATGTTGTAGACGGCAGTGAGCCTTCACTGTCTGCTGTACTTGGAAATTCCCTAAACATGGCCTGGAATGTAGAACATACTACTAGTATTAGTAGATATCTTCTAAGTTCCCCTACTATTCGTGGTGGTAATTACGCTGGTGGTAACTATGTTCAAATGGATGCATATGGGCTTCGTGCATTTGGTAATAACGTTAATACATTTTTAATAGATTCACTCACTGGTTCAGTTAGTATAAAATCGTCTGAATCTGGACAAAGATTAGAAATTGATGGTATTGAAAACACTATAAGTTTTTATGACTCATCAAATGATCTCAGGGTTTTTATAGATGATAGTATTTCAGGGGAACTTGCTGGTATAAAAGTCTTTAATGGTATTTTTTTCGCAAGTAATCCTGATGGTTTTGATTCATCATCATTAAAACATAATAGATTATCTGTTAATAATTACACCACTACCACTCCAAGTATAATTCAATTACTTAATGTACAACATGACTTTCCAATATTTGCAGATACTATAGATGGTCTAGCATTGGATGTATATATAAAAGATGATCCGAATTATGACTATACTGGTGAACGAGTTGCCCTTAGAGCGTGGTCTGATGTAAATATTTCAAATACTAGATTGGATGCAATAGGTATTCATGGTTGGGGAACTAATGAAGGAAATGGTATAGCAATTGGTGGTAGATTTGAATCAACAGATATTGCAGTTAGACTGGAATATGATGCAACTCATTATGCAGACTTTAAAGTAAATACTATAGGGGATGATAGTTATCTAACTATAACTCCGAATTCTGCTGATGGTGGTAGTATATCAATGCGTGGAGCACTAGGCTCAAGTATGTTTCTCATTCAATTTGATGATGACACAGTATATGCTGGCACAACTTTATCTAATTTACCTGGGATGAGAATTCATAACGCTTCTACGACTACTGGTACTCAATGTGGAATACATTTTAGTTCTCCGTCTGCATACGCTGGTATATTTGGTATTAATGGGGCAGCAAGCAACCAACAAGGCATAGGTTTTTATACAGAAGACGATACTAGAAGCGTTAAAATGGAACTTACGCATGATGGAAATCTAATACATAAAGATATTTTATATCCCGAAATAACTGTCGGTGGTAGTGATTCAGCAAGAACTTTTACAGTTGATGTTTGTGATATGAATGGAGTAGTTACTGATAGGATTGGTAATGGTGATGGTATTGACGGTGCTAATACTCGTGGTGTTGTAGAATGGTGGGTAAGTGAAACCCAATTTGGTGCACCAACAGATATAACTGGTGAACGAACAATAACTTTTTCAGTATCAACTGGAACTGGACATGGTGTTGTAGATGAAACAGCACGAAATGTTGCTACAACAGATGTTAATGGTAGAGTAGTTGTAACTTCTAGTACTGATAATAATGACGGTGAAACCGCTATGTATTTTCACGTTAGAATCGGCGCAGGAATAGCTTATTCTTCAACAGGAACTATTTATCGTATAGATGTATAATTTATTGAGTGACTTATGACTGGACTTTTGGTTTTTTTATTCTTATATTTTGGTATTAAGGAAAAAAATATTATGAAGATTAACGCAACGCTATTAATAGTAGCATTAGTAGTAGGAGCTATCTTAGGATACTTACTATCACCTTCGCCAGATATAATTGAGGAAACAACCACAGTAGGTATAGATACTGTCTTCGTACCAGATACAATATGGATTGATCCAATAAAACCGGTGGTAATGGAATCGGCACCAGATGTTGTTGAGACAGTTGATTCTGGTTTAATAAAATCCACAAAGACATTTGAGATGGAAAACTTCGATGTACGTGTGGAAGCTTGGGCAGAATGTGCTGTTGAATTATTTGAAGTTGAGTTATTGAATATAAAACCAATGAAAGTAATTATTGAAAAAGAGATTATCACTATAGAGAAAATTAAGACTGTAGTAATTAAACCTGCCTGGTATGAGACTAGGACAACGGGTATCATAATAGGCACTGTTGGAACTTTAGCCCTTGTGTATGCAGCTGGACAACTGCTGGGAAAATAAAGGATTTATTATGGAGTTTTTAAAATTTTTAGGTGGAGAGACAACGAAATCTGTAAGAAGATTTTTAGCATATGGTTCCGGAGTTGTATTTTTTGCTAGTTGTATTTACACTATGATTACAACTAGTGGTGCTCTGGATCCAACTCAATACATGATTATCGGTGGTGTTTTCGCTGCGTACTTCGGAAAAGAATTATTTAAAAAAGCAGATATAAAGGTCGTAACAGCAAGAAGAGATAACGAAAACAATGAAAATAGTTGATGTTGCAGAAGAACTGCCTAGGAATCCGGATGTCAATCGAATCTGGAAATTTCGTAAGAGTCATAAGATAACTACTATAGTTGTCCATCAAGCTGCTTGCAAAGGTTGTACCACACGTGGTATTGCCAAGTATCATGTTACTCCTACTGGTGACAGAAATATGGATGGTATAGTTGAGGACTGGGAGAGGAATCATTTATCAGCTAAAGGAGCACCCGCGATAGCATACCATTACACCATCGAGCGTAGCGGGACTATATACAAGTGCAATTATCACTGGGATATCGTTTGGCATGCTGGTTCAAATCGTATGAATAAAAAAAGCTTAGGTATTTGTATTTTGGGCGATTTCTCCGGACCTGATCATGAAGGTAAAGAGAAACCAACCAAAGCACAACTAAAAGCTTTAATAGAATTAACAGACCATTTAATGGTTTCTAATATATGGGACATCCAAGAAAAAAATGTTATAGGACACTGCGAAGTGAAATCAGGTCGTAAAAAATCATGTCCCGGAACAGACATAATGAACACAATCAAAAACGCGTATAGGGCTTGATCCTGTACGAAAATTTTCTTATATTTATTTAAATATTAAAGGACAAGCAATGAGCTTTAAATTATTAACCAAAAACTACGATATAACTGATGAAGTGACTTCTGGAAATGTGGAGAAGGTTGCCGAATTAGTTTCTTCCATGGATGACTCAATCAAACAAGCTTTCGTACCTTCGATTGAAGAGGCAGCCGAAAGGAATGAAGATGACTTCGCCCTTGTTCTTTTTGATAAAAGAAATGGGTTTAGACATAAATATGCATACTACAATAAGGAATTGACGGCTTTAAATACACAATTGCTCTCACAAAAAATTAAAGAAATTCCTGATGAATTGATTAAGATTGCAGCTACACATTTGAAAAAAGCTGCAGTACATTTTAAAGTAGACTTCCCAGAAGACCTGGAACCTTTTGTTAATGACTTTGTCGATTCAAATATTATAGATGTCAACAATGGAGTTGATAAAAAAGCATTTTATCAGAAATTGGAAAAGAACAAAGAGAAACCAACTGAAATAGAATACGCACTTCCGAAAGAGGAAAAGTATCCTATTCACACAGAAGAACTGACTAAAAAAGCTTTCGCATATTTCAAAAATTATGCACGAGAATTAGAGGTTCAGGACAGAATAGAATATGCTAAAAATCTGTTTCCTAAATTGGGCCAGTTCAAGATAGAACCAACAGCACTAATTGATAAATTGGCACATATTGATGCTAAGTCGTTCAATCCTGACTTCGTACATCACATAAGAAGTCGCGCTACAATGACTCACGATGAGCCAACACGCTCTGCTTATAAAGCTTTATTAGAAAAGACTGCAGAGTGGACACCGATAGAAGTGGCCAGTGCGTTAAATAAAATAGATAAAAATGCCAATTTACACTATCATTATGACAGAAAAATCGAAGAACCAGTAAGTGCTACACTTGGTATGAAAAAAGAAGCTCTGTATGAAATAGATGATAGAATTCTCTCTGAGACAGAATACAATACATTAGTTGGCGGAGATTTATCAGATTGGATTGACAAGGAAACTCAGGAAGCACTAAAGACCGATGATGGCCCAGACATATTCAGAAGTTTACCATCCCCAATTAGAGAAGGCATTCTTAGCGAACTCGAGCAGTAATGAAATATTTTGATAGGACTGTGGAGAGTCAAATGAAATATTTTGAAAAGGTCTCTAGAGAAAAAGGTTTCGATGACTTGTTAGCCGGTGGTGTTGCCGGCGCTACTGCGGTTTTTGGAACCCACCCATTAGAGCAGATAGCCACTAAAAAAATAATAGAACCATTACCTGCCAATTCAACGACTCTAAAAAGATTCCTACATAAATGGAAAGGCAGCGGTTGGAGAGCTCTAAAAGGCAGTCTTGCTGCTGGTATTAGCTTTGCTACTTATGGGCAAATCAAAAAGATGCTAGATGCAGATTAAAGATATAATCACTTTGGATCGAATAGAATATCCGGATACGGAAATACTCCGAGAAGACTTTGCAGATATAGATGAGGGCCGTTGGAGTTTTATACAATCAATCTTAACTTTAAAAAAGGATCCTCGGCCTTATGAGGATTTTTATATTTTTGAGAATATAATTACCGCTTTAAATTATGAAGTCCCTGATTTCACCGTGCTGGAACCACCAAATGCAGAGCAGTTATGGCACGGAATTTTATTGATGGCTAAGATAATGCCGAGGCTCCCGTTTAGTTTTGAGGTTAGAATTTATGCAAAGAGAGTGTTTAATGATGGCGGTGTATATATTTATCCTGAAGTAATTGATAACACAGAAGATAACAAAGCCATGTTAAAAGAGGTTAGAGACAAAATGGAATCCGGACCTTTTCCTTTGAGAGATGACAGCATCCTTGATATACAAGCATCTCATTTGATGGCAATAGAATTATATCATGATATCGAATCCGGAAAAAATGTTGATTTTCTTGCTAAACAGTTAGAAATTGTGTAAATTGTTGATTATGAATAAGATATGCACTAAATGCGGAATGAATAAAGCTTTAGAAGAATATTATAACAATAATAGACACAAAGATGGAAAACGATCGGAGTGCAAAAGTTGTCGTAATGCTAGACAAAAAGAATATAATAAGTCTGAAAAAGGTAAATTAATACGAGCTGAATACATTAAATCCGATAAAGGTAAAGCAACAATAGCTAGATATAATAAGTCTGATAAAGGTAAATTAGCAGATGTTGAATATAGAAAAACTGATAAAGGTAAAGCAGCACAAGCCCAATATAGAAAATCTGAAAAAGGTAGAGCGGCAATAGCTCGAGGACATCACAACAGCAGATATTGGAAATCTAAGACTCTAAATACTTTAGATGAAAAAGAATTTAACTATATTATACTTTTGCAAAATAACAAATGTGCATGCTGTGGTGAAACTTTTACTGATGAATTAAAGCCTGCACGTGATCATATCTACCCTGCAAGCAAAGGCGGAGATTTTATCAAAGAAAACATACAAGCATTATGTAGATCTTGTAATAGTTCTAAGCATACTAACCAGATCGATTATAGAACTCAAAACCACAAAGAAATAATAACAACAATATAAATTATGGTCAATATTCCTCCGTACAGCGATAAATATTATGTTAAAAGTAAGAACCTGACTAGGCTTGACTATCCATCTCCCTGGTTCGACATTTCTAGGTCCTACATGCCTAGATCAATCAAGATGCTGTTTAAGCATTGCCGGACCTTTTTTTACAGAAACGGTTTTATTAATTCTGTTATAACTAAACTAACTGAATACCCGATTACAGATATTTTATTTGACAGAGATACAGACCTCAAAGTTAGAAAGCTTTATAAGAGATTTTTTAATTTTGATATAAAAATAAAGGCCATGCTAATTCAGGTGGGTCTGGATTATTTTACTTACGGTAATAGTTTCATTTCAGCGAACATGAAGTTCGACAGATATTTAAAATGCAAATCCTGTAAGCAATCGATTCCAATAGACGAGGTAAAATACCAATGGCGAAATTTCCAATACCATGGTCAATGTCCCAAATGCAATGCACACGGGATTTATGACATAGATGACAGATATCTGGGAAATCCTCACTATTTGAGGTTCGTTAGATGGAGTCCTGAAAATATAGACCTTGAATACGATCCTTTAACTGGCGATACCATTTATTATTACTCCATGCCAGCCTCAATAAAAGCCAAAATAATTAAAGGCAATAAAAAGACATTAAAAACTACGCCCGAATTATTTATTACTGCTCTAAGAGAAAAGAAAAAAATAGAATTAGATTCTGGTAATCTGTACCATTTCAAAAGAAATACTTTAGCAGAAGAAGACATGGGTTGGGGAAAACCTATTATTTTAAGTGCTCTGGCAGACATCTGGTACATGCAGACTCTTAGACGTGGTAATGAGGCAATCGCCGCAGAGCACATTATTCCATTCAGAACTTTGTTTCCTGCTCCTACCAACGCAATAGATCCGTTTTCTCAAATGAACCTTCGTACATGGCGAAGCAAATTAGAAGAAGATGTAAGAGCGTGGAAAATAGATCCTAATCACATTGGTATCTTCCCTATAGCCATAGGGTCAGAAAATATTGGTGGGGATGCTAAGATGTTGCTTGTTACTGCCGAGCTAAAATTTTTAGAGGAAACTATTATAAATTCTTTGGGAGTTCCTATAGAATTTATAAAAGGTGGGGCAACATGGACAGGTTCATCTATTTCTTTGCGTATAGTAGAGAATCATTTCTTGACATACAGAGGACAACTAGAAGATTTTGTTAATCATTTTATTATTAGGAAGGCAACTGAATTAATAAAATTTCCTTCTGTAACAGTTCACTTCAAACGTCTGAGAATGGCCGACGATTCAGAAACTAAACGACTGATACTTGAATTAGCGGCTACAAACAAAATAAGTCTATCCAAAGTTCTTGAAGAGTTTGGTATTTCCTTCGAAGAAGAAAAAGAGAACATTAAGATGTCTAAAGAATTTGAGGTTAGCTTGGCTTTAGATACTGCTATGAAGGAAGCGGAAGCTCAAGGACAAGCTCTCGAAATATCTGCTAAATATCAAGTTCGTGCCCAACAAGCAGCTATAGATGAGCAAGCAAGAATTAGAGAAGCTAAATTTAAAGAAGAGCTTACAGAAGAAACTCAAGGCGATCCTAGTGAAATGGACTTATCCGCCGCGATAGATAAATATGCAGAAGAAATAATGCTCATGGATCCTGCGGGACAAGTAGCAGCCTTAACTAAATTAGAAAGTAAGATGCCTTATCATGCAGCACTTGTAGCTAAAAGAATAGAAGAGAAAATTATGCTGCAAGAGATGGCAATGCCAGAAGAACCAGAAGAACCTACTACACCTGCAAAAAAATCACAAACGAGTAAAAAGGCTGGCACGAAAGCGGATGGAACAAAAGACGAGGGTGCAAAGAAAAAAGCCGGACATCCAAAAGCAGGTCCGAAGTAATGAAAAAATATAACACCTATGAGATTTATAAATGTGAGAAATGCGAGGCTATCTATAGATTACCACTTCACAATAGAGACATCCTACCGGAAGGTCATACCTGGATACGAAGAATATCTATGGAGAAAGAAGAAGGAATTGTAAAAGATCCCCTGGCAGAGGTCGTGCCAACCATGTAATCTTATATTTCGTCCAAAATATACCAAACTGTTATGGCTGGATTGCCCGTTCTAACATAACTAAACTCTTCTCGTACAATATTAACACTCGGGTTATTTAACAGGTCCTCGTATTGTTTTTTCTCTTTATCTAATTTTAAATCAAATACATCTACTTTTTTTGTTCCGTCTATATCCATCATTTATATAATAAGGTTAAGGTAAAAATAATTAAAAAGATTGGCCAAGCACTTGGCCATAAGGCCATAAAAATAAGAGCAATTGCTCTTAGATATATTCTAAATAAAACTTCTTGATATGAAAAACTATCTTTTTTTGGAGAAGTGTTTGGTAAAATTATTGATGCCATAAAACTTCCAGGAACCAACGGTTTATATCCTTTTGCAAACCAAAGAATATTTATTAAAAATACTGTTATTACTTCGATAGTGGCCGCAATAAGCATACCAAAAATGATGCTTCCTTTTAGTATGCTCACTGCTGATCCTATCCAAATACCATTAGTTAGTCTTATTCTCATGCAAGCAATTTTAACAACTGGTCTCTTATATAACTTCTTTTTTCGTCCCAGTCGAACTTTGTTTTAACAGCATCCATGGCAGCTTGATTTATTATTTTTCTACGTCCATTTTCAACCCACAGTTGATATTGTTCCTCTATTGCCTCAGCAAATTTTAATGTGTCAACGTTAGGTCTTTTAAAACTATTATCCAAAGGTTGTGTATACATTCCGTTCGGAACATTGTCAACAATAATTCCGTGTCCTTCCAGCATTTCTAAAATAGCCGAGTTTCTTGGAGCTATAGATGTTGTTCCACTTCCACATGCTTCTATAAGAGATAGTCCAACACCTTCTCCGACCGCTGTGGAAATATTAATATCAGCTCCGTTATACACTTGATTCATTTGCTCCACGGTATAAGGTTGTGCATAGAGGTCTCTCTCTTGAAGCATTATTTTTCCAGATCTGATATCTCCGTCATCAAATCCTGCTTGTTTTATTAAGGCTTGCAAAGCATTTCCTGCTCCCGGACCATTAACTTTTTCGTAAGGCCTCATGTGCAAATATAATGTCACATCATCGTGCCCTTCTGTTTCTTTAACTACTTTAGATGCCGGGCATCGATTTGCGTCACAGAAATTTAAATATTTGGGATATGCATTTCCACATTCACACAATTTATATCCAATAGAGAACAATGACCAGGATCTAATTGTGGCGGATATGTTTTTTCTAGGCTGATATCTGTTAATGTTTACCGCGACGAACTTGTCAACCCACTTTAGTTCTGCCTTAATTCTTTTTCTTTCTTGCCTGCTTAATAGTGCAAAAACTGGTTCAACTCCATGATACAAGTAGTCTACTTTATTAATATCTACACTTGGATAAGCTTCGGCAATCATGTTCTTTGCAAATTTTGTGTAAGTAATCGCTTTATCAGATAACTCAAAGACATTACGCCAGTCACCATATAAGGGACCCCCATCAATAGGGAAATAGCAAATGTATTTCATATCAGGAAATTTTTGTTTGATCGGAGCAAGCATTTGGCTTATATGAAACACATCTTGAAACATAAACATGATATCAAATTTCTCCTGCATTAGCACAGTACGCAAAACGTTATCCCCCAGCGGTGCTGTCTGTTGAACAGGATAAATGTACCAAAGATTGCGATCGTATTTCGTTAGGCCCGTGTAATTTATTCCGACAATATCTACATCGAAATCTTTGTAAAGCTCACAAAATAGGTTCTTGGCAACGTTTCCAAATCCGGTCGGAACAACTGGCGCGTCACACCAGATGAGTAATTTTGGTTTGTCCATTTATTTTTTTGGTTAAGTATACCTTAATTTAAAAAATTTTAGCGTCTAATGCAAATAAAAAGAGGGTATATTATATACCCTCTTTGAATACACAAGCATACTCTTGTGTTTCTACTTTTACTGCTTTAAACTTTCTTACTTCTGCAGTAAGTTCCTTCATGGTTTCTATCCTAACTATCTTGGATTCTCCATGTGTATGCATTAGTTTTACTACCATTCTGAATTCAACAAAAGAACCATTAATGATATTTACTTTCATTCGAATAGCACAGGCTCATCGCTTATCAGGCATTCTTTCCATGGCTTATCCTCACGTGTTTCCAATATTACTGGATGCTCCAGTGCATTACTATCTGGCTGCCTGGAACGGTATTTTATCTCTACTGTGAGTGGATTCGAAACTGGAAAAGCAGTTTTGTATGGAAGTTTTTCCACACTGCTCCAACCCAATTTCTTTGCCATTACTTTCACACCATCCATTCCTAGCGTTCCCGGACCACACCACCCGCACTCAACCCTTTCTCCAAAAGCATCTAGTTTTCCAAGATGGAATCTTGCAGGAAGTCCTTTTAATTTTCCAGCATTGCTAGTCATGAACTCAAAAATATAGAAATCTTCCGTCCATTGGAATTTTAATTTCCAGGAGCCCTTTCGATATGCTTTTCCGTTCATCGTATACTCAATATAACTGGACTCACCTGTCAAATGTCTTAAGACAAAACCTTCCCATCCTTGTTCAAGTGCCATGTCAACGTGTTCTTTTGTCAGCAACTGTATAGACCATGGTTCATATGTGGCATCTTTATCGTAATATGTCTTCTTAATAATCGCTCTTCTATCAGAAAAATCTGTTTTTGTAATATCCGTTTTGTCATAGAAAAGCATATCAAAAATTTTAATTTCCAGGTGTCCGCCGACTTCTTTTAGGTGAAGATATCTTGCTTCTGTTTTTTCCTTGGTGGATCTAACTTCAGTAAATGCTCTCAAATCCTTGGGCATTTCCACACCATCAGAGTTAAAGTAAATAAATTCAAAACTGGTGATACTGCCGGCCGGAACTTCGTATTCACACAGTTTTTTTATCTCTGGTATGTCTGCAATTAAGTGCGTTATTTCTTCGATGCCTCTGGTGTATAGGTGCTTCGCATTCTTAAGATCCACAACCAAAAGTAGGTTGACTCCATTGTATTTCCTTTCAGCGTAAAACTTTTCCAACCCCACACTCATTGATGTTCCCTCTGGCGGTGCCGAAATTGGTTTACTAGGAGTAAATCCTTCTGGGAGGGGGTCAAATGTAAAAATTTGCGTCGTAAGCTTGTCTCTGAAACCTTCTTTTAGTTTTTTAACTATGATAGATTGTGCTTCTTTTACAGCTTGCTCATGAGGAGTGGTTTCGTTGGATTTTCCAATGTTTTTTCCCTCAACAATTTCTTCTGTGTGCTGCTGTTTGCCTTCTTTGTGTCCAAATGTTCTTTTGATTTTGTTATCGCTGTCTTCTACTGTTATTCTCCACGAGAGTATAGCTCCTGTTCGAGACTCACGATATAATTGTCGTTCTAAATGCATTGTACCTCCTATATAAAAATAAAGGGGCAAATATATTGCCCCTTTAATGCCCCCTATAGAAAGAGGCTAGTGATAGTGGAAAAATACGCCCTTACTTTCATCGCTCAAATGCCAACAAACTTTGCATTGCGAGCAATCATCAGGACAATCGTTATAATAGGATTTATCAGGATTGGATTCTCCTGCATGTGCTATCGGTCGATTGTATTTATTTCGTATTTTGTCTGATGTTCCCGCTGGCATGTTGTCGAAAGTACTAAATATAACTTCCATGTTATCAGGTTTTTCTTCGTAATCGGAACTGTAACACTTCGTGAATGCCATGAAATGTTTATCGGGGAATTGTTTGCAAGTTTCTATCCACATATTTAAATATTCTTGTGAATAGAAATCGCCCGAAACATGGATACGAAAATATTCACTCTCATAAGAGCGTAAATTTTCCATCAATTGTTCTTTCAAGTTTTCAGGATTTTCTTTTGCTATTCTAAAATTTCTGTCATATGCATTTTTTGTATTCGGATATGCTCTATATGATTTTCTAGCGTAACATTTATCTGAACAATATTTATGAAATGGACAAGAAAAAATTGGTGGTAAACTAAAACTTGCTATATCTTTAAGTTTTTTGTTTCCCTTGCTGATGCTTATGATATCCACTAAGCATGAGCAACCCCTTTCATGTATTCTTCTTCAGAAATTTGTTGTATATAATTTATCTTTATCGCTTTAACTTTATGTGTAACATTAAGGGCATCTACGATATGATCACGTCGTATCCATAGGATCCTTTCCTCTTCTTTTTTCCCTTTCTTTATTATTACGTTTGCTTTATAGTTTTTCAATTAATTTTCAATTCTTTACTTTTTGTCTGCCAGTTTCTATTTTTTCAATTCGGCAAGTCTTTCTACAACTTTAACAATAGCTGCTGTTCTAGCATATTTAAAAGTTGATCTACAGACTTCCTTCACGTCATCTTTGTATTTCTGCGGTATACGGTTGTATACTTTCTTAGCAGATTCTTTTATTTTCGTCATTGAAAATAGATGGTCTAGACTTAATCACAGTAGAGGAATTTAATGTTATTGCATTCCTTTATGTAATCTTTTATTTGCCGTTCTAGGTGGTTATCGGAGATTATCTGATAACAAACCACAACTCGTTTTTTGTTATCAATGTAGTACTTGAATTTCTTTTTACGTCGGAATCGATCTTCTATAAGAGTTCCAACTCGAAGTTCAAGTGTTTGGGTAGTTCTGGGTTGCCTTCCTTGCATTTTATTCCTAATTATTATCCTTGCCAAAGGATAAATGTATATTCCTTCTGTTCCTTCATTGACCCAGCCTACTTTATTTATCCGATTTCCTCGAACAATCCCTATAGGCACGTTTATTTCTATGTTTTTTACGTCAATATGATTGTGAAAAATTTCTTTTGCATATTTAAGATTTCCTCGAATTCTGTCAAGAACTGTTTCCCACGTATAGGGTTTATTACCTTGACCCACTCTATGTACCCTCTCATCTTTTGCAGATCTAGCTCTGAAACTTCTTCCATAGGTTGTTTTACTTTGATATTGTGTAGGCATGCTCTGAAATTTCTCCAATTCTCTCTTGGTATATTAGTCTTTTCGTTTACTATTATACCTGTAACTTTCATTCTGTGATATCGTTTTCTTACTTTTGTTTTTGTTTTATTCATTCTTAATCCTGCAGGTCTTAAAATCTCTCTGACATCATCTAGAATATCATGTACTTTTAATCCCTTACTCTTTTTTGAGCTTATTGCAATATCATCACAATATCGTGTTATTTTAATTTTATATTTTGGTTGGAGTTTTTTTAATTTTTTATCATATGGAAGCATGAATAAGTTAGAGACTGCTGGACTTGTAATTGCTCCCTGTGGTACTCGGCCTCTATATGTCAATAGTTTGACTATGATATTAATATCGTTAGAAGTTGCTTTTTCGTACGGCAATCTTCTATCAAAAAGATACTCAAAAGTAGAATAAACTTGTTTCTCAGTAATTGAATTGAAAAAATTCTTTATATCTATTGTAATAAGAAGATCAGCGCCTACATGTTCTTCTGCATTTGTTTTTGGTCCCCTTTTTTTCACAAAGCCATGTGCAATTGGATGGGGTTTATACCTATATAAAATTTTATATAATATTTTTCTTTGTATTTCGATTAGTTTGTCTTGGGGCGCATCTATTCTTCGAGATCGTCCGCGTCTTTTTTTGATTCCGTAAGACAGATAATATCTATCAATATTTTCTATAATATGCTTTACCGTATCCGGATCTTCGTTTAATAATTCGTAAATAGTCATTTTTTTCTTTTATATACTAATTGAATAAATAAAACCCCGCGCCTTATAAAAGGACACGGGGTGCTTTCCACTATAAGAGGGAAAACTTGCTGCCCTCTTATTTTTTATTGTAAAGCGAATGACGCTTCATCATTCAGTCCCCGAAGGGACCTACTGGAAAGGCTAAAATTTCCTATACAATGACGCCTTCTGCTCGTTATGCGTCCTAATTTCATCATAAGTGTTTGACGTTGCATCAAACGCGTGGAGGCAGGAATCTATAGTTAATTTTTTTTATAATAGCACTTGTCTCAAGGTAGAGATCAGTCAGTATCATTGTGCCACTTACATACGTCAGATTATTTGTCGTTGCAACAAACTTACAGAAATAAGGAGGACTCAAACGCCCTCCCTAATTCTGAATTTTCTGCTATCATCATTTATCGAATAACAGTTGTTATATCGAATCGAATATGGTGATCGCGAGAGTATCTTGATCGTCTTGCGATAACTCTGTTAATTTGAAGATATTCTCTTTCTTTGTGAATTCTTTAAGTGATGCTGTCGAAGAATATCCTCCCTGGTTGATCAAGATCGAATATATGGAAACTTTACTCTCTTTCACCCATTCATTGAATTTATCACGGAATTTATCCCCAATAGGGGCTTCACCATCCGTAATAAATATCAAGTCAGCGGTCGTAAATTTCGCGTGTTCGCTGATTATCGTCCTTGCTCTCGCAAGAGGTGCTTCGAAAAAAGTTCCCCCGCCGTCAAAATATTCGGCGAACTCGAGAATCTTTTCGATGTTGTATGGTTGTTCTTTGTAGAAGTAATCTACTTTCAGTCTCTTTGGGTTGTCATCACCTGAAAAGTGAATTGCTGCGAAATCTCGCTTTTGTGCAATCGCTATTTCAAGTATACCCAATGCTACGGCCTTAGCCCATATTTCTGGTTGACCATCCATTGAATATGATTCATCCATTGCTACTACAATGGGGCCTTTGACTTGCTTAGCTTTACTTCTTGTTTCATATTGAAGAATTTTTCCTTCAACGTAATCTTTAAAAAATAATGTTTCAGTCACAGGATCACTGAGCTTCATTAACTCAGAAGGTAGTACTTTGCCAAGATCTTTCCCTTGTTTAATGGAATAAATCTCGTTTGTTCCCTTCTTTATTTTTTGGTGTTGCCGTTGCATCGCTATCTTTTTATAGCGGCCTGCCAACTTGGCTATCATACGAAGTTTGGGAGAATTACGCAATCTGTGCAAAAGATCCATCTTTTCTTTATAAGATCTTTTATTATAGTTATTATCACTGCCCAAACCCCACGCCTCAATAAAGTCATTCGTTTCTTGAGTAACATTTTGTGCTTGACTTACCAGACCATGCACATTTTGCTGAAATTCTTTTTTCTCTACTGAATCTTGGAAATCTTTTCGCGCTTCTTCCAATCTCTTTTTTGCTTCTTTAAGAGACAAACGCTCAGATATCTTAGCTGATCCAACCTCTTCCCCTTCTCCTTCTTCGTCTTTCTTTTCAGCAGCTTGTGCTTGTGCTTCTTTCTCCATCGCTTCCATAAGTTTTTGTAAAGCTGCTTGTTGTTCTTTTATCTGCTTTACAAATTCTTTTAATTCATCAGAAAGAATCTCAGTACCTATAGTTGCATTTACTTCATCAAGTCTTGTCAGTGCTCGAAGCTCCTTGTATTTTGGAGCTTCAAACACTTGTTTCATTATTTCTCGATTTAGCAAAAATTCCGGATTCATCATGTAATCTTTTAAAAGTTCCGGATTATATTTGAATAAGGCTGAGAATGTGTCTTGTAAGAGTTCTGCGAATTCTTTGTATTCTTTTTTACCAGCACGCCGGTTTTCTGTAAGTACTTTGCTTTGTGTTAATGTTCTCTCAAAAGCTTCCAAATCAAACTTATCATGCTTTATCGAATGCTTAGAATTATGAATGTCGTCTGTGACTTTCTTTCTATTACTAAGGGGAGTCTTCCCTATTTGTCTGTAAGACATTAAACCTCATCCAATTTAATATTGCATGCGTCAACGAAAATCTTTTTAACTTGCTCATCTATATCGACAAGCATAGTTTTTATTTCATCGACGTTTTTTTGTTTCTTCATCATTTCTTTCATCAGCTTATTGATATCGGATTTAGCCTGCTTTAGTTTTGATGCAGCTTCGATACCATTTTCCATCTGAACTTTTGGATCTTTTTCTGCAAAAACATCTTTCGTAATACGCATACATTCTTCGTATTTTTCCAAGATAAGGTTTTTCTCAGGATTAACCATTTCCAAAATTTTCAGATATACGCCGCGTGCTTTCGTAGGATCAGCCCAGAACATATGACGTAAAACGTCCATGTCATCTTCTTCAATGATATCTCTACCTTTTAGCCATGCTTCTGCTTTTAATACCTTCATGGAAGCTTTATATGTTCTGTCAGTGACTATATAGCCGCCAATCGTAAGTTCATGGCGAAGTTTTGTCAATTTTTGTATTACACCATCTGGAATTGCCACCTGTTTTACCAATTTTCGTGTTTCTGCTAGTTCATCTAATGTTATGGTAACTTCAGGATCAGGTAAATCTTCAGGATTAGGCATTTCGAGCATCTTCATGAAATTTCCTGGCTCACGAATAGGTTCGGTAAGATACTTCAAATGAAATCTGTCGTATACTGCTCCTAAACCCTCATCATTTTCTGGTATTTCATTCGACGCGCCAATCACTGTAAGCAAAGGAACTTTGATTCTTTCCCTGCCATTCGAAAATTCTCGCTCATTCAATAATTCAAGCAAACTGTTTAAAATACCTGCGTTTGCTTTAAAAACCTCGTCGATTACAGCAATGTGAGCTTCAGGAAGCATTCCTTCAATTACCCTTAAGTATTTATCATTCTTAAGCTCTCTCATAGAGAACGGTCCAAACAACTCTTCTGGAGTAGAATAAGCTGTCAAAAGTCGATGGAAATATTTTCCACCCTGTATGTGTTTGATAAATCTGGAAGCAAGCAATGATTTTGCTACCCCAGGAGGACCTAAAAATAAAATATTAAGGTTAGTTAATACAGCAGTAATAAGCCCGTGTGTTTCTTCGGTTCTTTCAACGGTGATTCCGTTGAGTTCTTGGCGAACAGACAGAATTCTGTCGCGTAATTCGTTCAATTAATTCTCCTTTACGTCGGTGGAAACACGCCTTGTGGTCCAGTTGGTTCCTCAGGATCACGGAAATATCTTTCCCACGCTGATCCTTGAGTTTTTAAATAAACAATTGTTGTAAATAATCTTTTGATCTCTTTAGCGATCATTGCATCCATTTTATCATTTAATGGACCTGGCACTGATGCTTTAATAAAAAAATCATCACTTAGCATTTCTTCATATTCGTGAGGAGGATCATTTGGATCAAAATCTTTTAATAATTGCCCTATGTGATCATTCGAAAAGTCATATGGTTGTCCGGGTCTTTGTACGTATTGTTTTTGTTTTGTATCTGTGTCTGTATCTTGGCCGGGTGGCTCAAGAGTATCAGCTGCATCTTGCATCTTTTGTTTCAAATCGGTATGAGATGCCTTTTTACTTATTCTTCGCATATAGTCGTCATATTCTTGTTGTGTACGTCCATATTCGATCGGTTTTGGCATTGCTACCTTAAGTCCAGTTGCCCGCGCCATTGTTATTGATGTGTCTATTGCACAAAACATGCATCCTTTTTTTGCGGACTTGGCTTCTTCGAGAGTCAGCTCTACTTGCTGACAATAGCTACATAACATTTTTAGATTATCAACTCCTACTTTTAATAAAAAAATAAAAGGGTCTTTTGATTATCAAAAGACCCCATTAAACTGTTTTTATCTTTTGGTCAGCACCTTGTGATTAACGGAACTTTGGCAGTTTATATTTTTTGGTACGGTCTTCTTTGAAGACCTTCTACGGTTTTCACTCCCCGTTATAGCATTATCTGTTTGTTTCCTTGGGGCGAATATTTTGTTAGGCAATATATTCCATTGTTAGGAGGGTAAAAGTAGATAATACTTGATTTCATGTACCTTCTTCAGTATATTTAGAATAGTACACAATCATCTTATTCCAAAAAATAAGGATAAATGTAGATGGCAAATAGCGTAAGAGACGCTTTTAGCATTAAAATTAGAAATGAAGAAATTAGAAATTCTATTACTAATTCGATCAAATCTCAGTTTCCAATTAAAGGTTCCAAAAAAACCATAGAATTAGAAAGTCTAGAAGTAGCTGATAAGTCTATAACTCCCGACGATTTTCCAGATCAAAAAAAAGCAAAACTAGCAGGCAAGTCATGGGATTATCCTGTACATGCAACTATGCGTTTAATAGATAATGAGACTGGCAAAACTCTGGATTCTGCGAGATTAAAAATTGGTTCGATACCAATGATGACTAATAGATTTTCTACTATCATAGATGGCAATGAATATCATACAATGAATCAATTTCGCTTAAAACCTGGAATTTATACAAGAGTAAAAAACAATGGACAAATAGTATCTCAATTTAATTTGGAAAAGGGTTATAACTTTGAAATGGATTTAGATCCAGAAAAAAGAATTTTTTTCCTTACTAGAAAAAATAAACATTATGAGCTATATGGTATTTTGAAAGCTCTTGGCATTTCTGATAATGAAATGAAAAAGGCTTGGGGAGAAGAGGTTTATAGATTAAATGTAGGAACCTCCATAGGAAAACAAGAAAGAATAGTAATTGATCTTTATAAGCAATTGACACATCAAGAAGTTTCTTACGACAAAGCCGCAGAAGGTTTAAAAGAATATTTTGATAATACTAAAGTTAGCCCATTCACAACCAAATTAACCCTTGGTAAAAGTTTTGAAAGCGTAACACCTGAAGCCTTATTAGCAACCTCAGAGAAAATTCTGAAAGTAAGAAGAGGTCAAGAGGAGCCAGATCAAAGAGATTCTTTAACTTTTAAAGATCTGTATGGAGTCGATGATCTACTTAATGCATATTTTGAAAAAAATACACCAAAAATAGTGGCCAGAATTGCCAGAAGTTCAGAAAATAAAGACAAATTAAGAGAAATAATTAGTTCAAGCGATTATGGTGATGCTATAAGAAATTTCTTTGTTGGACCACAGGCTGATTTATCTTCGACTACGCCGCAAACTAATCCCCTAGAAATGTTAAATGAATGGCGTAAGACTACTATCATGGGTACAGGAGGTATTCAAAGTAGACACGCAATCACCAACGAAGCACGTGACCTTCATCCATCACACATAGGTTTTTTAGATCCGATTGCAACACCAGATAGTTTCAAAGTAGGTATCACACTTCCACTGGCTACAGAAGTTATAAAAAAGAAAAAAAATATTTTAACACCTTTATTGAAAAGTGGTGCCAGTGTTGATGAAAAACATTTAGCAAAGTCCTATGAAGATAAGATGGCTGCGGAAGTGTGGAATATAAAATTAGGTTTTCCTGATCAGTATAAAATAGTAAATGGAATCATAAAACCAAAAGGCAGAGTAGTAAAAGGTTATTATCAGGGAAAACAAACCCTATTCAAACCAAGTGAAGTAGAATATTTTTTAATCGATCCTGCCAGTATATACTCTTATACATCCAACCTAGTTCCATTTTTAGCCAATACCCAAGGTAACAGAGCTAGTATGGGATCCCGAATGTTGACACAAGCCGTTAGTCTTGTTAATCGTGAAGAACCCCTTGTTCAATCACATTTTAATGATAAAAATACGTGGGAAGGCATCACAGGTTCTTATTTACAACCATACGCAGAACAAGCAGGCGAAATAACATATATAGATAAAGATTATATAGTATTAAAAAATAATAATGGAAAAAGTGTCAAAATTGGTTTATATGATTATTTTCCTTTGAATCAAAATTCCTACTTACACTCCACACCTTCGGTAAAAGTTGGGGACAAAGTTACAAAGGGGCAAGTCCTAGCTGATCATAATTTTTCAAGAAACTCAATTCTGGCTGTTGGATCAAATGTCAATGTGGCATACATGCCATGGAAAGGTTTTAATTTCGAAGATGGCGTGGTAGTTACTGAATCATTTGCTAAGAAATTCACTTCTTCAAGTATGGTCAAAAAAAGTTTGTATCAAGCAAAAAATGGTATGACTGATAAAACTAAATTTAGAATTATATTTCCTGATAAATTGACCCCTAAAAATTTCTCTAAATTAGATGAAAACGGAATTATAAAGGAAGGCGAAAAAGTTGAATCAGGTGATATCCTCATTTCTTATATGGAACCACGTGATATGACTTTAACTGAAATGATGGTAAAAAAGATGGGTAAAGCATCATTTCTTGCTCACATCGACAAAAGTTTAGAGTGGCCACAAGATAAAACAGGTGTAGTAAAATATGTCAGAAGTGTAGGAAAAAGTATAAATATCTGGATTGTCGTTGAAAATCCAATGGTAGTCGGTGATAAAATATCTGGAAGATATGGTAATAAAGGTATTATCACAAAAATAATTCCTAATAGTGATGCTCCACATAATAAAGACGGAAAACGTATAGATCTTATTATGAGCCCAGCCGGTGTGCCCGGCCGTATTAATCCCAGTCAGTTGCTTGAAACTGCTGCTGGTAAATGGGCCAAAAAAGTTGGTAAAAAATATATAGTAAAAAATTTTAGTGGAGAGAATTCTTTAGCCGATATAACTGCTAAATTAAAACAAGAGAAAATTGAGGTAGAAGAACAGCTTTTTGACGGAAAAGATGGGAAACCATTCGAAAATAAAATCTTCACGGGTAATCAATATATCTTACGTTTAATGCATGATGTTGAAAAAAAACACAAAGCCCGAGAACGTAGTTCGTATGATTTGAATTTACAGCCTGCAGCCGGAAAAACTGGTGGTCAAAGTATTGATCCAATGACAATGTATGCTATGATAGCACATGGAGCTACAAAAAATCTACGTGATGCAACATTGATAAAAGGTCAAAAGAATGACGAAATATGGCAAGCATTACAAGTTGGACTTCCATTGCCAACTCCTAAAACAAATTTTGTATTTGATAAGCTTGTAGCTCATTTACAAAATGCTGGTGTAAACGTAACTAAAAACGGTAATTATCTACTTACATCACCATTTACTGATAAGCAGCTTGCTAAACTGTCTGGTGGGGAAATAAAAGACGCCAGGGATGTATTACGTGGTAAAAATCTAGCACCAATCAAAGGTGGTTTGTTCGATCCCGATGTCGTAGGAGGTATGCAAGGCAGCAAGTGGTCACATATTAATTTAAACACCAAAATGCCACATCCAATATTTGAGGATGCTATAATAAAAATAACAGGATTAACCCGTCCAAAATTTGATGAAATAATGAATGAAACGTATTCAGAGGATGGCGTCACTGGTAATAAGTTAATACAAAAAAAATTAAACGAAATAAATCTGAAAAGCGAAATTAAAAAAACAAAAGCAGAATTAAAAGAAGCTCCAAAATCAAAACGTAATCTATTGAACAAAAAGTATAAGCATCTTGAAGCATTAAAAACTTTTGGTTTTAAACCTACTGATTTGATGATAAGTAAATTTCCTGTAATGCCAGCAAAATTTAGACCCATTTACCCATTACCGTCAGGAGATTTACAAGTAAGTCCTATTAATCATCATTACACTAGAATTGCACAAACAGCATACGCCATAAAAACAAATAAAGATTTGGGATTCGATGAAGAACTCTCTAGAACCGCTAGAAAAGATATGTACCGTATTTTGAAAGAAGCTGTTGGATTACAAGAACCACTTCATCAACAAATGAAAAGAAGTGCAGGTATAGTAAAAACAATTGCAGGATCTGTTCCAAAAGAAGGTTTTGCACAAAGAAGTGTATGGACTAAGAGGCAAGATGTGTCTGGAAGATCTACTGTTACTGTAGACCCATCATTGGGTCTGGACCAAGCCGGAATTCCCGTAGAAATGGCAAAAGTTATTTACAGACCTTTTATTATCAAAGAAATGCTTCAAATGGGATTTAAACCTTTGGAAGCTCTAGAAAATATAAAAGATAATGGTATAGGTTCAAGAAAAGCACTCTTAAAAGTAATGGAAAATCGTCCCGTATTGCTAAACAGGGCACCAACTCTACATAAACACGGAATACAAGCCTTCAAGCCCATATTAGTAGATGGTAAAGATATTAAAACAAATCCATTAATCAATGCGGGTTTTAATTTGGATTATGATGGCGATGCTATGGCCGTCCATGTTCCCGTAACAAATGAAGCTGTAGATGAGGCATGGGGTATGCTACCATCTAAAAATGTATTTAAAGCTGGTGATAACTCCGTAGTACACGCAATAAGTAAAGATTATCAACTAGGCTTATATTATTTAACTGTTCCTGGTAAAGATACCAAAAAAAGATTTAAGACTGTAGTAGATGCAGAAAATGCTGGTATTGGCATGACAGATGTTTTCAGTTTAAATGGTAAAAAAACAACTATAGGTATTCAACTAGTGAATTCTATATTGCCAAAACAATTTCGAGATTATGATAACTTATTTGATAGTAGAAAAGTGAATTCTATATTAGAAAAAATAGCATATGAAACTCCAGAAAACTTTGACCAGGTTATTTCAGGATTAAAAGATCTTGGCAATCGTTATGGTCATCTTCGCGGGAGTACTGTCTCCATCAATGATTTGCAGGTAGATCATTCTATAAGAGAAAACATACTAGAAAAATGGAAATCAACACTAGGTCCAAACTCGTCTGACGAGAAAAAAATCGAAGCTTATAAAAATGCTAAGGTGGAATTAAAAAAAGAACTTTATAAAAAATATTCAGATTCCAACAAATTTTATGAATGGCTAAAATCAGGTGCACTTAAAAGTGAAGAAGGCGTCATTCAAATGATAGGAATGCCTGGAATTCTTCAAGATACTAAAGGAAACGAAATACCAATTCCTATAACAAAAAGTTATGGTGAGGGTTTGGACAGTTTTGATTATTGGAACAGTATTTATGGGGTACGAAAAGGTACTATTGATCGTGCAGTTAACACACAAGAATCGGGTGAATTGAATAAAAGACTTCTTGCAAATACAAGGAAATTATTAGTAATAGAAGAAGATTGCGGCACTAATGATGGTATAGAATTTGATATTACAGATAAAAATATTCTTGATCGCACATCTGCTCTCGATATAGAAGGTATTGTAGAAGCAGCACAACTTATAACTCTAGACATTCAACAGAAGCTAAAAAAAGCTAAAATGAATATTGTGGTGGTCAGAAGTCCTTTGACATGTGAAACTCCACAGGGTGTTTGTCAAAAATGCTATGGTTTGATGCCAGGTGGCGATTTTGCACCTATTGGTACCAATGTTGGGGTTTTAGATGGGCAAGCAATATCAGAAAGAAGTACTCAACTTACAATGCGTACTTTTCATACAGGCGGGGCAGTCGATTCAGGTGGAAGTGCTTTAGCCGGTTTTAAAAGATTAGAACAAATATTCAAAGTTCCTGAAACTGTGCCAAATAAAGCAACCTTGGCACAAACTGACGGTCAAATTGAAAGTATAAAAGAAAGTCCTATTGGTGGAAAAGATATACTCATAAATGGAATAACACATTATGTTCCATTAAATTTAGAACCCACAGTAAAAAGGTATCAATCAGTAATTAAAGGTGACAAAATATCAACAGGAGTTATTAAGCCACAAGAGTTAGCTGAATTAAAGAGTTTTAAATATGCCCAACGAGAAATGGTTAAAGAACTGGATAATATTTATGAAAATAAATTTTTCCAAAAAACTTTTGAAACAGCAATTCGTGGTGTGACAGACAATGCTGAAATTTTAGATCCTGGGGATACAGATTTGCTTATAGGAGACAAAATATCAGCGAGCTACATCAAGAAAAAAAATAAAGCATTGATCAGAGATAATAAAACACCTGCACAATTCAACGAATATTTCAAATCAATAGAGATGCTTACCGACGACGGGCAAGATTGGTTAGATAGATTGTCTAATGTTCATTTAAAAAACACTATCAAAGATATGGCATCTACTAGAATGGCATCAAATATACATGGTCACAATCCACTCCCAGCATATATGTATGGTTTGGAATTTGCTAAGGATCCCAGATATACTTATTAAGCTAAAAAAAGAGGCTGGATTCCTGGCCTCTTTTATAATTATGTCATCTTTGTCTGCTCCTTTAATCATCCAAATTTGATTCTCTTTTCTTTATCCTGCCTTTTCTTTGCAAAAATTTTAGTGTGATTTCGGAACGCTTAGCAAGCTCAGCGTTTATTTCTCCTGGACTGATTTCTCTCGGTCCTTTCTTACCCAGAGGATAGACTTTAACTCTAGCCATTAGATGCCATCCTCTCAAAATTTAAAGATTATTGTTTATTATCATTTCTCTTATGCCTGTTTTAAATGTAAAAAAAGCCACGGGATTTCTCCACGCGACTTTTTTCTTCTCTCCGGGTAAGTGGAGTTATTACATTTTTCTTATGCCATTTTTGCTATTCGATCCGCATTATTAGGATGCCAAATTATCTCTAATTTTGTTCCTTTTAATTGTGCTAATATTCCCAATACAAGCCCTTCGTATTGTTTTAAAAAATAACCATATTTTTTATGGTTACATAAAGGAAAAATATCGGGTATGTATAAATGAGTAATATTATGCTCTATGGCATCTCTTACTATAAAGCTCAAATCTGTTAAATTGTATATTATCAATTTACGAATATGATCATTTCCCCAATTATCTGAATATTTCCTCAGTGTTTTGATACGTACTAATCTATTAACTCTAACTTTATATTTTTTATTTATATCTTTTAAGAAGATATCGCTGTTAGCTCTGAGCGTAGTTGTTGCAGGGCGTTTCCGATTGATTTCGATTCCTCCTCTAACTTGCTCTGTTTCATTACTAAATCAGCATGAAAAGCAATTATTGCTAATTTCTTTTCTATTAATTCATTTGCTAGATATGGAAATGATGCCACTGATTTCACGTCATCCCAGGATCGACTTATATCTTTTATGCCTTGTTCATCAGCGTATAGTCGAAGTTTGACATATATTTCATCTGGCTCTCCGAACATATTCTCTATTATACTCTGAATATAAACCTCATATATTGTAGATTCGAACGGATTATATAAATAATATATTTTTCCGATCAAGGTATTGCATGCATCACTATAATTCTTTGTAAGTTTCATTGCGATGTCCTTACATGTATATCGTCATCTTTTTTCTTCTTTGTGTAACCACCATCTTGCCGTTTGTGGTTCACATCTAATTTATCTAAAAATGCCTGGTGTATTTGTGTTGGAGTCATTTTGTGTACTATAAATGTATGCTCTTTCCAATCTTCCACAAAATCTAATATTGCATCATGAAATTTATTCGGATGAATACCAAATGTGTAAGATTTCCAATGTTTCCAGGCAATTGAATTTTCAATTTCGATCGCAGTAAATATCATGTTTTCCGGGTAGAATTCATAATTTTTATAAGGGGTATGTTCTTCTTGCATTAATTGTTCGAAGGTAAACACATCCCAGCCAGCGACTTGTAATACACTCACCAGAAAAAATAAAATATCAATTAATTCAATTTTTTCTTTATGAGAATCTGTTTCATCAAAATACTCAGCTACCTCATGAATAAGTGCTCGAGTATAATTCAAAGTCCAATCAATTTTGGTTGGCGTTTGTTTTGTATCATCGCATATTTGGTCATAACTAAGGTAACGCCTTTCACGAAGAATCCGTGAATTTAATTTTTTCATTTTTTCCCAAATATCAATCCACATATATATCTTTCGGTTGGGGGTAAAAAGGTAATAATATTTTTTTGGAAATTACAGATCTTACAGCGTCTTTTCTTGCTTTTTCCAAACGATAGTCAAACGTAGTTATTTCTGCATCTAATACATCTACATCGAGCGACTTTAATTTTTCAATCATATTTCTTAATGCTTCATTTATTACAGTTTTTACAGTTGGGATTTCTTTTCCCTTTTCATTATCTATACCGATACAATCTACTGCAATTTTTATTTTTTCCCATAATGGAAAGCTTCTCGTGTCTTTATCAAATAAAGGATTCAACTCTGCCAGCCTATTTGGGTTATTTTCATAAACCTCTCCTAATGGGAAAGTATTGCCTACCAAATATTTTTGTAGGTTTGCTTTATCTTTTTTAAGATACTTTCGTGATCTTTTAGTGATCAATTTTTTATAAGTTTCCCATCGTTCTATTTCCAATGGTATCATTTCGGAAGGTATAAGCTTCCAATCCTTTTGTGGTCGAAACTTCTCGAAAAACCGGCTTAATTCCATCTATTTTTTTTCCTTGACTTTAGTTCTTGTATATTTTATATTTCTTCATGGGCCTATTAGATAAACCAAAACTAAGCTTAAATCCATTGCTTTGGAATGAAGATAATACTCTTATCCCTCCTGTGAAAGACGAGATTCTTAATAAACTTAATATTCTTATTCCAAGAAACCTGATAAAATCTGTGTGGTTTATTGGTAGCAGTGCTGGTTTACAATATAATAAATTTTCAGATATTGATATTAACGTGGTGTCTCGTATTCCTTGGGGAAGAGAATACGATGACGAATTCGAAGAATGGCATCAACATTTCAAATTTTATAATAAACAGTTGAATTTTCTCACTGGGACAACTCATCCTATAACTTACTTTATTCAGCATGAAATGGAGCCTAATTGGGGAGATGAAACAACATCAGTTTATCTAATAAAGAATTATGATACCGGAGAAGAAGATATCTGGGAAAAACCTTTTGTTCCTTATGAGGACATACGAGATCCAGAAGAACGTTATGAGATAAATAAGCCATATGCCCGTCTGTATGCCCAAGTAGTTCGAAGTAAATTGACGGAGCTTACGTCTGATTTGCATGATATTACTTACTTAGAAGGGAAACAATTACTTTCTAAGCTAAAAGAAATAGAACGAGATATATACGAACTAGTTCGTACTTACAAAGATGTTGATAAGGCTAGAAAACTTCAATACAGGTATAGGTGGGGCGTGCCAAAAACATCAGGCGTAAATTTTATTTATAAATATTTGGAGAGAAATAAACTTCTAGAATTGCTCGAAGGCTTTAAAGAAGTGTTTAAGAAATAAAAAAAGAAGGAGATTAATCCCCTTCTTCTTCTGGTTGTTCTTTTGTCGGTTCATCTTGTTTCGAATCTACACCAGTTTGTTTTATTTCAAATTTTTCTGGTATTTGTGCTGCCCAAGGTTCTTCGTATTCCATATCATCTTTCCAAAATTCAATATCTTCTGACGGATTGATGCCTAGTGTTTTGGCTAATTCTACCATCCTTTCTTGCTTTTCAGCATCCCAATTCGCACATACTTGAACTGATGCTGAGAATAACAAGCATTCTACTATAAGTTGTCTATCGTCATGGTCCATTTTTTCTCCTATCTAAATTGATATGTATTGATCATTTTGTGTATCGTATATACACCTTATTCGTACAAATTTACCTTTATTTATTTTTTGTGGATAATCATAAGTACGAATACAAGCACCTATAGAACCTTCAAGTATAACCAGATATCTTCTTCCATTTCTATAGGTATATTTGTTTAATATTACAATAGGGTCATTATAATTATCTTTTAATAAGCCTATCAATTCTACTGAATCTTCCCTCTCCAAAAACCATTGGGGAGCATTCATTAGTGGTTCCATTATATTCCTTATTATATAGATACGGTAAAATCTGGTAAAAAGGGGCTGCTATCGCTTTCTTGTGGATAGCCTCTTGGGTTGGAAACTACTCTTGTTTTTCCTATAAATGTGTCCATAGATTGCCCATGTGTATGTCCATAGATCCATAAATCAGGCTCATAGTCGTACATCAAATCCTGCATGTCCACAACAAAAGCAGGGTTGAGAGGGCTGTTTGCAAAATCTCTGCTTATTGCCTGGGGGAATGGACCATGGTGTGTAACGACTACCGTTTTTCCATCAAACATTTTTGCAAGATGCTCTCTCAAAAAATTTCTGGCATCTACATGCAATTCAAAACTATCCTCAGGAGTAAATCTTTTATTACCATTTTTGATAACTGAGAAATCAGTCATATTTCTTTTCGCGTATTTCATATAATAATCCCTCATTTCAGGCCCATTATAATGAAAATCTGTCCATAAGGTTGTTCCCAGAAATCTTGTACCGTTAATTACTTTCATTTTATTTTGTAAAAATCGTATATTTGTTTTACTACATGATTTTTCTAGATGGTCATCTATCTCCCAAATGTCAGAATAATAATATTCATGATTTCCTGCAATATAAACAACAGGTGTATCTTTATAGACATCTATTATCCATGGTACTGCGGATGCTTTGGTATCTATATCTCCTGCTAATATAATAACATCAGCGTCAGTTCGTACTATTGATTTAAGGCCAAACTCATTGTGCAGGTCCGACATTATTTGCATTTTTATCATCCCGTATCCTCCATATACTTTGTAATGCTTGCACCATACGTATTCTTCCAACAGGATTATCCGTGTGGATAAAAATCGTCGGTATTCTGAAATCTTTATGTTGTTGTACTGTTTCTTCTAGCCAAGCTAGAACATCATAACCAGTAGCCTGGTCTTCACCCAGATCGTGATCTAGTGATATTGTATCATATTGTTGTGTTGCTAAAGCTTCAACACATTCTTTTGCCGTATGCACACGATCCCACCCTTTTGGGGCATTGCGTATGTCATCCAAATATAATTTTTTTGTCATTAATTTAGTAAATCTCGATGGAATTCGGGGTTTGTTGAATCTAATAATTCTAAATATTCTATATCAATGTAAGAAATATCTACTGCGGTGTTTTCTGGGGCCTGCACATTTCTAATCATATCACCATCGGAGTCATATAAATGAAACATTCTTTCTAAAGGAGAATATTCACATCGACCTCCGTTGGGAATTCTGATATACATTTCATTACTTGCGTCAAGATCTATAATGTTCATGAAACGTATTCTTAATGCTGCGATTCTCTCATCTTTGGGAATTTCCTTTGTAAAATTCCAACTAAGTTTATTCATTTGTGTCATTAATATATTTTCCATTTAGTTGAGTGCATCCAAAACCTCCGCATTTTTCACATACAATAAGTTTCGATGTTTGCCACCCACCATATAAGTTGGCTGGACTCGTTTGACCCCTACCCTTACAATGGTTACAATGAATTATTTGATCTCCATATTCTTCTTTATGATTTATGATGTTGATTTTTTCTAATTCATTTTCGCTATCGTGGATACATTCAACCGAGAATTTACGTAGGTATAAGATTCTATCAGCTAAAATAACTTCTGAATTTCTCCATTCCCAATAATCTTCAATCCCTTTATCCTTAATGTATATTCCAAAAACCCACATTCCTCCCATAACTAAGGCACTGTGTAAATCCCATGTAAAGTACGTTCCAGATTGAAATCCATCAGAAAGTATTTTGTTGGCTTTTTGCTCATTTGTTCCGTGGTAATATACGCTTCCCATATTATTTCCTAAATTTTTTCAACGTATGGACATAAAGTCGGGCAATATTAAAAGAATCATCTTTTCCGCTATGGAGCTGTCCTGCAAAGTGCAGACCTATATGGGTCAATGCCGCTTCTACGCCCAGTTCTTTTGGGAGCCCATATAGCATAGCAAAAACAGTTTTAAAATTGGTATGTCTTTTGAAGAATACTTTATTATATACCAAATTATTCCTGTCGCAATCACGTTGTAATTGGTCCTTATCATAGTCGCCCCAACTAATCCAATGCCTGTTATGTATTCTAAAAGTTTGTTTTAAAACACGTATAGCTTTAGTGAAGCTAACTCCTCTTCCCGCTATTAATGCTGGTGGAATGCCTGTTAATTTTGTACAAAATTCTGATATAGAACTATTTCGTGGAATTACGTACACACTCTTGCTGTTATTTATTTCAAGATTAGAAAGATCAACCTCAGTTATTCCTATTTCTATGGCTTCATTAGGTTGGTCTTTCCTCTCTTCAGGATTATCCCAACATGTCGCTTCTATATCTATTACATTTATTTTTCTTAATATTTTCATTTCAGGTAATCACTTGGGATAAGCCACGTTTCATCATAACCGCCTGTCTCTGGATTTTTCTTTTTTGTTTTAATTTCTGTAATAACTTGCATGTCACCTGCTGTAAATTCCAATCCACCTAAATAAGGACAAGATTCTTGCTCCTCATCATTTATAATCCACCTCATAAAACCATCACAGGGTTTTACATCTTTTTGTTTTCCAGGATTTTTAGGATGGAGTAAACAATATCTGTATGGACATTCGGCGTCTGCGAATCCATCAAAAGTTGCTTCTAGAAAAATATCGTCTTTCTGATTATGAACTTTGACAATTGTTCCTCTACGAAGTATTCCTTGTAATTTTATCAATTCTTCCGGCTGTATTCTATTCATTTTTTAGCTTTCATTTTGTATTTTTGTTAATTTTTTCTCAACCAATGACAAATCATTTCTTACATGACTGCCAGGGCGCGTTAAACTTACATAAATTGTACTGTTTTTATTTACTTTTTTAGATAATTTGTCGAGTGCTACGACATATTGTCTATATTCAGAACGTCTTACCTCTATATCTAGATCTTCCACAGATTCTTCTAGAATCATATCTATCCAATCTCTTAGGTTGTCTTTAAAATCTAATGCTTCAGATCGTGGCATTTGTGGTTTATGGTAATAAATACTCAGTCCACCTCTGGCCTCCAATATTATTTCTGCCAATTTCTCATAACTGAGGACACCTGATTTAATTCGATGTATTAAATAATAAGCACCTAGTAATTTGTCTAATTCCATATCTTCCTGGATCTCGGGCAATTTGTCTATATAGAATTCCCATAAAGCTTCATCATGCTCGCCTATCTCTATAGGATGCCTGAAATTCTGCTTCGAAAATCCGATATCTTTTAAATATTTAAAAAGATATTCTTCCTGGTCTTCGATTGAAGTCCTACTAAAATCATCCGGTATGGAAATTTTAACTTTTGTACTTCTACTCATTTAAATAATGTTGTCTCCTTTTAATTTCTCGACAAATTTAGTTCTGTCAGAATTGACTGCTGACAATAATGGGAAAAAAGGCGTCGGCCAATAATCTCCCGAATACGGTGTATTCGCATCTTCGATTAGCCTATCTACAATTTCTGTAGAATTCCACTCGCCTTGGTAAAATACCAAAGCATACATTGTAGCGTGTTGAGTAAAAATATTGTCTATGGCCCCTACCCAGTTGACATGCTCTGCTTTGAACTTTGTCAATGTTTTAGCCAGGTGTATGACGCTTTCAACGCTTATCCTTTGAATATCACCTTCAAAATCGGATTGATCTTTTACGTAATGTATATATTCTATTTTCATATAATTTACCTAAATAAAGTTAATATATCAAGTTTCTTATGCCAGGAAAAATCCTGTGCAAGAAGGACCATAACTAATTATAAAACCTTTCCAAACTTTGAAAGGAGTGTTTAGTGCAAAAGGAATATCATACCCAAAAAACGATAAAGCAGTAAACAAATTTTTAGGAAAAATCTCTATTGAGTCAGATGAAACATCTAATTTATAATCTATAAATATTCTTTGCCCTGGTTTTTTTACAAATCTTTTTTGTATGGATTGATCAACAATCTTTCTAATATCATCTGGTGGTTTCGTCACATCAAGATTTTCTACTTTTCCTAATACTTTGAATCCCATCAAAATAAATAGAGCTGTATTTTCTCCTCCTGCATTTTTTGCCATATTATATTCCTCAGATAAATATAAAAAAAATAGGGTTAAAATTCCACCCTATTTTGATTATTATGCAGCTTTTGCTGCTTTTGTAAGTCTTTTGATCTGTTTTAAAACTGATTGAAGTCTAAATTCAATTCTAGCTATTGTAACAGGATCAGCATTGAATGCTTCTGCCTTTTCTTTCAATACTCGACGATATTCTGGTTTAAGTGTATTTATGTTTTCCCAGAATTCTGCCTTGCGTTTTCGTATAAGTCCAACTTTAGCCAATTCATGTTGGATTGTTGGCATTCATCCTCCGACTAAAATTAATAAAAAAAGGACGCCGACATACATCTTAATGTGCCAACGCCCTTCGGTTTAGGAGATATTATGCTTCAGGTCCAGCCTACATGTCGTCAAACCTTTCGGTAACCCCAATCATGTCGACTCCCCTGATCTTTGATTTGTATGGTGTGCTGATGGGTTGATTGTTTGGGTATCGAAACCCTGCCTCTAACGCTGCCGAGTTTTAAACCTTCCGGACACCGCCACCTTTTAGCGTAGAAGCAACCAGTATTTGTTTGCTGTATGGTGTATTTTTTTTAGAACAGGAACACCTTTCGGAGAACGTTGGTTTTTTTTGATTTTCAAGGTCAAATTTTGGGGTGCTGTGAGTTCTTTCGTTCCTATTCAAACTTATTTTTATAAAATCCAAGCTAAAACCTTGCGGACAACTGTGCTTGGATCAAATACAATTGCTCTATCCACTGAGCTACATCCACCGTGTGACATGTTCATACCATGGGCGGATGACAGGATTCGAACCTGTGACCAATTGTTCCTGTTTTTTTGTTAGTGCTGTTAGTTGTTTAAACTCGTACCACAATATACCGAATTTTAAACCAGGATGCAAGTTTTATTCAACGTGACGTATGTCGCGTAATATCTTCTTGCCCTATGCTTCGGGATCGAAGTGGTCAAAATTAATGTTATAACCATCTACTGCATCTTTTAGAACGCCGACAGGGTCTATGACCTTATTTTGAAGAACGGCCTTCAAAATAGTAGGACTAAAACCAGATATCAGGGCTACATTATCCCTGTTATCTATTGGACTACCCGTGTAGCTGCCTGACAGGTTCCAAAATACTAGCTTTGGAATTTCATACCCATATTCTTTATATTTATTTTGTATGTTATCCAAATGCGTCATACCGCTCGTACATGAATCAAATTGCATGTCCGATAAGATAATCAGTGTTGATGGCATTTTATCTTGTGGTACTGAGGCTGCGTTTGCTAATTTCAGAATTAGCTCATAAGTTCGTTCGATATTGGTTGTGCCACCCCAGTCTATATTGCACAAATCTACGAATTTCTGATGTAACTTTTCCTTTGGGTCTATTTCAACCCACTGTGGCATATCAGAAAAGGTGATCACTTTATTAGCAAAAGGTCCCACGTTTCTTTCTGCAAGGTATAACCCTAAAGCTAGGGCTACATGTATTGGCTGGCTTCCTGCCTTATCGATAGCTGTACAAGTCATTGATCCTGATACGTCAACCACAGTCAAAAAATACTGACCAGGTTGTGTGAACTCCGGTAAGTTTGTCCACATTTTATCACTAACATCAACGTCTGTTCGTATGTGTCTTACAACCTCATGAGGATAATTTACTGCAGTATTTATTTTTTTTGTCGAATCGCCAAGAAAATCATCAAAACGCTGGGTATCATTTTTACGAAATGCGCGACTATATTTACGCATTGCCACGGATGGCACTTTCGTATAATCAATAGAACCCCAGTCTTTAGAACACATTGCTTGTTCCACAGTTTCAGAATTTTTCTTTAATGTATGACGATACTCTGCATTGGTTATCCCTAACTCGTCTCGAATTGATCGAGCCAAATCTCCCTTGCGTGGTGCCCATTTAGATGCCAGGCGATCACCTTCTTTTATTGCCTTTGCCCAGGTAATAATTACATCGTTTTTATGAGTTGACGATAATTCAATCAGATCTTTCCATCTGCCATATTCAGCTATTTGTAGCATATTTTCGGATACAAAGCCTGGTTGTGTATCAGCCAAATGCTTAAGTAGTTTTATTCCTGCTGCTCTTTCTCCAGCTCCTGCTCTAGGATCACGCAACCAAAATACTGTCTTCGTCGCTAATATGTGATCCTCTTGTTTAGCTCTTTTATAAAGAGGTATTAAATCATCTTCACCTGCCAATACCTGCATTCTTTGTACAGCTGCTTTAGAGAAAAAATCTACCAAACGACTGCCAGAACTTTCATATTGTAAAGCGTCTTTATCAGTTTTTGCGTAAGTCATAAATATCTCCTTAGAATAAAGATTGATTGTACTTCTATTATGCCATAATAAAATGAAAAATGAAAAGTAATCCTAAGCGATGGAATGCATCACAAGGACTCAAAGGAGTAGACTCTCGACTACTTTTCATTTCTGAAAGATGCAGCGAAATTTACCATTATCATCTAAACCGGTTAGCATCTTTCTATCCTCTATTAATCTAATCTTATGTTGTTGCAGTCGGATTATAACCTTGCCTTAACTTCCTCCGAAGAAGTTCTTGTGAAGCGGGATGGATTCGAACCACCGTGCTTTTTACAGTCGAGGGCTACAACCTCGCGCGATCAACCAACTCTGCCACCGCTCCATCACATGAAATGCCTAACGAAATATTCATCTTCTTTCCATGAACTGCGATATATCCTTAATATTTTGTGTCCTCTGTACCAACCTTTCTGTTTTTCTATTTCCAATGATGAAAAATCTCCAAGCTCTATATCAAGGTCTATTGCAAAATGTTTGATTATTTTTTCCACCTTTACTTTACTTCGTGTTACTCCCGGAGTTTCTGATTCAATTATGTGTAATTCTTTCATTGCATTTGCTTTCACATAAAATGTTTGATAAAAAATTCATCGCTATTCCACGAACTTCGATACATTTTTAATATTTTTTTGTTTTTGTATTTTTTATATTTTTTAAACATTTTATAAGACGACCAATCGGATCTTTCAGAATTAGAACCTTTGGCAAACATCGGTTTTCTATCGCTAGTTTTTAATTTTATTTTTGTAATTCCTGGGGTTTCTGATTCGATTATGTGTAGTCCTTTCAATACATTTGCTCTTGTAGTTGCTCTATAGGTGTTTTTGGTTTTACCACTTCTTCTGGCAAAGAATCTAGATATCCTAAAAACTTTTGAGATGCTTCTATATCAACTGTTTTTCTATATAACTTTGAATCTACTTGTCCCGAAATAGGTAGTCCATCTAAAAGATGCAATTCTCTTTCTATTCTTATATAGAAGTTTCTATCTTGAAAATAGGTAAGTCTCATATAACGTGCACCCGCTAAAGTTTGTACTCTTAATGTTTTTTGTCCTTCATAGGTTTTATTTTTTCTTACAGTTGCAATTTGATCATATCTGTAAAGACCTCCCACAATAATATCTTCTTTATTGAGGCTATTTGCTTGTAAAATGTGAAATCTTTTTTCTTTCATTTTTTCCTTCTCATAGAGATTCCGGTCAGATTTGAACTGACGTAAAAAGATTTGCAGTCTCTCGCCTAGCCACTCGGCCACGGAATCATTAAAAAATCGATGGGGGATTATTCACGTTACTGGATAAATGAACTTACGGCGTGCCAGTCGCCCCACGTATGGGACTGTCGACGACGGGTTACGTTACAAACGTTCACGTAGGCTCCATTAAGATTTACAAAAGCTACCACAGCAGGGGTTCGAGATTCAAGACATCCTTACCGGACTGCTGTCCCAAGGTCCGACTATTTACTGTTTGATACGCGCTCCGGACTGCTTCAAATCGCACTACATAATATTCCAGGTTTTGACCACAATACTACGCATTGTGTTTCCGAGGAAAGCCCATCGATTTTTGTAGGGGATGCCGGGATCGAACCGACCGCCTGATGCTCCCAAAGCACCCGTCTCACCGTTAAGACTTATCCCCTTTCTTTTCAAACTTAGAACACAGCTTCTTAATGGCTCCAAGATTAGATGCGTCCTCATAACTAATACCAGTCTCTTCCTCTAAATCTACAACCTTACCGCATTTAGGACATCTCCAATCTACAAAACCACAAGTGGGAGCATAATAAACATCCTCGTCGAAATAACCACAACTAGGACATTTGATCGTTAAAAAATATCTGTTGCCCATTATTCCTCCGTTCTCTGTAAAGTGGGAATTATTCCCACCATTTTTTTAGAAACATTCCACCATAAAACAAGTGGGAATGAGTGATTTGGTTACTGATCATAAATAGTAACAAGCCTAATATAAATGGAATTGCTATTCCGCTATTTATGCCCACGTAAATTGTTAAATACTGGAAAAATTGTCTTATAATTTTTGCTCCATGCCAACCATCAAAGAAAAATGCTGGTATTATTATGCCAAGAAATTTTTTCCTGCCTGCTTTTGTTTCACCATCACGGCCGGCCGGCAACCAAATATACTTTCTTTTCCAAGTCGTATCCGGATCCTTCATATACCAGGATAGCCATGTATGCTTCGGCAGCCAGTCAAAGACTGTGCTTTTATAATGATGCGCCAGCGAGTCTTCTATGTCATTAAATACTATGGAGATAATCCAAAGTAATAAAATTAGTGCTATCCAAAATATCATTTTTTGTCCTTTATAGGATTTAAATTTATTATTTCCATTATTCCACCAACTGCACGAAACCATGTTCCTTGATAACTAAATTCATAGCCGCCATCACGCATGCATATATTAAATTTTTCGCCGTCGGGAGATATAAATCCGACACCATTAAAAACATCTTTCAATATAATGTCCCTATTTTCATCAACTTCTATTTTCATTATTTTCCTTTTGTTTTAATGAGAGCGGACAGTGAGATTCGAACTCACGGCGATTTCGTTGGCAACGAAAAATTCTACCACTGAATTATGCCCGCTTTATGTTTTCATGAGCACCATGTCAGGCTTGAACTGACCACCTTCAGATTGGAAGTCTGACGCTCTACCACGATGAGCTAATGATGCTTCTTTTTCCTTACTTCTATCATTCCTCTAAACCAAAAATAGGGAAATAATATTAAAAGTATACAATATACTTTTATCCATACCCACAGCATTCTCATAATTAGGCATTCCTTATTGCTTTTATAACATCATCATAATTACTATTAGGATTTCCTTCATCAAATCTTATATTTAATTTGACTTTATATTCCTGTTCGAACCACTCAAGTAAATCATTGCATCCCCAAAATACCTCTGAAGGAGTGTCTCCTCCCCAAGAATAAAATAGGCAATCCAATGCTTTAATAAAGAAATTTTTTTCTCTCATTTTTATATTCCGATAGACCTTTTGTTGTACCATCAGATTTCCTTTTTTAATTTATTTACTTTTCGTGGATCCCAGCGAGTCATCCAATGAGTGCCATCTTCATTTAATTCTTTAACAAATTCTGGTACTACTATTTTTCCTCGCATTTGTTTTCTGTAATTTTTTACTACAATACCTTCCCGATCATGATCTGTACTATATTCTGATTTGCCATGCACAAAACTTTCTAAGTGTATAATATCGTCAATATAACCTTCATATACCAATGGAATTATTTGGAAGTTTAAATCATTACAATATTTTTCTTTTTCTCGCCTGTCGTAAAATTTCCGACCATCCCATATATCAAAACATACAAACCAATCAGTTAAATTATCATAAAAGATATGATGGGTAGCCCACATAAATTCACCATATACATAAATTCCGTATTCTATCTTAGACAAATTATTCCATTGTTTCATTGACCATGCCTTAAATCGATTATATTGTTCATGTTCAGAAAAATCAATCAATGATCCACGCTTTTGTAATCTAAATGGCCGTGGCGGACGAAAATAAGATACGTTTGATGCCATGCCTATAATAGCTACATTAGCTCCGTCAATCTTTTCTTCAATAGTAACTTTCCCTGTCAATAACCGTTGAACATCTTTTTTAGACATGTTCATCTTTCCGGATATTTTCAAATTAGGAGTCTGTATTCTATATGTTTTTTCATATTTATTAAACATTTTTTACCTTAGTACATTGATAAATTATGTGTTGCATCACTATACATTTTGCTCGTCATTATAGAATCCCATTTGTCTTTGTCTTTTTGGATTAATATTTCTCTGGCGGTAAGACTACAATCATGATATGAATAGTGATCTTGTTCTTCCAATTCTATAAAAGTTTTTCCATCATCAAATAATATATATTCTGGTTCTGTATTATGGTGCTTTACTCTCTTATCGTTCCATCTCGAGTTGTAACCTTTTATTGCTACAACTTTCTTTCCTATTATTGTTTTTATATTCATAGAGCTGGGGTGTGAGATTCGAACTCACGCGGAGTATTGCTACTCTCAGGGTTACAAACCCCGTGCAATCGGCCACTATGCGAACCCAGCTTAGGGACATCGCTGTCCCTTTTTTTATTCGTAATGTCGGTTTGGCATTAATTTATCATCATGCAGTTCTATTGCTGCAAACGATAAGGCTGCTACTTTGATCATCAATCGCCTGTATTCGTCAGAACCAGTTGGCATTGCTATAGCATTTGCCAAATATGTCATGATATATGAGGACCAATCATTCGCTGTATTATTCTTGTCGAATTCTAATCCCCATTTTTTGTCTTGATATTTTCTTTCTTCTTTGACATCGTCAAAGATCTTTTGTTTATCTGCCATTTATTTCTATTGGTTATTAAATGTATTCCAAAAACCATCTGATATCAAAAACACTTGGCTCGCGTCTTAAATACCTTAGGAATGTTTTTGCTTCCGAACCAGACCCAAAGATCTTACGTTCAGTTTCTTTGCGTACTTTTGGTTCCTTGCCAGAAGTCCACCAAATTGTTTTCATGGTGTTGGTATTTTTATTCAACATATAAAAAATACCGGTAAGTCGGTTTCTGCCAGTTATAATGCATTTCTTTGCTGCTGCCATTATAAACCTCCTGTATTTAATTATTTATAGTGTGGCCAAAAATAGAGGCATGTCATCTTTTAGATTGATCATTCTCGTCTATTTTCGTTCGGGATTACAGGCTCAAGTTTTATGCTCAACCAACCACACTATTGTTTGTAGGCCCGGGAGGACTTGAACCTGCCACTCTTCCGCTTAAAAGGCGGATGCTTCACCAGCTAAGCTACGGACCCGAAGTTATATCCAAGGAACTTTTATTCCTAACACTTTTGCTTTTTCTTCGAATTCCTTCCGCTCGAGATTGTCTTTTAATGTTCCGTCGTCACGCTTTTCCAACCAATTAAAAGGATTATAATCATCTGAATTTTCTAGATATTTATCTCCATATATAATTTTTTGCTGTATAATATGGATATCTCTTGCTGACAACGTCATCGCATTCAATCGATAATCTAGAAATGCGCCCCATGCCAAAGGAAATATCTTTGCCACAATCTCGTAACCAATGATATTGGCGTATTTTCTAATTTCTAATTGAGCATGACTGTCCATTCTCAATCCTAAGAAATGAAACAGATTGTGCAAATCAATTTTCCAGTAGGCCATAGTATACGTCGACAAAGGTAAATCTTTACGTGCTTGTTCGCGAGCGATACCAGCTTTTAATCTATTTTTATAGACTGTTTCTGCTGTTTTATGCAATGCTCTTTCCTGAATAGTGTGCCACTTACCAATTGCACTGGGATGTCCATCATCGCCTATTTCTTCAGCAGGAAGATAAAGGCCACTACTGCCCTGTGTATTTTTTGTTGTATCTTGTTTGCGCCAGTCAAATTCACTGGTTTCTTGTTTGTCGTCAATAGCTTCTGAATACCTAGTAGAATATTCATTTACACTGGCTGTGCGATGCCGTATCCATTGTCGCCAGCAATCCATGGGTACTTTAACATGGAATTTTAGTTCACATTGCTCAAAGGGTGTCGTGTGTCTATGTCTCATGAGATACCGAATAAGTCCTTCGTCTTCACGTTTCGTTTTTGTACCCTTGCCATATGAAACACGGGCCGCTTGAACTATAGCCTGGTCAGAACCCATATAGTCCACAAGACGTATAAATCCTTTGTCTAAGACTTTAAATTCTTTGTCTATCATACGCGATCCTTTATTTGATCTTTAATTGTATTATACGTATCAATTGCTAGCTGACGAAAATCATCCATATAGATATAAGGACATGCTAGTCCGTTTGGTCTCCAAGTATTTTTTTTAACTTTCGTAAACCAATTAATGGGAATGGCACCCATAACATTTTCATCTAATTCACCAATAACTAAACCTAAATCTTCATGAACGCTATGGATTTTTGCTATTGAAAAACGACCATAATCACGAATATAGTCTTCTTTCTTTTTACCGAATGGATCAAAATCCGGTTTTTTAAAGTTACTCATTATTATCCTTTTATATTAATAATAGGTTTAACATGATGCATGACTTCGACTAAATCTTTCTGTTGTTCCATCACATCAAAAATATTTTTATATGCACCTGGAGATTCATCTATAGTATCTGTGCCTACTTTTGCCTTAATTCCCTTCATGGATTTTTTAAAATCTTCCATCTTTAAGGTTTCTTTAGCGGCACGACGTCCTAATACTCGACCAGCACCATGTGCCGAGGAATTTAATGATTCAGGATCTCCTTTACCTTTCACAATAAAAGAACCATCACGCATATTTCCAGGAATAACTCCCTCCATACCTTTTTCGGCATGTGTTGCACCTTTGCGATGTATCCATAGCCCATCTTTCAATTCAGCATGATTATGATTGCGATTGATTAACCCATCCCAGTTACCATGGCCTTTAGCAACTTTACTTAATATTTTTTCTACTCTTTTTATTATTTCACCACGATTTAACAAGGCAAATTCTAATGCAAAATTAAGATCTGTCACATAATTCGCGCCATCTATACCTTGAAAATCCAATACATAATAACCTTCTCGTGCTTTGCCATCACCAGATGCAAGTTTCATGTAATAAGTGGCAATATTATGTCCAAGATTTCTGGATCCGGAATGAATTATAATCCAGACCTTATCTGTTTCATCATAACCTATTTCGATGAAGTGATTACCTCCACCAAGAGAACCGATTTGTAATACTCCTCTTTCATTATAGATTTTTTTAAAATGGGGAGTAATTGGTTCTTTTTCTAGTTCACCTGTCACATGAAAATTAACACGCTTTTTGTTCCAGTTAAATCCAACAGGAATTTGTTCATATATCCTATCAAAAATAAGATCTTTTTGTGCTTCCACATGGGCTTTCTCAAATGAAGTAGGCATAGCACACATACCGCATCCAATATCGTATCCTACTGCGGCAGGCCATATAACATCCTTCATTGCTATCACAGCCCCTATTGGCAATGAATAACCTTTGTGCGCGTCAGGCATTAAAGCACCTTGCACAACGGTATCATGTTTCATTGCTTCATAAAATTGATCTAAAGCAGCGCCTTCTGCATATTCTGCATATATTTTATGAGGTCCCATCTTTAAACTCCTTTAGCATATTTAACATGTCTTCCAATCTATTGGCATCATGCACATTTAATGACCAATTACCAAATTGCCCATACCGACTTTTTCCACCGAAAATATACTTGATTCCCAGCCAAATTCGTATGAAAAAGTTCCGATGGCTAGCCAAGAATATCGAAGTGTAAATTTCTTTTTCTTCTTTATCTAGTGTAAATCTTATAGTGTGCTCATCACAGCCACAAATACATTCAAAATAATAATTACCATCTAGCATAAATTTTCCTTTTTCTATGAAAAGTGGACTCTTGTTACAGAACATCCGTCACTATAAGATCACTCTTACGCTTCATGCCATCCTTTTACACTGGTTTATAAGCCGAGAGGTTGGGGTCGAACCAACACTGATCACAAGAGTCCATATTTTGTTTTATAAGGCCACGCGGAGAGGACTCGAACCTCATTTCTGCACCCCTGAAGGTTACAGCGATCTCATTACTGGCATCATCCAGTTCTCGTTAATCTACCACGTGTGGTGGACCGTCAGGGATTCGAACCCTGCTGATGTCCTCGGTGCAAGCGAGGTGACCACCCCAAAGCAGTCCCACAGCCCATGTGTGCCCCCTGATGGATTCAAACCACCGCTCTCCCGGATGTAACCCGGGCGCCATGTCGCTAGACCAAGGGGGCATTTATTACCAATCTTCTCTTTGTTCAAAACCTACTAATTTATATAGCAGCGTCATTTCTTGATTATTTCTAAAATCCTGAAAATATCTTTTGTAAATAACATCTTCTATAGCGATTCTTTCTCTTAAACCATATGGATACTCTACTACAACTACAGTTTCTGCTTCTACTATCTTTGTCTTCATAGTACCCCCAGATGGATTCGAACCACCGATCTTCCGGATGTAAGCCGGACGCCTTATCGCTAGACTATAGGGGTTTTAATGATTTCACTCAATAAGCAATGTGTTGAACCATTTTTTTGCTTCATACGAATAAAAAGATATTTTTCTTATTCGCATACTATCCATAGTAGCAGTTGATATAGCAAAACCGTAAGGCCGAAGTTTAATGTGAAAATTTTTGTCTTCTCTCTCCGTACTTCCCAAGACAGCCCCTTTTTTTCTACGATAAAACTCACTTTCCTTATCTTCATAAAAAATAATATACAATCGATATTTTATAAATACATATAATGAATCATTGTTGTTTATAAACTTTAACTTAATAGTAGATACATCTTTTTCCTCATCATATTTGAGCATCTTATGTACAACAACATTATTTACAGCATCATCCTTAAAAAATTTCCATACATCTTTAGTGTAATATTTTTGTGTTGGTGGCGGCCAAAAAATACAACTTGTAATAAAGAATGCCAATATGTATGTTAATTTTTTCATAATTTCTTCTATCTATTTTTTATAGAACCCCGTAAAGGATTTGAACCTTTGACCCTCACGTCCGTAGCGTGATGCTCTAATCCACTGAGCTAACGGGGCTTGTTCCATTTTGATATCCTATAGTAAGAGAATTTTATATCTTGTGCAAGCTTCCAATTTCTCAGAATCCTTGCTGCGGGTGTCCAAATAATTCCTTCTTGATCCATCCTTTTGATTGCGCCAATCTCATGTTTGATCTCGTCTATTTTTGTGCCTGTTACGATTTTAACTTTCATAAATAATATTCGCGTCTTTCTTTTAACCACTTAAATAATTCCTTGCTCTCATCGTTCGCATCCATAGGACATTTTTCAAGAAGTTCAATAGGTTTCACTGTTCCATTAGGAGGTCCTGTATCCCAATGATACTCAAGATCAAGAAATTCCGTTGTGAATTTTAAGCGAATTCCTACAAAACCTTGTTCTCTTTTATTGTATACCCCAAGGGAAAAATTGCGGCCATCTATTTTATATAAACTATTATGCTCACATTGTTCTATTGATAAATATTCGTCTTCCATTTTTTTTCTCCTTTCTAGTACCCCGCCAGGAATTTGAATCCCAAACCTACGCCTTAGAAGGGCGTTGCTCTATCCAGTTGAGCTACCGGGGCTTTTATTTCATACACCAATATTGTTCAAGATTTATACGCTTTTTTACTTCTTTATATAATTCAGCCTCATTTCCTATTTCTATTTCTAAATTTTCCGAATATTCAGCCCATTCATTATCAAATCTTGTAAGTTCTTCGCCGGTCCATCCCATAGTTTGTAGTATTTCTATGGCTTCTTCCTCATCGCCATCTCTTGTTGCTACTGACATGATGATGTATATCAATTTTTCTACTGAGGTTCTGAATATTAAGTGGTTATCTCTAAACTTGACTTTCATAATATCCTCTCCTTTTTGCACGCCCACAAAGATTCGAACTTTGGAATGCTGGTTTTGGAGGCCAGTGCCTTACCACTTGGCTATGGGCGCGTTAAAGTCTGGTTCATATTCATCATCAACTAAGTAGATGTCATCTGTCCAGGCATGGCCTATACCATCTTCATCAAAAGTTTCTTCATAGTATAGCCCTTTGCCTATCATTATGCCATATAATTCTTCTTCTGGCGTTACATCAAGGCCGCCTTTAAGGACTAATCTGGCTGCCCGAATAATATTCACATGTTTCATCTGTTATTATTACCTCTGCATTATAAGTAGTCGTGGCATGATCCTTAGAAAATGTTACTATAATATCTCCTATGCGTTTTCTGTGCTCTGGCCAAAATCTTGTTTCAGCTTGAGTAATACTCACCCACATTATTGTTGTTGATATTATTGAGCCTGGAAAAATATTAGCTTGCATTTTTAAAATCCTTATAGAATAAATATACTTCAAGCGTAATAAAAGCTGATCCAGAAGTAATTGGAAAATAAGCGCCCGTTCCTATTTTTCCTATGACTATAGGATGATCATCTGTCCAGGCGTGATCATCGCCTTCTTCTCTTAAAGCATTCTTGTTTACTATACGTGTTTTCATAGTGATCCCTGGGGGATTCGAACCCACCGTTATCGGCTTGAAGGGCCGGGGTCCTAACCAAGCTAGACGAAGGGACCTATAAAATCTTTTAACGCTTTATGAATTTTTCTTTGTGGAAAATTAAATATAAAAAATACATCTGCGTAGAAGTCATTAGCATCGGCAGCATATTTACCATTTTCTTGAATATCCATTCTTAAGATCTTATTTTCTCTTAATTGTCCTCTGATCACTTCTTTTGTATCCGGTTTTAGTTTAATTCTTCTACTTAATCTATTAATGCCGGTGCCTTTTGAAATATGGATCTTCATCTCTTAAACCTCCGTTGAGGGTCGTGAGGAATTCGAATCCCGCCCTACGAGAGCCACAATCTCGCGTGCTACCACTAACACTACCGACCCGTTGCTACTTGCTTTTTCTCTTGTTTGCACTCTAGACATACCTGTGCTTTTCTTTTTAGTGAATCAAAAGGTGATCCGCATTTTTTACAGACCCTTTCGAATACCCCTTTTGGTTTAAGCCATGTACTATCGTCTGACTCTGTAGTTGCATTAATTGTTTCTGGAATATGAATTCTTACGGATCCACTTGTAGCGGTGTCTCCAGTGTATTCACATGTTGCAAAGCCCATAATTTTTTATTGGTTAAATGTGAAATGTGAAATCTAAGAAAGGAAGAGGTGCACTACACAGGTCGCTAGGCGTCCTGTCTCCTCCTTTCTATGTAGTAGCGCGGGCCGGATTTGAACCGGCGACCTGGAGGTTATGAGTCTCCCGGGCTACCACTGCCCTACCGCGCGATATAATTGTAGCGGGGGCCGGATTTGAACCGGCGACCTCCTGGTTATGAGCCAGGCGAGCTACCACTGCTACCACCCCGCGTTATGAGTTTAATTTAATAAACTATAAAATTCATCCGAATAATTTTTATAAAAGGTGAAAATACCCTGATAATCATCTTCGAGTTTGTAGATTAAAATGTTATCCTGTTTTGTTGACTTGTCTCCAGGCGTTAGTAATACATCTATCCAATTTTCATGTCTTTGATGCATTGTATCTCTAATTTGATAAATGCCATCGTACACTCCGTCTCTTGTGCCTTTTACTAGGATCAGATCCCCATATTTAAATGGGCCTCCCCATCGTTTTAGCATATCTCTGCTTAATGCTGCTATACGATAATTACGTGCTCGATCAACGATAATTTTAGTCCCATCTGCTGTAATGTCGGGAGTACTGTCACATTGTTCCACTACCGGATGATATCCTGTCAAAGTCACCAAATACGATTGCCCATGGTAAAGATCATCAATGTATGATTTGATTTTGGTTACTTTAGTATAAAGTTCCTTTGATTCATTTTCATAGGTTTCATGCATTTTTTCATGGTACAAGGATTTTCGTTCGGCAAACTTCAACTGGCCTTCTATTTTTATCACATACCCCGTGTACCAACCAGCGGTAATAAGCCATGCCATTACTAAACAATATATAATTACGTTCTTCATTTCAATACCTCCTAAAATATTATGTAATTTACAACATCTACTGCTGTTTGTCAATATTTTTAAGTACACGTCGGGGGACAGTCTCTCTTTTTCCGGCTGTTGGTCTATCCGGAAAATTCAAACATATGGCCTGCCCAACAACACATGCCTAGTCCCCTGAACGACGTGTCGCGCGTTTATCTTCTTATAACCAGGATTCTGTATTATTTCGTGATCTGTCTATTGGCCTCTACCTTGCTATTATAGAGCTGCTTTCCCTCTAAGCTATTTTGAGTCGCATCCTAAGTGGTATTGGATTTAAGTGCTGCAACACTTAATTCTCCCACCGTTAGCAGTGATGTCCTGAGTTTCCTCTCATGTTCTGGCGGGACTCCCGATTCTCCACCCGCATTCTCGTTTCAATGACCCACAGCTATTCATTGGTTATGGGGTTTTCACCATAGAACTGGACGCTCCCGAGTGTAGTTAATTTATGGATCGTATCTAATTACTACCACAGAAACTATGAGCCACGAATCGAAGATTATGTTTTATCTAATTTGTTTCTTACCATTGCTTTGTAGTAAATATTTTTTTGGTTATCTAAAAAACTGTCAAGTGAATGAAGTTTTGACTCCAAAGCACAGACCCAGGCATATGTATTAGCCGGATCTTTTGATTTATTGAGACTTTTTTCTATGATCTTTAATTCTTTAAAGTATTCCTTTAACGTTATCATATTTATCTTATGCCATTTTTAGTGAGGAAGGAGTGGGATTCGAACCCACGTGTCCCGGAGGACGACGATTTAGCAAACCGTTGCAATTAGCCTCTCTGCCATCCTTCCTTTTTTGTTGCTCGATATATTCCAGGTGAATATCTCTTTGTTTCGGCTCCATCCATAGCAGTTGTGGACTCATCAAGAGTTATTGATCTTTTAAGAATAACGTGCGGATCTGTGTAAGTAGTACCACTAAAACTACCACTTTTTTTAGCTATTCTTTCTTCTCTGATTAATATCCAATTTAATGTGTTATGTTCAATAAAATTTACTGTCATAATATCTCCTATGATTTGTGGGCCCAGGTGAAGTTGAATCACCGGCGCATGGATTTTCAGTCCATCGCTCTACCGTCTGAGCTACAGGCCCATTATTTATGTCGCTTTGTTGGCGGTCTATTTAATTCTTGATATTCTTCTAAAGTCCATCCTAGTCTATATAGAACGTCTTCTGCTTTTTTTAATAAATCACCACTACTCCCTGCCTCATCCAAATATTCATTAGTTAATTTTGTTAACTTGGCAGTTGCTTCGTGCCAAGATGCTTTAATGTATGGGTTGCTTGTAAATTTTACTTTCATAATCCTCCTAATAGTACGAGTGAAAGGATTTGAACCTTCCCGGGGTTTCCCCCACTAGATCCTAAATCTAGCGCGTCTACCAACTTCGCCACACTCGCATACCGGCTGCCCCCACCGAGGCTCCAACGTCTTGGAGAAGGAATCGAACCTTGCTTGTCCTGAGCAGCCCGTTTATTTTGGTTTGTAAGCTCTGATAAAGTCTATTGTACCTTGACTAGCCGCGTTCTGTATTTTAGTAATTCTTTTATTAAAATAAACTTTTATCGAAAAGTCTTTATTTTTCCACTTTTTTGTGAGATCTCCAATTATTTTTTCTGTCTCGACTTTTTCTGTTATGTCGTCAAACACAACTTCTTCTGACATGTTGACAGTTCTTTTTTTCATAGTAGGCAAGGTAGGACTTGAACCTACACCCTATTTTGTAGGATTGCCTTTTGAAGACAACGCGTTTGCCACTTTCGCCACTTGCCCTAAGCTTTAAAAAAGTTTCTTAATATTACGTCTGCTATGTTACCCGCTGTATCTTGGCTTATTCTACCTTTGCTGTTATCATATATATTAAATGTTAAATTCGCATACCATCCTATTCTATAGCTAGGATCGGTTTTCAGTGCATGGGCTATAGTATTCATAGCATCTTCTATTTTGTTCTTTTTTACGAGAACTGATTGTTTTACAAATTTTACGCTTTTCATGGTGGGGATAGAAGGACTTGAACCTTCACGGGGTCTCCCCCATGGGATCTTAAGTCCCATGTGTCTGCCATTTCACCATATCCCCATAAAATTAACGCCGGAGTATTCCTTTTTCCGATATTTCACGCTTGTATTCATCACAGACAGCTCTCACCTCTAGAATACAAACCTCTTTAGGGGACTTAGCTGGGGACTGTGTAGATCCCAGATTTGACCCTCGACGGTATCTTGGAGGAGCTCACTACACCCCGCCTCAGGAAGCTTCACCACGGAGTTACGTTTATGCCGGCGTTAATTAAGTTAAAAAGAGGCAGTATACAGCTAATAGCTATGGTTATACTTGAAGTGGATTTGAGTACTTGCCTATGGTAAGTATTGGTATAGGCTTTAAGCTTCTAGCAATTTCCAGCCTTCATAGTTCCCCTGCCAGGTTGTAATACCAAACAGATACGGTCACCGCCTCTTCGGCATTCCCTATCGCCCGAAATTAATCAGGTTTTCAGGAATGTCTATTTCTAGTTTACTTGCATTGGCTAATGCAATTGCTTGTCTCAAATCAGATGCATGCTTGTTTGCAGCAGTACGCATCTTTGATGCCGCTTCTTTACTGATAGATCTTTTCGCATGAACATCATCTTTATTTCTTACACGTTCTAATCTATCGCCGCCCCATCCGCGAGCACTTTGTTTATCACTTGCCACTGCTTTCCAAATCGCAGCATAGCGACCGGCCATTCCTAATGCTTTGATTGCATAAGTCAGAGTTTGTGGTTCATCTGCGATTGTTAAATTTATACGCAGATTATATTTTTGTTGTGCTTCTTCAATCCTTGATACAGCATCTTCTGCTGCCCTGTAGTCTTCTGCTACTGTTAAAGGATTAATTTTTTCTTTCTGATCAAAGTAATATAAAGATCCTTTTAGGTCAATAGCAAGACCTTCTAATACACTACGCCAGTGGCGTAGTGCTTCTCTTAACTGGTATCCAGTTGCTTTCATTTATGCCCTTCTGTTAAAAATATTTCTTTTGCATCCATCAAATTGGTTATGTCGATCCACCCTAAATGATTTTCATGTCTTCTAAAAATTAATGTTATTGGAAGCTCATAACTTGCATTTGATATATTTGGATTTCTTTCGATAATCCACATTGTTGTTTTTATTTGTACTTTCATTGAAGAGGGTCAGAGATTCGAACTCTGAAACCGCCTTGCGACGGCCACTGGTTTTCAGGACCAGGCCCCGCAGCCGATGAGGTCAGACCCTCCTAATTTCTACATATCGAGATTCATGTTTACCGGCATAATCTAAAAATACCAAGGTATTAAATTTTTCTAAAGTTTTGTCTAAAGAATCCATACCTTCTTGCACTACTTCCTCGATTATTTTTCCTAATTTTTCTTTTGAAATGTCTGCTAATACATTCCCACAAACTATTTTTGCTTTTTTTTGTTTCATATTAATTCCCACATACTAATGTAAACATTTTTATATCTCTTAATTAATTTAGCCCCCTTCATGTCTTTCAAGCATTCCTGGAGCCGGCGTTTTATTTCGTCCAAGGTTTCTTTTCTATCATTTGTTGAATCGATGCTAACATCAATACATACTACTTTCATAATTTTTCTTCTAAGTCTCCTTTGATTTTTAATACTTGATAATGTATACCATCAATTTTATAAAAATAATTATTTTCTTTCATTACTTGTAAAATATACTCACCTTTTTCAAGATCTGTTTCGTCATAGGTTTTTAGAAGATAATTTAGATATCCTATCTCTGCTCTTGTTAGAGTACATAAAATGTTTTCTTTTATAAATGTTGTTTTCATAGCGGGGCATACGGGATTTGAACCCATGTTTTCCACCTTGACAGGGTGGCGAATTGAACCGGACTATTCTAATACCCCGTTGATTCATTATGTATCGTAACGTTGGAAACGTATGTATAATGCTATTGCTGCGATAAATATGGCCACAAATGGTTCTAATAATAGTGCCCAGGACCAAAAAGCAGCGGCTATTACAAAATATATAAAACGCTTAGGTTCCGGAATAGCATCCCAAAACCTATTAAACTTCATACAAAGTTCTTTAATTTTGTTCATCTCTCACTCCATTCATAAATTTCAAAGTCCGCGTGTTTTTTTATTGTTTTAAAAGGTAGATATACAACTCTTTGAGAATAGTCTTTATAATGGATGTCTTCTTTTATGTCTCTCCTTACTGTGAAGTAAGCTTTTCCTCCTGGTGCCAGAAGGCTCTTAATATGTTCTATTATTTGTTTTTGTTCTTCTTTGCTAACTACATTTATAACATAATGACAAAGAATAACTTCATATTTTTTATTTTTTATTTCCGGATAGAAATAAGGATCAAATCGATCCATATCTGCTATGTGAATATAGTCTATGGATTTTCCACAGCCATAATCCAATATTGATTTATTTTTTAGTAAACCCAGATTGTTTAAAATCTCTGTAGGTCTTGAAACCTTTTTTCTTGTCACTGCTGTTCGCCAATTCGGCAAGTTTTTCTATGGTTAAATCATACAATCCTATATGTTTCCAGTATTTGTTTGATGTGTTGAGTATTCGTTTTGGAAGTCCAAACGAATCAAAATCGCCCCTCCAAGTAGTGCCTAACACCGATGGTAATATTCTAACTTTCATAGTTGGCCCGAATGGATTTGAACCATCGATTCTCACATTATGAGTGTGCCGTTCTACCAGGCTGAACTACGGGCCATTAAACATTATCCAAATGCTCTACGAGCATCTATTTCGTTATCAAATAGTTTGCATCCCCAGAACGAAAGATTTTGTGGTTCAAAAAATTCATCCCATTGTTTCTCTATTCCCTCTTTTGTTTTGGAAAATTTTATGCAAGCTTCTTTGAAGGATTTAGCTTTTACAGATCCAACATACTGTGCGGTACTCTTTTCACCGGTAGCTGCATATCCTTCCATCCATATTTTATAAATTTTTATCATAATGCCACCTTGTTTTCTTCCGTACCATATAACTTTCCTAAAATTCCTATATGAATTAAATCTGCTTGATCTAAGGCAAACAAATAAAACCTGTGGCCGTCTTTACAACGATAAACATAACCGCCATCATACCTTAAAGTTGCCTTAAAGAAATATCTTTGTTGAATATTATATGTCTTGTCATTTTGCATCAATGTCGTAAAATTAGTAATTTTAACTCGCATCTTTTGCCTTGCCTATTATATAATAATATTGAGCCCAATCACCCACCTTGCGAATTCTGCTTTCTTTGGTAGAAGTAAATATTCTTCCATTTGAATATTTTTTACGATATTCTTCTATTACTGTGTCCGTCCAGTCATCGTGAGGATCCAATCCATAAGGGCCCTCATGTTCACTCAATATTACGTTTTCTTGTATAAATTTTGCTTTCATGTCCGCCCTATTGGAATTGAACCAATCTGTAACCGACTACTCTTTCTACCGCTTATCAGACGGAGGAGATACGGGCGGAAGAATATAAGTAGCCCTGTAATTTTCACCACAAGGCTACTTGATTACTTTTTTGCATCAATCCTAAGCAGATATTTTTCGAAATCAGTTGGTTCGGCGTTTAAATCAATCTTAAGGAGTGATTTTTCAGCATTCCCAAAGAGATCATTGACGCATCTATTGTTGTTTTTTATAGATATTAAACGACAAAATAAATTTTTTACACGTCGAGGATAGATTTCATTGGTATATGTTGATCTATCCAGAATACTTGCAGCATTCTCAAAACGAGAATCTACGATATTACGTGCTTGTCCTTTATTCAGTGGGAGGGTTTCGCCTTCTCCATAAATAGACAGTGTGCGTGCAAAAGAAAATCCTTTTTCATCTTTAAAAATACCCACAGTGACGATAGGCTGATTGCCCTCATCGTATAAATAATAAATCCTTTTCATCTTTCTTTCCTCTGTTTCTTGGTTAATTTTATTAGGTCTTGCGTTAGCCGGGTAGGATTTGAACCTACGAATAACGGGTCCAAGGCCCGCTGTGTTTGACCAAGCTTCACCACCGGCCAGTTATTACAGTAAGGGTAAAACTCTAGCTTTCCAATAGACTTGATTACCTATTAGATATGGTGCAATGCCGGGATTTTCCCGCATTATTTGCTTAATTCGTTCACTACGCTGCTTACTGGCGTCAATGTTGAATCCCATATAGTCATCTCCTACCATCATCCATTTATGATGATATATTGGACCTGTTGGCCGAGTGTAATTTATTTCTTTTAGTCTTGTCGATACCATTTGTATGATTGGTTCATCTTCTCCATCGAAGTCAAAGCATTTAATTAAAGATACTGTACCGTGAGTTCGATCATGTTTTAAAATATCTACTCCTGGCATATTTTTTCCTATCATTCGATCATATCGAGTAGTGTAAAGATATTCCGGAATTTCTGTTGTGTCAAGATAATCCCTGTGTATATAGAGATTATTCCTTACTATTTTGCCTGGTTTTCTGGATTGCATTGCTTCCTCAAATATTCACTCATAAATTCTAATTTTTCTTCTTCTCCATTAATCTCAAAAGTGCTTGTGAAAATGCTAATTTTTGTCTCTGACCATTCTGTTATAAAATTTTCATATTTGCACTCTTGCAGAAATCTGCGAATTTTTGGTTTTCCAAATCCACCAGCTTCCCACATTATTGATGCTATATTAAATCTCCTTACTTTAATTGCGGTAGTCACTCGGATTACATGTTCTAGAATGTACAATCATTCGCGTAGATCATAACGAGCTTTCCCGCACAACTTAAATGGGTGGAGTACACGGATTACGCGTATGTCTTCTAAAGGGCATTACAACGTGCTTTCCACCCTGGTAGATTACAACGGGTTACATAACCCAACTCGGCCCCTATGGACCTCGCGGCCCTTATGGACCTCGCGGCCCTAACAGACCTCGAGTTACAGCGTGCTTCTCTACTATTTTCTACAAACAGTTACAACGGGTTACGCAATCACCCGGGTGAACCCGGTTATTAACAATCCAATGGATTGTTATTGGATCACAGCGTGCTTTCTGTCTGTAGGATGGATAGATTACAACGGATTACATTTCCTAGAGTACGGTCACAACGTGCTTTTCTACCCATAATAAATAAGTTACAACGGGTTACGCAGTCTAGCCGACTGCAGCGTGCTTTCTTATTTATAGGGTTATTATTCTTGCCATTTTATTTGATCATAACTTAATGGGGCAATCTTTGATAGAGTAGGGGTATTGGCAGGTACAAATCTCCATAAACCATAATAATATTGTTTTAAAGCACTATAATCGATTCTTGCAAAAGTCAGGGAATGCCTGAATCCTGGACTCGGAATAAAATCAGCAGTATCTACTGGCACATAATTGTAGCCAATTTCGGTAGTAAGTACACCAATCCCTGTTGATATTAAATCATATTCAGTTAAATAACTATCTTCGTCCATCGGTTCATCAGTAGTATAAATTCGCAGTTCAGGATGACCATACCAATTCGTATCTGATAAATTTTGTGCCACTACCCAAAGTAACATACCATAGTCATCCTTCCAATAAGATTGAGCTTCCCACATATTAGTATAAGAATATTCTAATGGCACATCTCCTATAATGATGCCAACATTTACTATTCTGTCTTTATATACAGTTTTTACATCTGGTTCTAAGACGCATCCAATAAATAATGATAAAATAAATATATAAAATAATTTCATATTTATTTCTCCTATTTATTGCTCACGAGGAAGGATTCGAACCTTCGACTGTCCGGTTAACGGCCGGAAACTCTGGCCAGGCTGAGTTACTCGTGAGTATTATGGAAAGATAGTCGGCATTTAGTATCATGCAACGCCCCTGCATCGGGATTCAGCTTTTGTTCCCTTCCACCAGAACGCGTATCCAGCAGAGAGTATCTTGCCTATATCTGACTACCACGTCACAACTATCCTTCCAAATCTGAATGTATAAGGCGTAAACGCTAGCTCGTCACTATCGCGATGCCCCACAAACTCCTAACTGTCAAAGATCAGTATGCAAATCTGTGATTTACATACTAAATAAAAAAAGAGGAAACTGCTTTTTAATGGCGGTTCCCTCTATAGAGAAAAAGAGAAAATGAAAGCGAGAAATGAAACCGCTTATTACATAATGGGACTCCCACCATTAAATCTTGGATGTACTTGTCCATCACATAATGAGGACCACATATTTATAGTAGTACGTTTCATAGCTCTAATATAACACTTTTTTATTAAAATTGCAATATTTTTATTTTTTTGGTTTTTTCGTGGAACGTTTTACTTTTTTGGAATGTTTTGAACTTCGAGTTGACTTTTTTGAACTATTGTTTCGTTGTTTTTGACGAGTAATAGTTCTTTTTTTTGAGGTATTCCTTTTCTGCTTAGTCACCTTTTGGTCTCTGCTTTTGGTCCCCCTATTGAGCTTGCGTCGATTTTTAAATTTTGTTGGGACACGCTGTTCGTATTTTAGTCCTAGTTTAGATTTTTTTCTATACTCAATGTTGGGCCTATCCATTGTTGAACGTCTACTACGATGTTTTTTGACAATATTATGTTGGCGTCTATCAAACCAGTGTCTTTTAAATTTTGGTTTGCGGTGATGTCTGTAGTATGGTTTATAATTATGGTAGTAAGAATACCCTGAGTACCTTGGCGTGTGATAAAATAAACCAAATGTATAATAGTAATTAGTATTATATCTCCAGTAAAAATCGTCATACCAGAGACTAGCGTAAACATAGCTAACATCATAAACGTAAACTTCATCGACGGGTTCGTCAGTATAGACGTAAACATAACGAACGTGACACGAAGATAAGACTAGGCTTGCCACGATAAAAAACAATAGTTTAATATTCATAATTTTCTCCTTCGATAAAAATACAACAAAAGCAGGGTGAGTTCTTCACCCTGCCTCTAGTGGAGCTGCCGGTATCGAAACCGGGTCCGAACAATCTAATTAATATTCTTTTTTACACTCTTATTCGTTTAGGTATCACTAGCGTTGGCATGCTTTGCAAACGAATAAGGCCTGCATGCTCGCCTGGCCTAGTTTTAGGCGCACTGATTGGCCAAATCAGATTGCCGAGCCTGCATTAACGACTCTTGCATATCGTGGCTGATATGCGAGTCGAGCTGCTTATGCAGCTAGTCTATAACTATTGCCAATTATTAATTAGCTTGCAGTTTGCTTTACGGCCATACTACTATAGTGCCGGAGTGAAGTATATTAACTTTGAATATCCGTCGAATCATTCAGCCCCATAAATTAATTTTTATTCTTATCGTAATATTTTCCGTAGAAAATAAAAATTGCTACTGAAACTAATAGCGTAATCACAGGTGCTATTGGTTCTTGCGTTGAAAAGGCAACAATAGCTGGTAACGCTATCACACCAATTAATGCAAAACGTGGATGTAACATTTATATCCTTTCTATCATTTGTTTGTGAGTTTCTGATCTATAATCTATGTATTTTATGCCTTTTGAACTGTTGCACGACTGACATAGATATTGTACGTTTTCTTTAATTAAATCCCCGCTTAATTCTACAGGAACAATATGGTCAAGTGTGGGTTCTACCATATCAAAGAATCTACCACACTCGCAATTCGGATTTGCACATTGATAGTTTTGCAGGAATAGGATTAATTTGCTTTCTTTGATTGTAAAATTATTTTTTGTGTTTGCTATATTAATTCTTCTATTGTGATTTGTCCTAGCTTTTGTTAGTTTACCTCTACTGGTTTTATTATATTTAGCTATTGCTAATTTACCTTTATCAGTTTTAAAATATTTAGCTGTTGTTGCTTTACCTTTTTCAGTTTTATCATATTTAACATGTGCTTTGACATTTACTAATCTACCTTTATCAGATTTAGCATATTTAGCTTGTGCTAATTTATGGCAACTTTTACATTTTGATGCTCTACCATCTTTTGCTAATGAATGCTTATAATAATCTTCTAAAGGGTTACTCTTTCCACATTTAGTACAAACTTTATTCATACTGTAATTTATGAAATATTTGGTTATTAATCAAGATAAATCTCTTGACATATACAATTTTCTTATTCCCGAAATTTCGTTGACTTGCATAATAGTTTTTTGTATATTTAAAGTACTTATGAAATTTCACAAGTGTACAGTAGCTGATAGAAATGAAAAAACATACGAAGTTTTAGTAAACTTCGACAATTCTGGAAGAAGTGACGAGACAGCTAAATTTCTTAGTGCAGTAGCATGTGATCCACTAGGTGGTGGATTACATTCACTGGCTCCAGTTGGCACACCTTGCCTGGTCATGGAAGATGTCTCTAATGATTTCTGGATATTAGGTTACTACAATGTAACCCATCCAGGTTCAGTGAATGGGTGGATACTGGATGATAAATATCCACGACCTAAGATGGGAGACAATGATGCAATATTAAGACATACGTCCGGAAATTTTCTTCTGCAAACAGACGGTGAGTTGCGAATTTGGGCAGGAATATCAGCGCGAATGTCCTTGATTGGTAAGACTGAAAATACATTTAACTTATATGCTTTGCATATAAACATGAATAACTCCGCTGGTAACTTCTCTTGGAAAACGGTAGGTGATGCTCCGGATATTGACACACCTTCTTCATTCGAGTGGAAAATACAAAAGAATTTTGAGCAATTCAAAGATTTGACTCCAAGTGATTATACCCTAATTAGATCTGGTACAATAAAAGAAAATGAAAAAGCAGAAACAGATACGTGCGTATTCGATATAAATACAGTACAATATACAGAAGGCAGTGATGTTGAGTCTGCAACAACATATTTATCTCTTTCCAGAGATGATGATGACAATTTACTTAAGCTGGAAATAAATGATGTTGACAATGCGGGATCATCATCTTATATTATAAACAAAGGCTATTATCATAACTGGACAATATCCGATGGCACTAGAAATGTTATCATGGATATAATGCATGATGATGGCTCAACAAATTTAAAATTAGATCTGAATGGGTCTGTTACTGTAACTGCAAAAGATGATGGTATTTTTAAGATCTTTTCTGAAAAGCAAATGCTTTTCGAAAGTCCTAAAATTTATATAGGCAAAGAAGATAATACCGAGCCTTTAGCACTTGGTGAAAGCTTGAGAACTAAATTAAATGAATTGATTGATGCATTCAATCAGCATTTTCACCCAACTCCGGCTGGACCAAGTAGTGCACCAACAGCGCCATTCACAAGTTACGTAAAAACCGATTTTCTTTCGGAAGTAAGTTTTACAATAAAAGAATTTTAACAGAGGGACAATTATGAAATATTTTGAGAAACAATCTAATGTGAACATTTTTCAAAAAGCAATTAAAGGTGTATCCAGATTTGGCGGGGCTGCTACAGGTAAAACTCTAGAAAAGGTAAAAGGTGCTAGGAGTAAAATAGATATAGTTAAAAATCCTAAAAGATATATGAAAGCGTGGGAGATAGAAGGTAAAGCTGAAAAGGCACAGTATGCAGCTCGAGCTTCACTGCTGGGAGCTGGCGCTACTGCAGCTATTGGTGGCGGCGCTCTTGTGTTAAAATAATAAATGAAATACTTTGAGAAAACAGCTGCAGCAGAATTAATAGAACTAAAAAGAGTTGCTGCCGCTATTGCTAAAAAAAATAAAAAAATTAAAAAAGTGATTAATGCTCCTGTCAAAGTAGTTCCTGAAGACAAAGCGGCAGTAATCCATGAAAAACATTATGTTGCCACTGCCAGCTCTCGAAGGATGTTTGGTAAAGCCAAATCCAAGGGGCTATTTTAAATAATGCCTTTGATCAAATCAGGTTTAAAATCGGACATAGTAAGTTTTTTGGGCAATGACGCAGATTCTGCAAATACTTTTGCGACTGACTTGTTTGATGTATATGAAACATATGCCAGTGCAGGACAAGATATAAGCACAGATACAGCTTCAGGATTTCCTGCAAAGAATGCAGCAGTGCCAATATTATCAGCCGCCATGGATGGCGTAAATACAAAAGGAATCACAGAGGCAACCGCGGCAATACAACTAGGAAATGCATTGGGCAGTGCATTAGTAGTATTTTGGACTGGGGTAACATTCAAAACATCTGTTCCAGCAGCTCCAATGATTTCTGAGATTTTAGCAACTGTCAGTACGCCAGGAATACCAACAGCCGCAGCAATAGCATCACTGATACCAACAAGAAATTTGAGTGTGGCCGCAGGCGTGTGGGCAAACGCTATGGATAAATTTACAAAAACAGTACAGGTAACAATAACAGGAATGATGCCTGGGCCGAGCGGTCCAGTGCCGGCGCCACCAATAACGGCGGCAATAACATAAGGCAAAATGAAATACTTTGAGAAGTTGGCAATTAGTCAAAAAAAAGTTTTTTCCGCCATTAAAAATAGATTAAGAAATACATCTGATCCTTCATGGATTTTTGAAGATACCACTAATAGTATTTTAAAAAATATGGACAAGCAATTGAGATTTAATCCTGAAGGTAAAATCCTCATAAAAAATTTACAAAAAAGATTCCCAAAAAAATAAAAAATAGGATAAATTAAAAATGGAAAATTTGTTTGTTAAACAACCAGAGTTTGAAAAAATTTCTTCACAAACGCTAAGTAAAGATACAACGCAATGGACGAAGGAAATTATTTCCTACTTCCACGAAGAATTTCCTCAACTCTCACATTTACCAACACGGTTAACATTTACGCAGAAAGATGATACTAAAGGCTACGCGATAGGTGGAATAGCTGTTGGAAATAACGGTATTTCTGTTCCAGTTGTCGTGCAAGATTTTTATCTGAAAAATATGGATGTTGCAGTTGCAGGTGGAAATCTGGTACCATTAACAGATCAATCTGTCGGAGCACTTTTTACACGGGAATCGGCCTTTTCCAGGGCTGTACCCCTTGATGATGTTGATCCAACTGTTCGTTTATTCAGCAGAGATTTACACGTGCCTTGGAGTATAGATAAATATTCCAGCGTGTTAGAAACTATAGCAGGAGGAATAACCAAAAAAGCCCAACAGGATTTTCTTGATGAGGTAGAATCCACTCCTGAATTGAAAGAAGGTTTCATAAATAATGGAACTTATTCCGTTATAGAAAAAATCGCTGAATTAAAATGCGATGATGCTGTTGCAGATAAAAAGTTAGCAGAAAAAATGTTGCCAAGAAATATTTTTACCATAGAAAAGACTGGTAAATTTGAGTATACTGCATTTCTCGGGAATTCAGATGTAGATAATAAAGTTTCTGTTGTATTAGAAGAAGGAAATGTAAAGGAAGCTTATACAACATTAGAAAAAAGTGCCGCAGTGAAAGAATACAAAGAATTTACATTACCAAGCGAGGTCACTTCTGAAGCGCCTATCGTTAATTTTGATGGTGGAGAGACTGGTCTCTCTTTGTTCTCCGATGACAAAGATAATTACAATATAAAAGAGGCGGCAGGCGGGATAACTACAATTACTACCTCAACGGGTAAATTCGCAATAAAGATGCCCCCAAAAATGCCATCTACAACAACCAAAGTTGATACAATCAATACCAAGCCACCTGCGGATGGTTCAATTAAAATAGCTAAGTGTGATAAGAAGCATGGTAAATACAGTAAACATAGTAAAAAGAAAAAAATATACAAAAAAGCAGACTTTGGCGTATTTTTGTTGGAAAATGGCGTCACTAAGCCTGTTTTTCTGGAAAAAGTATCAAATATTAATGGTGCTGTAGACATAGAGGCTTTTGATGGCTTGAATGTTGTTAACATTTCTATGTGGAATGGCATAAAAAAACCAACATATGATGAAGAAATAAGTACTTATTACTTGCCAAAAGATACAGATTTTGTAAAACTTGGCCACATTAAAGAAAATTTAGTTAGTTTCCCAGAAAATACACCGTCCGGTGACTGGGTCATGAATATCGATGGCAATGTTTATGCATTTGGCGGAATAACTTTCGACAAATATGCAAAATTAGGCCACAGTTTGAACGATCTTAGTCATGCCGATACAAGATGGAATATGGTTCAAATGGGAGTTACTCCTGCAGAAATGGAAAAAATAGCCTTAAAAGAGGGTGAAAAACATTATTTTTCTTCTAAATTGTCCTGTCCTCAACCTTTTTCGACATACGTCGAAGAATGGAATGAGAAACTCGCAGATGCAACAAACATAGTAGACGATAGTTTGCTAGACATGGTAAAACATGCTGCGGTATTAACAGATAACTTGACAGTTGACTCTGTTCTTTCTTTACGTTTTTTAAATAAAAAAAATGTCACTGAATTTTTCGAAGCCATCCCACTTTATGAAGAAGTGATTATGGGTTTGTCTAGGCTTCTAATGAGTGTACGTCTAGGTTTAGACTCGGTGCCTGAAGAGGCCGTAAGAGAGGCAATGGAAAACCTGACAATCGTGACAGCAAAGCTTTACGAACTACAGACACTCTCGAAAAAAACGAAAAACTAGATACTTTTGTCCCTTTTTTATTTGATTTTTGGGACAGAATTTTGTAAATTATATTGTATATCCAAGCTCCTTGCAAGCATTGCAAACAATTCAAAAAAATTTTAAAAGGGATATAACGTACGCATCTTACAAAAGAGGGCCGACTTAGTCAGCCCTTTTTTATTTTTACTGGGTTGCCAATCCCACCACACATTCCCCATTAAGTATGTAAGCTACTCTTAAAATTCTCTCTGTGATTTTTTTTCTGGCCATTCCGTGTCTAATATCGGAAGAAAAGAATTTTAATTCTGATATTGATCCAGAAAATTCCTGTAATCTGCTTCGATTTGCTATACCATGAACATCCTTGTTATGGAATATACAATTTAATATAGGAATGACTTCATATTTAGGTGATGGCTTTGGTCCTATATTATTCTTTCTGGATGTCACATGTTCATTTATTACTATAGGACCTCGGTGAATACCATTGTCAGGAATACCCTCTATCCGTACCATGCCGGCGCCGTAAGGTTTGAATTCAATCTTGGCTTCTACTATTTCGACTGCTCTATCCAGTTGTTCCTCTTCCGGATTTTTTCGTTTTGCCTTCATTTTGTAAATTTTTCCCTCACGTTCAACTTCAATTTTTTCCATCCGTGGCAATTCTCCAGACTTTTGCATCTCTTTTCTTACTTTAGCAACTGTGGCAGGCGCAACCTGAATCATCTTTGCAATCGTATTGTTCGATTTTCTACTTATTGCAGGATCACGTAATATTTTCTCAATGGTAGCCCGTTTGCGTTCTGTATTCATGTTAAGTTCACGGTCTTGCGCCGATTTTTTATGATCCGTTAGTTGTAAAAGTGCTGCAATATCAGCGAGATGCGATAATGGAAATCGTCCACTAGCAACAGAAGTTCCCAAAAATTCATTTAAACTCTTCTCCGATTCATTGTTTATTCGCATTGCGAATAACCTCATAGCTATCGGAGATGCTTCCCCAAAAGTATTGTGCATTAGAGAAGCTGCTTCGTGTAATTTTGATGAATCCATAATAATCTCCTAAATTTATATGGTTAACATGTTTCTTATGCCTATTTTAATCTACAGTTGACATTCTATTTAAAGACAATTATATTTACTCATGAGGAATGAAATAGGGATTTTAATGTACAATATCATGGATCTTTTAGATCCTTGCTTAGTTATAGAGCAATCTGTAAAAGAACTCAAAATACTTTTTGGAGAAGCTTCTGATGTAATAATTTATATTTACGATGAAGAAACTGACAGTTTTTCTGTTGGCTGTGAAACACCAACCATAGAAATCCCACGAGGACTAGGACTGTTTTATGATGCTTTTAGATTTAAAAAAGAAATTTGTAAAAATAGTTCAACGTATCTACCTTTTACTTCCAATCGCGGTGAAACTTTAGGCGTCATACAAACAACACGCAATAAAAAATTAACTTTGAGAGAAAAAAATATTTTTAGAGAGGCTGCTAAAGTCATAGCATCAATATATCAAAATGCTAAAGTTCACCTGGCAATGAAAGAAACTTTTGAATCTTTTGTAGATACACTCAGTGCTGCTATAGATTCCCGAGACTTCGTAACAAGTGGCCACTCTAAACGAACTGCCTTATATGCATTAGAATTATGCCATTTATTAAATTTGGATAGTGTTACATGTGAGAGAATAAAATATGCATCCCTCTTACACGATATAGGTAAAATTGGTATATCAGAAAGATTACTACAAAAAAATGGACGTTTAGACGAAATGCAGTTTGTAGAGGTTAAAAAACATACAATAATTGGCAAACAAATATTAGAAAAAACAAAACTACCAAAAGAATTCAAAGACATACCTGATATTGTGCTTTCACATCACGAACGAATGGATGGCTCCGGTTATCCTTATAATTTAAAAGGAGACGAAATCCCTTACGAATCAAGAATGTTGGCTATTTGTGATGTGTTCGATGCCTTGACGAGCCATCGTCAATATCGCAGTGAAATGAAATTTGGCCCAGCACTACAGCTTATGAAAAATGAAGAGGGCCAATTCGATTCTGAAATCCTCAATGTATTTATGCAAATACCTCTCGAAAAATTGAGAGAAATTCACTCTAGTTATCGTATTTAAACTTGCATAAGTCCATATTTTTTTGTAAATTAGAACATGACAGATAAATTTAAAAAGGTTATAAAAGAAAATGTAGAAGTTATACTAAGTATGCCCTTCGCAGGCAAGCTCAATGGAGACAACTGGGAATATCTAGTATCTGATGCTTATGATATATTTCATATACCGACAAAGCTACTTTATGACGTAGTAGATTTGGAAAGTGGCATTGGCAGATCTGTTAAAACTATTAGAGGTTCTGTGGCTATTGGAGCCCGGGTCGAACCAATCATTGCTCGTGCTGATGTATTCGGTAAAGCCAATGAACTAGGTTATGCCGACCTTAGTGCTAATGATCATCCACAGTATATTGGAAACGCGTTGATTCGCTTCTGGAATGACAAGGTAGAAAATCATGCTGACCTACTTGGTATTAAAACTAGAAAAATTAGTGTATTGGTTAAATCTGATTGCTTAACTAAATTTGCATACTTTGAAAAAAGTATCGATCGTTACGAGGAGGATAATTTTACTTGGGCGTGGACTGACGATCAAAAAGTAGGACTCCAAGGTAAATTAAAGGGCACAGATTATTGGAAATTTAAATGGAATCCAAAATATATGCAACTATTTGAAAGATGGTTAATACCCAAAGACGCATACATATTTGAGGTTAATGTAAAACACCTCACCATGAAAGAACTTAAAAAAGCCCTAAACATTTAGGGCTTTTTCTTTTATAATTCTGGCAAGTATACCATCTCTGTATCCCATGCTCCGAGGATATGATAATAAAAGCCAAACGGGGACTGTGCCAATAAAATAGGATCACGACGCGCATATTTTTCTTTAAACATGCCCTCTTCAGCAATCACATAGTAAATAGGTTTTTTTCCTGTTACTTTCTTTACTTTACTGGTAAAGAGTTTCATTATTTCTACCGCCTCTATTGGAAACTCAGGAACAAAGATGTCAGCGTCCTTCATCACAAGGGAATATTTATCTGTGAGAACTTTGACTTTTTCATCGGTCGTTGTATCGAACTGCTGAAAATACGACAGGAAGGTTCTTTTATCCTTATCTTTATCATGGAGTTTCTTTCGATTCTCAAGTCGAGAGATAAAATCCTCGAGTTCTTTTTGTGCATATTCTTGATTTAGAAGTTCCACCTTGTCTTTCATTATATCAATCTTCTCATCGATATGCTCGAGGGACCACATGGAAGGAATACGTCCCAGTTCATCAAGGACATCCTTAGGCTTCACTTTAACTTTCTTCGGCTTTGAATCAACCCTACCTGTTGCGATCATTGGGCTGTCGGGTCCCATGAAACCCACATGAAAATCAATTAGGTAATTATCATCAAGTCCAGGGGATTGTACTGGCACATTGTAGTAGTCATCCCTTTTCCTACGACCAAACCACTTCTTGAAAATACTCATAATAATTTCTCCTTAGATAATGTACATTATCTATCTTATGCCACTTTAAGGTAAAAAAAGCGACGCATGTCGCTTTTATCTTCTAGCAAAGATTCCCTATCAACATCCCACGGACATATTCTATCCGTTTATCTATTTCCATCAGTTTTTGTGTCATGAATATTAATTGGTCTGGTGTTTCTCGTAGTACTACTAACAATGGTACTTGAACAGTTTCTTTGATAATGTCTTGGTTTTCTGTGCGTATCTGGTCTTCTGGGGGATCCCCGGTTAAATCCGATATTAATGTACTAAAATTTTTATCTACTTTTAGTATGGCTTCTTGCAATTGTGTCAGTGCAAGTTCTATTTCTTGTGAGTGTGTGCCTTTCTTACGTTCTTTCAGAGCGTCCGTTGTTCTACTTATTTCTTTCTCCATTATAGAATAATCCTTCTCGGTTAAAATTATTTGAGTTTTTTTAAGTTGGTTCATTTTCATAATCCTTATCTAAAAAAGACGCAGACTAGTCTGCGTCTTATGACCTAATTACTAACGATGTAAATCTTCATCTCCACTGTTATTTTTACTGGGTGTAGAGATTCAACAACCCATACCGGATCATGGCAGGATATGTTTTGCTTCTCATAAGTAGACGACGTAATAATATCATCTTCTTTGATCTCGATTATGTCGCTGAAAATATAATTTCTATCAGAGTCCCCACCTACACGGATTATGTAAGCATCGTTCATGTCAATTCCTTGTCTTTCAATAAAGAAAGATGTTTCAGCAATATTAATGAGATCACCATCCTTGACGCCCTTTTCCCTTAGCATTGGAATGGCTGTCTGAATCCCGGTTGATCCAAAATAAAATTCATCGCTGGCATAGTACGTCACATTCAATGTTCGCATCATTGGCATGGGACTAGTTATGTCTACCGGTTTACAACTGAGTAATGCAATACATAAAATGATGATTGAGTATTTCAATGATTTATTAAACATAATATTCCTCCTAAAGGTTAAATGTTCTACACTTATCTTATTCCATTTTAAGATAAAAAGGCGACACATGTCGCCTTGTAATCAGTGTAATAACTTTTCTTCGGAAGGAACCCCACATAGAGGACCGTTCAAAACAGATGCCAATCTATCATCATCGTCTCCGTCCAGAACTAACAAGTGTGCAGTTTTATATGCTACCAGATAAGCTTTAACTTCATCATAAACTTTATCCAGTTCCCCTCTTTTCATAGATTTAATCATCCTTTTGTAATCCGCAGGAAATTGCCTTTTCATATCTGAGAGATCAACACCCTCGCATTTACAACCACTGATTGCTTCTTCCATTTCTGCAAGACTAGCTGCCAAAGCACCAAGCCCGTAGCATTCTTTTAAAAACTGATCATCAGTAGTACCTTCGATGGTAGTAATCCTCTTGATTCGCTGTTTATCATCTTTTTCATTAAACATAAGTTCCCCTAAACTTTTGATCTGTATGTTTTTCGTCTATCCGGATGAATTTCCATATCAAATTTCTTGCGTCTGTCACGTTTAAGACGTTTTTCTTCAACATGTTTATTCGCTGCTATTTCAGCCCAGTCGGGATTGTAGAGTTTCCACTTGCTTCGTCTTATCAGTGTTACGGTTAGTATGGTAGTGATTATTACCCATACTGCCACTGTTATTGAAAAATACATAATACCTCCTTTATTTATTTACTTTTTCTCTAAAAGATCTAACACATCCTCTAAAGCACGATATCTGCCACAATGGTGTTTCTCATCGTCTGTAGCACGTTTTTCCCAGCCCGGCGTACCTGGATAGCCCATTTTGTCCCATGCTTCTTGGGACATTTCCTCAAGTTTCTTTTTTAATTTTTTAAGCTTCATGTTCACTCCCATCCTATAGATTTGCTTATTTCAGGAGTCATTCCACCCAATTTCTTAAATCTACGTTCAAAGTGCCTGAAGTAGGGCTGTGTTGAGTCAAACCACGGATGGCCCGTTGATGTAAATCTCCACTTATGGGCCATGCCTCTATGTGTAAGGCCATAAATTTTTCTCAATTCTGTCTTCTGCTCAGTTGTCAGTTTCATCTTCCTCCTCCTCAATACGCACAAGCGTAAATTCACATCCGCAGTCTAAGCATAAACACTCTGCAGCGTATTTCCTTTCTTTTCCTGAATAAATCATGCTGATGGAATGTTTAATGTTCTTTCCTTCGCACTCCGGACAATAGGGCGGTCGTTCATGATTAATCCAATTACGTCCATGTTTTTTAACTGCTACTTTCACTTCTCTTTTGTTACTCATGATACTTCTCCTTTCGCCTGTCTTGATTTAAGTTTCCTTCTGCACATTTTGCAATTATCAGGTGAGTCGTCCATTCCTTTCTCAAGAGCATTCATACTGAATGTGCCCCATCTACTACACAGTGACTTATTATCAACGAAATAATGCCACTTTTCAGCATTCATTAGCCATTTCCAGCCTTCTGTTGGTTTTTCCATCTAATCTCCCTACTAACTTTCTAACGCTTTCTTCCAACGTTCGTTGAATTCATCGTTGTATCGGATAAACCAGTCAGCCGATGAAACTTCACGCATTAGACTTTTTAATTCTTCTACATGGTCTTCATGTGCACCACACATACTTACAATTTCATCGTCGTCGTTTATAATACAGCAGCATCCGCTTTTGTTTTTCCGTTTTGCGGAATTCTGGCCTTTTTTGAACCACTTGGCTATTGAACTTGCTTTTTCTTTCTGCAGTTTCTCGACTTGTTCAAGTGTGGCAAATAAGCTTTTGCTAATTATATGAAAATCTTTCTCAGGCACTGCTCGTATTTTGGTTCCGTCCCTCAGATAGTACGTCTGCATTACATCTATAGGGTCCTCTTCAAATTCTTTTTCCGATTTTAAATGCCAGATATGCCAATACAATGCAAAACAAAGTCCAACCATAGCAAGACATGTCATAAGAAAATCATTACTTAATCCTGCAAATAGTATTATAAAACCCCAGAAGAATAACGCAAGAGTTGATATATGAATTTTCATTTTGTCTCCTCCTGTTGTAGTTGATTTTCTATCCTGTCGAGTTGATGTTCAATGTGATGTATATCTTTCTGCATGATACAAGTTTTAATCAGTGTAGCAGAAACCATGACGTACAATCCCCACCTAGCAACGCGACCATGCTCTATAATGAGTTCTTTTATCCTATCTAATAGATATTTTCTATCAACTGCGTCCATTTCGTTCTTTCCCCCATGCAAACATGATGTTAAGGCCCCAAATTATCATTTGGATCCCGTTTGTATGTTCAGTTTTGACATAATTAAGGCCAATAAATTGACTAATCTTTACATCTTTTTCCTTGTCTGACCCAACATACCATAATTCATAGAAAGGCTTCGATAGGCGTATGCTAAAGATCTTTCCCTTTCCTAAGATCTCAAAAAGTTCTATGCTATCACTCATTTTTTACCCTTTTCTGTCATAAGTTTTACTTCTCCCCACCCAAATCCGCCTCTTTCTGCTATTCTTTGCAAACTTTGACTGGTACCGTGTAGCTGGCTGTATATTTTATAGATCTTTTCAGCTGTTATCCAGTCGATATCAGGCCCGTCCAGCATTGGGAAACGGCGAGATAGTTTCTCTATGGTCTCCTGCTGTGCCAATGTCATTTTAGTTAAGCTTATTAAAGAATCATTAGTCATCTGGTCCACCGCGTCCACTGTTCAAATCTGGCCCACCAATTTGATCCTTAAAAACTTCTCTGAGTTCTTCTTCTAAAGAAAGCTGCTGTTTTTTTAATTTAATAGATTCTCTAATACAGCTTTCTTTCATTTTTTTATTCGACGCTTCAGAATACACTTGACAATTTAAGCCTATATCGTATTTTACATCTTTCAGTTGTTGACGAAGTTCTTTGTGTCGCTGGCGTTTTGCCAGGTAATCAATTAACTTCATTACATTGGTCCAGTCTCGTCGTGATAAGCTTCGTCCACTGTAACATACTTTTGTAATTCGCTGACTTGATTCTTTAAATATGTTATGCAATCCATAGTAGGTTTTCCGTATTTTTTACTATGGACTTCTTTTGACCCACATACGCGACATACTTCCTTAGGGTGTTCTTGCCCTTTACTCATGCCACGTTTATCGGTAATCGTATAAGGTTTATCGTTCATTTTCTTCATCCTCTTTTATCAATCGTTGAACTTCATTCCATACAGCTTCTTGATGTGCAACCCAGGCACTGCCATAACTAAATTGTTTTTCTTCAGCGTCCTCTAACATTTTACGGTATTTTTCTTTCATTTTTTTCTCGTAGAATAGTCATAAGCTAAAATGCAAGCCGTCACACCAACTGTAATTAGCCATATGCCTTCATGAGTGCGATTATACCCATTTATAAACATGAATAGTATAATGGCACCACCGATGGCACCACCAATGCCACTCAGCCACATGCACACGCGGCTTTTCTTGGTTAAACCAGATCTAAGTATTTTCATTTTGTTTTAATAACCTCCAAAATTCTTTTGCTTTTACTCTTCTTGCTTGTTTAGATTTTTCAATAGCATCTGTTACTTGCTTCTCCATTAGACTTATGTCCTCACAGTTTGTGATGTCAAGACGCACGTCGGCTATCGTAGGTCCAACGAACGCGCCGGATCTGCTTTCCGCGACGTACGTCCTGCCACTTGGCGCATAAATCAAATGTCCTTTGTAGCCCTTGCCCAGGTCATATTCACCATGGTGCTCGACGTCCGTCGATATTGGTTGCCAAACCGATCCACCCATAACAAATGGCACATATTCTAATGTCCATACACGTACGCTCATTTTAAACCTTCTCTCTCCAACCATAGCCGCAAGTATTGCAGCTTCGATACATCAAATTTCTTTTTGCCTTTATTCCACTCGTATTGCCGTCTAGGTGGCCGGCAAGGTAAATGCTGCCTTTTTTAACAAATGTATTCAAGACATTTCTTTGACTACATCTTGGGCATTTTCGTTTATATTTAAATTTTTTCATTTTAGTATTTTGTCCAGTTTTTGGCCATAATATACGGAAGCCACTGTTTTGACTAATTTTTTGAATGTACGTTCTGATAATTCCCCATGTTTATATGACGCCCTTAAATCCCTTATAGCGGTATGATATTCTTTTTTGGTAATTTGTGCTTTCATGAGACCTCCTTGGTTGAATTGAGGGTGTTCTGAGATCGACGTATGTCGATCGTCTCACCACGGCCGTCTAAGGAGGCGTACGCCCCCTTATTCTTGCATGTCATCGAAGAAACCTGCAATGAAGTTTCTTTCAACTTCAATAATTTTTCTTAAGGCTGCTTTCTTCTTTTCTATGGCTCGATCAATAAAATAAGATGGAATTACAACAGGATCAAGAAAATCCTTGGGTGGCCTTAATTCAAGCTCGTTTAATTCAAATTTCTTATCTACGTACGTAGATATGTGGTCCATAATCAATTCTCCATCAGTCATAGTAGAACTGCCTTTCTCTAACTGTTGACTTAGCGTTTATTACACTGAAATAGTTATGATCTACCCAGTGCCTAATTATAACAACGCCAAATGCCCTCATAAACCAGCCATACGACATATAATGTATTTCTGCGGCTCTAAGTGCCTTCTCCCATGTACTAAATCTTTGTTTAACAGGATTAGAAAGTATTGTTTTCATTTATATCTCCCGATCTGAGATTTCTCTGGTGTGCATTTTTATGTCGTTGGAAGGGGCACTGGTGTCCCTTACTTTTTTACCCGGAGGGGTTGGATCGCTCAAATGGCTTTGATCATAATACAAGGCTACGCCTTGTATACGCTCTTTCGCCCGGGTTATGATGTTCTCATTTGCAACGCGTTCCTCGCTCAATAGCTTGTGTGTCTGCTCCGCGGACAAATTACGGGTAAGATGGCTGTAATAGTTAGCCCAGGTTTGAATCCATTTTTTCATATTGCCCCCTTTTGTTTTGGAATAGAACTCTTTACATGCGGGCAGTCGACGTACGTCAACCCCAGCCAGGTTACACAATCTGGACCGAGACAGGGTGCCAGATCCTTCATACATGTAAGAAGAGCCCACTTTATGTTGTGTTTAGCTGCATGTGCGTGTTTTCGCTCGGCATCGGTTCTGGTATCAGGCTCCAGTGATTTTTGAATTTGATCATTGGTGATTTGGACAACGATGTCCAAGTCAAAGGCTCCCGAGCCTTCCAGGTTTAGAGGATCCCCCTCTATTTGTAGTATTGTTATCAATTTACCGTCTTCCCAACCTTCATTAGCTTTAGCTTTTAGTTTCATTTCAACCTCTCTTTCGAAAAAATGAATATAAGGTTCCAATTTTTAGGATTGGTACCAATGTCTCGTCTTAGACAGTGAGGAAGACACTCCTCTTCTTTGAGTGTATCTATTATGTATGGTTCTGTGAATATGTTTATTATCATTTCTCCTCCTTCTCTAACTTTTTAAGTAAATCGAGTGTGTAGGCATTATTATAATGCCTAAGAGCGCGTTTAATGTCATAGTATTCGCCCTTTGACATTTGGACAATTACATCATGGTCCCCCATAATAACTTTGACTTTCATTCTCACCTCCTAATATAATGCATAATTATGCAATATCTTGTATATTTATGCATACCCTAAACTATATTATTCAACTATTAACTCCAAATTATATAATGGAGGTGTATTAATATATTATTATAATATTAAATTGAAATTATATGACCTTTTTTAGGTATTTCTCGTAAGTCATTGTTTTTATTGGTTTGAGGTTTCCTGGGTGTAAGAGTATGTAAAACAAGTTTTTAAGGACTCAAACGTAGTTTGAGCCCTACTTTTTCCCTACACAGGGTTCTATAAAGATATATTTTTATAGTATTAGTATAAATATATATATATATACTCATTCATTGTAATTTGCTATGTATATTCTTTTGCATATTCAGAGGGCTTATCTACAAAGATAGCCCCTTTAATTATGATGACTCCGTCATCATCCCTATAGAAAAATATCTCCATCAGGAAGGGTTTGCTGAGGAATCTAACTACCATCTACATACAACGCATAAAAGGTATCTACGAAGACGAATTTATGAGTTCCATCATTTATGCAATATACACACAACAAATAGGGTTGATTAAAGAATTTAACTTTCATTATATGTAAAACCGCGTGAAACGAGTATATATTGGAAATCTTCGTCTTTGTATACTACGTATACAGGGAAGAAATCATATGTGACGTACGTCTCATCTATAGGGTTTCCTCGTGAAACCAGAGCATTTACTTCTATAAATCTAACTTTCATTATAAGTACTCCAAACCGTTTGTAAATAAAATTACTTGATAACACATATCTCCAGTATAAATTATATGATATTCTATATTTGAGTCTAGTGACCATTTTACATCTGGATCAGATATAGGGAAAAGGAAACAGAGATTCGTGAATCTTACTCTTTCCATGAGTTATTTACCAATGCAATGTGTTTCCCTATGATATGCCCTTGCGTTGCAAACACTTGTGTTTGCTCTTCGAGTTCTCGTATAGATTCTACCGACTCGATATTTTTTAAATGTACTATGTATGTTAAATTACTGATATTTACTTTTTCCATTATTATGTGAACCTCCATACAACGAGCAAATATCGAAAACCCCCATCTTGGCATACTACGTGTGCCGGATCATAAGGTGACCAATATTCCCCATCTATAGGTTCTCCTTGCCTAACCAGACTATTTGCTTCTATAATGTTTACTTTTTCCATGAGTTATTTACCAGTACGATATCGTCGATTCCCTGAGTACTCCCCAAAGGTTTGCGGGAAGTGTGTATGACATGTGTCTTTGACGCAAATATGCGTGGCTTTATCAGATGCACGTTGTAAATATTTACGACGTACGATGTGTTGTGTATATTAACCATTCTCTTGTGATATTTAACTTTCATCATAAGTGAATCTCCGATTTACTTATCCTCCGGTTTAATTGTATCCAGTATAACTATAGGATTAGGATTTTGACCGCGTTTTGTAGGTTTAAATATGATATGTGCTTTTATTATTTTTGTGCTGGGAAAATCATATAAATGAACCACATGTGGTTCACTGAAGAATCTAACCTTTAGCATAATATAACCACCGTATATATTTGGTGATGATATTTAGAATATGATGAATTTCTGGCAACTCCTATTACTTTGTAACCACTTCTTCCAATCGCATCACCTTCAAACAACACGTAGGGTTTACTAAAGAAGTTAACTTTTAGCATAGTATAACCACCGGATTCATAAATGCATGATTTCCAGGATGGTTCGAGTTGTCTCTGGCGAATCCTATTAATTTGTAACTAGTGTTCGCGTCTATTGCAAACAACACATAGGGATCCTTAAAGAAATTTACCTCCATTTAACATCTCCGTTTGTATTCTTGTATATATTATGACCACTGATTCACTTGAAAATTTAGGCCATCCTACGGTACGTTGTATTACATAAAAGTCATTTTTGAATATGTCTCCTCCAAGTCTGTATTCATTATAATACAACAAATAGGGTTGATCAAAGAATTTTACTGTCATATCAATGGTTCCATCCTAGTATTACTATTGCTTTTTTCCATACCCATTTCTTTCGTTCTACTATGTGAAGGTAGTAAGGTCTGCCAGTAAAAGATATCTCGCTTGCATACAACAAATAGGGTTGATCAAAGAATTTTACTGTCATATCCAATCCTTATCATATTCATGCAGGCAATCATAGATGAATACAGGGAATGACAGACTATGTCTGTCACTATACACAAATCCTATGCAGGTTTCCATTATGATGAGTGCGTTTGTCTTTAAACTGCCTTCATACAACAAATAGGGTTCACTAAAGAAATTAACTTTCATATTACCTCATATTCATTTAATGCTGTATTATATTCTGGTGTTGTTCTAAGTTTTTCTGCTAGTACCATTGTAGGTCCACTCATACCACTCATACCAACCATTTTTACTTTCCCAGATTTTATGTGTATCTGTGGTTTTAATATTGAGAACGCATATAACAAAAAAGATTGTTTAAAGAAATTAACTTTCAAGAAATACCTCCATTTTTATTATAGGGCCGTATGGTATTCTTTTAATTTTACCTACAAATACTACTTGCCACCACCCAGTTTTAGTATGCTCCTTCATTGTTCTATAGCCCTGCGAGAATCCATGAACTCTGTTAATTGAATTCACATACAACAAATAGGGTTCGCTGAAGAAATTTACTTGCATTTTGGTACCTTATCTATTGCTATTATAGTTCTTCCAAATACTTCGTGTCCTTTAGGAGTATACAACAGTTTGTATTTGTTTCCTCCTGCGACGACAAATCCATGATGGAAAATGTACGACACGAAGGATTCACTAAAGAATTTAACTTTCATATTACCTCATATTCAGTTAGTGATGGATTGTCGCTTGGTTTTTTTTTAAATTTTTCTACTAGTATCAGTGTGGGTCCACCATCATTGATCATTTTTACCTTCCCAGAAGTTATTTGTTGCAATGGACTATTTATTGAGTATGCACCCATCAAAAAAGATTGCTTAAGGAAATTAACTTTCATGGGTATACCTTACATTCACCATTGAAATTCCATATTGTTCCTACCATTATGTCATCAAATCTATGTGTCTCGGTTGCTTCTTTCACTAGAGGATAATCATCTAGTGATCCTGATATGCTGTTAATATTGCCTACAAACAACAAATAGGGTTGTGTTATTATTTTAACTTTCAAGGAATACCTCCGTATATGTGATAAGGTTATAATTTTCTTTTTTTATCTTGCCTACCATTACCATCTCTTCTATTGTCTTCGGAGTATCATAGATTAATAACAGGTAGTCATCACGTGATCCGTGTACTTTTTCAATTTCATATACATACAACAGATAGGGTTGATTAAAGAATTTAACTTTCATGCAAGCCTCCAATCATACTACCAAATTTTTCAAAACCACTAATAAACACATACATTATGGGGACTTTCATGAGTTTTAAAGAGTTATCCCATTCATAATTTTCTAAATGGAGAAATTCACCATTATCACATCCATAATAGTCTATGTCATTTTCGGATGTCAAAAAAGGTTGACTAAAGAATTTAACTGTCACAGTTCCTTTCTGCTCGGGGAGCATATATTATATATTCCAAGAGGTCTTCTTTTGGATATTCAATATGAAATATACGACATCTCATACCATCGTCAAAAGTATAACGATGCAAATATTCATGTTCTACCCTAGACACATCATCCGGATCCAAGAGGAAATGAAAATCAATAAATTTAGTTTTCATCGGTCATTCGCCTCCTTCTTGGTGTACTGATGTATCAATACAAATACTAAATCTTCATCAAAAGCACCTACATTAAAGAATACCACATTTTTACACCTTTCATGAAGTTTTACTTTGTAGTATTGTATTAAAATTTGATTATTTGTAAAGTTTACTCGCATGGATACTCCATCAGGAAACTAATAAGAACTAGTCCGTATTGAGTTGTTTTAGCAAGTTTTCCTATTTTTCGTAGAACAGTTACCTTCTTATCAATGAAATCTGGAGGAAGATCCTCCAAAGATAACAAGTACTGTGCAGGAGTAAATAGAACTTTCATGTTTTCACCTCATAATTACCTCGGTTATTACGGCGTAGCGAATGTATAAATGCTATATCAAGCCAATTATTGGCGTCAAGTACATTTTTCTTCATAGGTATACGCAGATAATTTGTTGAACTTGTTTGCCCGGTATCTATTATCATGTCTACTTCACCGTCGTAAATCATGAATTGAGCATCAAAGAATCTTACTTTCATGGTTTGTGAGTGAACCTTTCTACAGCTATTATAATTATGTGATCAGATTCATACAGAAGGTATGGTTTATATGCTGCCATTTGGTTTTCGATTAATTCATTTATTGGACAAAACATACAACAAGCTGTTATAAGAACTTTTTTCATAATTAATTGTACTCCGCTTGTGTGTAACGAGATATCATTACAAATATTTCTTGGCCTTTTCCAACCCCAATATTAAATAATGTATCGCAGAGATATCTATATTGTACTTTTACTCGCATGTATGGTACCATGATTTGATTGCATGTGAATCTTACTGTCATGTTGTTACCTCGTATTTGTTGTTTGCTACTAGTCTGTATCCTTTAACCATCACATGAGCACGCTTTTGGGACATCATACTTATTAATATAACAGGATACATCTTTTGTTTAGATTTTTCAGACAGACTATTTGCATCTAACAAATAAGGCAGATCAATCAATTTTACTTTCATTTTTCTACTCCATATTCCATTAGTGGTCGTGCCATATGTGCTACTATATTCACAGCGCGTGTAATTCTACCCACAGCTATTATAGAAGCACCCCAGTCTTTGCCATTCAACTCCTTGAAATTCTTCCTTTGCTTTTTATCATTGTATATAGATGGCACCAGATCACCTGCATAAATCAAGAATGGTTGTTTAAAGATATATACCTTCATCTCCCAACCTCGTATGAATCAGACCAGTTATTATAACCAACAATTCTACTCACAGCTACTATTGACGTTTCATGTACGGGCCTAGAACAGAATACTTTGAGATATCGAAAACTTGAAATACCATGGACAACATTAGCAACAAGCAAAAAATACTGTTGTTCGAAGAATATTACTTTCATTATACTATCACCTGTCCTGACTTTGTACCTACGAGAGGTACATGTAAAATATTGTCTAGATATATTATCGTAAGACGTTTTTTTATAGCATGCAATACCATATAGTTTTTCCCATATTTATATATTGTGAATGGTATTGGTGGAGGAGTTAGTTTTTCCAATATTGCAGGCACATCATTGATATTTAATAAGAAATAATAATGTATAAATTTAACTTTCATAATTCCACCACATATGCACCGCCTTCCTTACAAAGAGCTGTGATTTTGTTAATTGCTATTATATTGGTCAAAATTGATTGTCCACGATGCAGCGTTGTAAAAGGTTCTAGTAATGCTTTACCTTTAAATAGGTCAATATCACCTACATGCACCAAAAAAGGTTGTGTTATGAAATCTACTTTCATTCTGCGACCACCTTTGGATCTTTTACTAAAATTAGTGTGTATAGAAGAGAATCAGTGAGTAGTAGGGCTTCTTTTCTACGTATTACAGCGTTTAAATTCATGAAACTTTCTGGTGTGTCTAATATCCATAAATCAATAAAGTGTACTTTCATGACGTTATAATAGCCTGAAATTCTTTAAAATCCTCGGTGAATAAATAATGGTGATTCAAAGCACCACCGGACACACATGCATATTGTGCTTCACGGGATATCACAAACTGTTCATGTGTAGACTCATCAAAATCGAGTATGATGTCTAATTCCTCTTCTTTTTCTAAAAGATCTAGAATATGACTGGCATGACGTGCAGTTTGGAGAACATCTTCGGAACCTTCTTCTTTGCGCGCTTCATTAGCGGCTTTTTTAGCTATTTCTAAAAGTTTTTCAAAATCATTTTCCATCAGGTAACCTTTCTATCTTTGTGTCAAATTCTGGTTCATAAAGGTGTGAAAATACTCCATCTCTGAATTCAAATGTCATTCCGAGAACTTCTATGAACTGTTTTTCTTTGGACAACTGTTTATCGTCAGACTTAAACCATTCTCCCGCCTCATATTCTACGCCATATTTATTAAAGAATTGTTTAAACTTATCATATTCTGTCATGATAGACATATGTGCATCTCCATCGTTTACAATACATTTTAGTATATTCATGAAAATCTGCCATAATTAAATCCATGCCTTCTCCTAATGGTGGATCAGGCTTAATTCCTTCATTGGCTTTGCATGTCAAGTCGTGACTTTGCAAGATATGGCATGTTAACCAACCTAAAATTTTGTTCATAGTTAAATCCTTTCATAAAAAATACCCCGAGTAAACCCGGGGTACATTATTCACTTCTACACACTCACTCAAGGTAGGCGCAATTGCGAGGGGTTTAAGGAAGGTTTAAGGGGGTTATTTAATTTCTCGAAAAATTCATTCCCGGCATTGGTTCAGGATGCAAGGCCAATAATTTTCGAAGATTTTCCATATCTTTGATTTCTAATTTCACCTGGTAGTTATTCAAACTTTCCCAGCGTCTCCTAATCATACGTGCTTTGAATTTTGGATACTTAAAAATTGTTAAAATCCATATGACAATAAATCTTTGCCAACAAAAGCGAAGTGTACGGCATACCGTTTCAGTATTATGATACAAATCTGTTTTTATGATACTACGCAGCATCCGTTTGAAATAATACTTGAGTAAAAATAATATATTATTCATGATGACCTCCTAAAGTTGATTAACATTCTTCTTATTCCTTATTATGACTGGGATTGGACGATGCTTGTGCTTAAGTTTTTTGTCTCGTATTCTGCTGGTAAGATACGTCAAATCTGCGGGCATTATTCCTCTATAGTTTATTATAACATGTGTACGTTTGCCATCAAATATTTGGTCTACTAAGGAATCCATAAAGCATGTTCTCCTATCAACAAATTGCATTTTTAAGATGTTTATTTTCATAATAAATCTCCTAAGTTATACTTGTATTATTCCAAAAATTGTCGTAAATTTAATGCATGAAAGCAAGCGTGATTATAACTAGTTACAACAGGCCTAAATTGCTAGAGCAGTCTATTGAATCCGCATTAATGCAAGATTACGAAGATAAAGAAATACTGGTAGGTGATGATGGCTCTGATAAAGAAACTAGAGATTTGTGTGAAAAATATGAGAAAGAGCATGGTATTATTTATTATCAATCCGATCGCAAAGATGAGGACAGGCTTAAATGCACAGAGTACGCGGAGAATATAAACGAGTGTATCAAGTTGTCCACCGGGGATGTTATATTCTATTTAGTAGATGATGATTATTATTTGCAGGGACACATATCGGAAATTATGAGAGCCTTCGAAGAACATCTTGACTGGATGGCAGCATATGCGCCACAAAGACAGACTAAGTATAATGATGATAACGGAGTGGAGTGGGTAGAGTTTATAAGGAAACCTGGGGATGTAGTCCTGCAAGCAGCGTGTCAACTGGATCAAAATCAAGTGGCACACAGGCGTGAAGTGATTGATAAAGTAGGCTATTGGGAAACTGACATTGCACACAGGGGAGCAGCTGACGCAGTGATGTGGAACAAAATAAATAAATATTGGCCAATGTATAAGGCAACTGATAAGGTAACCAACGTGCATAGGTGGCACAAAAATTCAATACAAGGCTGTATAGTGTGGCCTTAAGGAGACTATGAAAATATTTATAAATAATAGAGACTATGTAACCTGGCCAAGCGCCATGGCGGAGGTTTTGTCTAATCAAGGGCATGAGGTCATCTTTTTGGACAATGCTTCTACATGGGAACCGCTTTTAGATTGGTATGCGAGTTGTCCTTTTGAAGTCAGACGACTAGAAAATAAGGGACCGTGGGTGAATTATGCGAAACACTGCCTAAACGAAAAGGAACCTTTTGTTTTTAGTGATTCAGATTATGATCTATCAATGGTACCGGATGACTGGCCGGAAGCCTTATTAGAAGGATTTGTTCGATGGCCGACACTTCCTAAATGCGGACTTAGTTATGATCTATCTAGAGTTCCTAAAGAAAATTATGCATATGCACATGTGGAGCGTTTATGCCCAAAAGATAATCCTGAACAAGGACTTATGGTTACTTGGGGCAAAGTTGGGCCAGAAGGTGAATATATGGAGTATTCAGTGGCTACATCGTTTGCGGTTTATAAACCAGGAGTACCTATTGCTGTTAATGGGAATATGAGAACACGCCCATATACGGGACTACACTTGCCTTTTCATCTTGTTCTGGAGCCTTCAGCAGATCCAACTAAATTGTCTATAATTATAGATGATGAGATTGCTCATTATCACAAAAACGCAACTGCACCATCTAGTCTCAAATATTGGTTGGCAGACGTGATAAAAGAATACTATAGGAGAAAAGGATGAGACAATATTATAATATTCTTTACAACTCTTATATAGAGACTGAGCACATTGAACTGGGAGAAAATTTTTCCGTTGGGAAAGATGTTCATATTATTGCAAGAAAGAATTGCAGAATTGGTAAAAATGCCCGGTTTGGAGATGGAGTAGAGATAACAGTCGAGAATTTAACAATAGGAGATCATTTTTTCCACAGTATTCCTGGCCTAAAGATTGGAGGGGGCGGAAGTCAATTCACAGATGCTAATGTAACAATCGGAGATCGCTGTGTTGTGCATAATAATTATATAAATCCAGCACGACCTGTGAATATGGGAGATGATGTAGGCCTATCTCCTGATGTAAAAATAATAACACATGGTTTTTGGGGCTCTTGTTTAGAGGGATATCCGACAGTATATAAACCAGTTTCTTTAGGAAATAATGTTATTGTTGGACAAGGAGCTATGCTTCTTCCTGGAGTAACTATACCAGATAATGTGGTAATTGGAGCTGCCTCTGTGGTATCAAAGGGCTGTAAAATGGAATCAAATAAGATATATGCAGGAAATCCAGCCCGATTCATAAGAAATATTGTGCCACCAACCAAGGATGAACAGCATGTTTTAGCAGAAGATATTATACAAACATATTTACAACGTGCTACAGAAGAGAATAGTTATCCGGCTTTCTTCGATTACATATTTCCAGTAGTTGAAATCAATCATTTTACAGTTAATTTGTTAACTTGTGAGTTTTCTGGAGAAGAGGATGAGGTCACTATTAGATTTAGAGACCATTTACGACGATACGGAATTCGTGTTTATACAGACATGGGATTTTAATTATGAAGCTTTTAGAAATGAATAAAGTATTATGTTTGTCACCACATCCTGATGATATTGAAATATCTATGGCGGGAACGATGCTACGCTGTTCAGGTACTCAATTTACAAGCATAGTGTGTAGCATAGGATCAAAAGGCAATCCTACATCAAGTCATAACCGTTTTAAGGAATGTGAGAATTTCTGGAAAGGTGTTGGTAACGTCGATTTAAGACTCTTGGGGATTTATATTGCTGATCAACCTATTAGGGAGTGGATTACAGTGATTGAAAAGACTTTTGATGATGATTTCCAGGGTGTCTTTATTCCGACATCTGTTGATTCCCATCAAGAACACTTAATTATAAACAAGGTAGGATTTGCTTTAGCAAGAGCCAGAAAGATATCCGTTATAGAATATCGTTCTCCAAGCACCATGAGTTCATGGTATCCAAATTTGTTTGTAGATATTAAAGAAACTGAAAAAGACAAAACCTTGCGTATGAAGGCTATAGTATCGCAGAATAAGAAGTATACAAGTGAAGAATATTTGAACGCTTCTCACATACATCTTCCAAGTTTCAAAAGAAATTTTCGTCCAGTTGAGCAATTTAAAATTTTGGAGCATTCTATATGAAAATATTAGTAGTAGGTGGTACAGGCGGTATTGGCACCAAATTGGTACCAATGTTGTCCGAAGAACACGAAGTGGAATCAGTAGGATCTAAAGTGTTTAATTTAAATAGTCCTCATCAGATGTCTTCGTATTTAGCAGAGAGCATTCCAGATGTAATTATTAATACAGCAGGCATTAATTTAAATGGATTTTTACATAAAATATCTTATGGTGAGATGATAAAACAAGTACATATTAATGCTGTAGGATCAGCAAATCTGCTGAAGGCAGCAATTCCCATAATGAGGAACAATAACCGTGGCAACATCATATTTCTGTCATCAGTGTTATCGAAGAATGTAGTTATGGGAACAGGGATATACTCCGCTACGAAAGCTTTTACAGAAACTCTCGTACGTGTAGCGGCTATGGAGAATGCAAGAAAAAATATAAGAATTAATACGTTGAGACTAGGATACATGGATGCAGGAATGAAAGATACAATTGATAATGATATGTTAGAAAAAATTAAGATCTCAATACCTTTGAATACTTTTGGAGCTATTGAGAATATAGCCACAGCTATTAAATTTCTTATTGAAGCAGATTATGTAACGGGTGCATCAATAGATATAAATGGTGGATTATGGTAAAACAAATTATAACCAATAAAAAAATATGAAAAGAGCTTTAATTACAGGAATATTAGGTCAAGACGGGTCTTATATGGCAGATTTACTCTTGTCAAAAAATTATGAAGTGTATGGGCTTGAGAGGCACCGGAGCGAACTCAATCGAAAGAATATAGAGCATATCGTAGACAAAATCGAACTCATTAAAGGAGATTTATCTGACATTAATTCTCTTCAAAGGGCTCTAGAAATTTCTCAGCCTGATGAAGTTTATAGTTTTGCCGCTCAGAGCTTCGTAGGTGATAGCTGGACATTGCCGGAGCATACCGCAAATATAACTGGCTTAGGTGTACTAAGACTATTAGAAGCAATTAGAACGTTTGATTCAAAAATAAAACTAGTTCAGGCTTCTTCAAGTGAAATGTTTGGTAAACTGGAAACCGATATTGCAAATGAGAATTCTCAGTTTCATCCGCGTAATCCATACGCAGTTGCAAAAATATTTGCACACCATACTATGCAGAATTATAGAGAATCATATGATCTGTTTGCATGTTGTGCTATTTCATTTAATCATGAATCAGAACGTAGAGGTATTCAATTTGTAACTAGAAAAATAACCAATGGTGTAGCAAAAATCCATTTGGATTTAGATGATAATATTCGTCTTGGGAATTTACAGCCTCGTCGTGACTGGTCTTATGCTCCGGATGTTGTTGAGGGGATATGGGGAATGCTGCAGTTGGACAACCCTGAGGATTTTATATTCGCGACAGGTGAATCACATTCTGTAGAGGATTTTGTTAGAGAATCATTCGAGGTCATCGGTATAGATTGTTGGCAAGATCACATAATTGAGGATCCTAGATTCATACGCCCTGTTGAAGTAGATCATCTAAGAGGAGATGCAAGCAAAGCTAAGAAAATACTTGGTTGGGAACCAAAAGTGAGATTTGCAGAAATTATTAAACGGATGGTTAAAAATGATATTAACTTACTAAAAAAATAAATATGAAGAAAATATATAAAGAAAGAATAACATGTCGCCTTTGTGGATCTGAATTAGAAACAGTACTTGATTTAGGAGATATTTACTTAAATGATTTTGTGGATGAGGGTCAGAGTATTAAATCAGCACCTCTTACACTTGTTAAGTGTAAACGCTGTGAACTTGTGCAACTAAAGCATACACCAGATTTAGACCTTCTATATAGACAATATTGGTATTTGTCTAGCCTTAATAAGAGTATGGTCAAAGCTCTTCAAGATGTGGTAGATAACGTTGAGGCAAGAGCAGATTTGCACCCTGGTGATGTTGTAATAGACATAGGATGCAATGATGGCACGATGCTCGGTCAATACAATATACCAGATCTATATAAAATAGGATTTGATCCTGCTCTCAACTTAGCAAACAAAGCAAAAAGATATTGTACTTTGTTTCATAATACGTACTTTGGAGACATATCTATTAAAACACCGAAAGCAAAGGCAATTACGTCTATCGCGATGTTTTATGATTTAGAAGATCCCCATACATTTATTGAGCTTATAAAGGAATCTCTTTTAAAAGATGGTATTTGGGTAGTACAATTTACTGATCTTCTCTCGATGCTCAAAATAAATGCATTTGATAATATATGTCATGAACATCTAGAATACTATTCCTTTAAAGTGTTACGTAATTTATTTGAGCAACATGATTTGGAGGTATTTGATGTGTCTACTAACAGCGTTAATGGTGGTAGCATTCGTATGTATATTGGATGGAAAGATCAGCGTCACATCTCTCCTGCAGTTGATGCTTTAGAGAAAGAAGAACGCGATTATATGAACTCTTTTGAAGACCCATTCGAGGCATTTGCTGAAAGAGTAGAACATATCAGAGAAACGGTAATGAAGTTCTTTGATGAGGCAAAAGCTCAAAATAAAGAGATTTTTGCTATGGGTGCATCAACTAAAGGAAATACATTGTTACAATATTTTAATATTACGGATGAACGCATTCCTTATGCTGCAGAGGTAAATAGAGACAAATTTGGCAAGAAAACAGTGGCGACCAATATTCCTATTATTAGTGAATCTTCGGCATTAATGCTGAATCCGGATTATTTTGTAGTGTTGCCATGGCATTTTATTGATACTTTATTAAAAATACATGAACCGTATATGAAAAAAGGTGGAAAACTTGTAGTTCCAATGCCTATTCCTACCATCTATGGATACAAGGATAATAAATTATGTTCAGTACCACTATAGCGAATGTGCTTTTTGTAACACACAAAGATAAACAGTGTGGAGTTTATCAACATGGATATAACATAATAAGTGTTTTATCTAAAAAATCAAAAAGATATAAATTTATACATGCACTATGTTCTAATCAGCAGGAATTATATGACTATATAGAGAAATATATCCCAATTGCCATAATTTATAATTATCATTCAACTGTACTAGGATGGATATCTACTGTATCTTCTGAATTGCAGGGCGTAAAACAGCTAGCCATTCATCATGAACCTAGTCAGCCTTTACCCCCAAATTTGGCAGCAGTGATCAGCCAAGATCCAAATATACAAGAGACAAAGACTTTATTTAATTCCGGCAGGCTTATTTTAGACTACCAAAACATATATCAGGAGAATGAAATACCAGTGATAGGAAGTTTTGGGTTTGGATTACCCGGGAAGGGTTTCCAGAAACTAATTGAATTAGTCCAATTAGAATTTGACGTTGCTCATATAAAACTTCACATATCATATGCTACCTTTGGGGATGCTTCTGGAGTAATGGCTAGAGGAATAGCAGAAGAATGTAGGAAATTAAGATATAAACCAAATGTAACCTTAGAAATTGGACATGATTTCATGGATATTGATCAACTTATTGAATGGTTGGCTCAAAATACTTTAAATGCTTTTCTTCATGATTTGTTCCCGGGAAGGGGAAATTCTGGTGTTCTTGATTATGCTCTTTCTGCTCGTAGACCTATAGCATTAACGAAATCTTATATGTTTAGACACCTTCATGATGCTAATCCTTCTATATTTATAGGGGACATGACGTTAAAACAGATTATAAATAATGGACTAGTACCTTTACAGCAATATTATGATAGATGGTCAGAAGATCAGTTAGTAAAAACATATGATGACATTATAACGAATATAATATAAATGCTTAAAGAGTATTTAAAATCTGAATACACTCAGTATAAGCAACGGAAGATATCTCTTGTTAATCCTCCTGATCCATTTTTTGCAGGTATGATGCCACTAGGAATAGCGTCTCTGTCTGCTTATTTGAAGTTGCATGGAGTTAGTAATATAGAAACATTGGATTCTAACTGTGAAAATATTAATCAGAAATACATACATGCAGATATCGTCGGTGTAACGGCTGTTACACAAAGTTCTGTGACTGCAGCAAATTTTGCCAGATTTGTGAAGGCAAGACATCCAGATACATTATTAGTATTTGGTGGTGTGCACATGTCCACATCTCACAAAATGCCTGAACCATTCGATGTAGGAGTAGTGGGTGAGGGAGAGGTCACTATGTTGGAGTTAGTGATGCTTCCTAATTTCTCTATTGAAGAGTTAAAAAAAGTTCCCGGAATTTGCTATAGAGATGAGAACAGAAATCTAAAGTTTACAGTACCTCGGCTATTAGTTAAGAATCTAGATGAGTTTCCAATACCAGACAGAGAAAGTTTGAATTTGGACCATTATGTTGCATCTAGATTGGTAGTACCGGGACATCCAGGGAGAACGTTGTCAATGTTATCTTCACGTGGTTGTCCATTTACATGTAGATTTTGTAGTACTAAAGTCCATTGGAGTAGATTTAGAGCACATTCAGCAGAGCGTGTTGTAGAAGAACTAGAATTATTAGTAGACACATATGGTGCAGAGGTTGTTGAATTATTTGATGATTTATTCACTGCAAATAAGAAAAGAATGTTTAAAATACGTGATCTCATGGTAGAAAAGGGTTTAAACAAACGCGTACAATTAATGGTGCTGTCAAGAAGCGATAATACGGATGACGAGGTTATGAAAGCATTGAAAGACATGAATGTTGTAGTTATTGGTGCTGGATTTGAAAGTGCATCCCAGAAGATGATCAAATATATAAAAAAAGATACTACTACAGTGCAAGATCATAGAAATTTGATAGCATTAGCAGAGAAATATGGTATTCTTATAATGGCTAGTTTTTTAATTGGTAATCCGACAGAAACACGAGAAGATTTAGAAGAAACTTTAGCATTTATTAGGGAATATCACGGATCCCCAGCATTTGTTCCATTAACATATATTGCAGCTGTATTTCCAGGCACTGAGTACTATGATATTGCCAAAGAACGCGGATTACCTGTAGATGAGTATGATCGTATATTAATGGACATCAATCCTAATATTGAAAGTTATAGAAGAGCACCTCTTTTAACTGAGCTTCCAATAGAAGAATTTTTTAAAATATCACACCAATTTATGTAGGAAGTAATGAATAGACTTATAAGAGCAAGTGATAACGACATATATCAAAAAGAGTTTGCACATATGGAGGGCTATGCTAATGAAATGATGAAAAGAAAAATATTTAGTTCTCTACATCAGAGTGCACAAATATTGCATTACATAATGAAATATGCAACGAAAAATAGTTTAATATTGAGTGCCGGATCATATGATGATATGCCAACGGAAGCATTGCAGAATATGGGTTATAATGTAACAGGTGTGGACCCTGTTGTTAATGTAGACTTAAATGCGTATAGAGGCATGCATCCTGGTATACGATTTGATGTTATATTTTCCACATCAGTCATTGAGCATGTGCAAGATGATGAACAATTTATAGAAGATATATGTAATATGTTGAAGCCTGGAGGAAAGGCTTTTATAACGTGTGATTTTAAGCCAGGGTATGTGGTCGGCGATCGTTTGCCAGCTACATGTATTAGATTTTATACAGAGAAAAGACTAGAACAGTTAGCTGAAGTAGTAAAAGCTAATAATTGTGAATTAGTTGGAATACCTCAATGGAATATAACGGATGAGGATCTAGACTTCCAATGGGAGGGCATAGACTACTGTTTTGTGGGAATGTCATTTAGGAGGAGCATATAATGCCACAGCAACAAGGTGTATTTTATAAATTTGTGACATCTCACTTTCCTCGTGATTTTAAAGGGGTTTATGTAGATGTTGGGGCCGGATATCCGGAGAGTTTTTCAAATTCTTTTCAATTTCGTAGTTTGGGATGGAAGATAATAGCGATTGAGCCTCAGCCGAATATGTGTGATGCATTTAGAGCTAAAGGATATCCAATTATACAATATGCTTGTTCGGATAAAGATGAAGGTGAAGTGGATTTTGAAGTTTGTGGTTATGCGGGAGGACTAGGTGGTTCTGCATTTAAAGTTTTGGATCCACAATCCAGAATAAATTATGAAATAACCCCAATAAAAGTAAAAGCATATACCCTAACTACAATTTTATCAGATATTCATTCTGAGGTAGAACATATAGACGTACTTGATATAGATGTAGAATATTCAGAATTGAAAGTATTGCAAGGATTAGACTTTGAAAAATATGATCCAACTGTTATGTCTGTAGAAAATCTGCCTTGGAATGACGTATGGCATAATCCATATATAAAAGAATTGAGAGAATTTTGTATTAGTAAAGGATATAAATTAGTAAATACAATAGAATATAATGAATATTGGATAAAAAAATAAATATGAGTGATATAACAAAAAAATCAACAGCTACGCTTATAGATGAGCTGATTACAACAAGTATGAAATGCTGGTATGCACAGGAAGATGTGATGAAAGAAATTGACCCTGACAAAGTGGCAAAAGCTGCCAAAATGGCACAAATAACAAATGCACGAAGAAATGAACTTATACGAGCTATAGATGCACGTTTAGGTGAGACAAATACACCATTGGAGAAAACATATGCTTAAATATGCGTTTGCACATCCAGGTAAAATTGGTGATCTCTTTTATATATTGCCAACTGTCAAATTTATATGTGAGCGTGATGATGCTGTAGCTGATATTTATACTAGTGAAATATGTAGATCAACAGAAAACCTATTCAGATATCAGAGATATGTAAATGATTTCATAGTCTCCAAAGGTTACAAAATGGTGCATTATAACCAAGGAGTACAGCCATGGTATATGAATGTACCCACAGAATATGAAAAGATATATCAACTAGGATTTGAGTATTTTCCCTCTGGACCGCTGCATAAATATATAGCTGCACAGATTGGATTAGAAGATATTCCAGATCCACAATATGAATTTCCGGATAAAACATATAGTGATGAGCCATACATAGTGGTCGCACATTGCGGTAACCATACAAGTTCTGATTTAAGGGAGGCATACGCATATTTTATTAATAATTGTCCTATAAAAACTATTCAGGCAGGCTCAATACATGATGGAGCAATTTTTGCCAGAGATCATGATCAATTAGGGATAGATTTCTTGGATCTTGCTAGTCTTATTAGCAAGGCCAAAGCATACGTGGGGTTTTATTCTGCATCGTTGGCTATTGCGAATGGATTTCCAGGATTATTGAAAGTTTTGACTAGCTCGAGGTCAGGTGGTGAATCTCACGGATTATACATTCCAGAGACCATCAATTTGACAAATGCTCGTGGTCCTATTATATTACAAATAGTGATGGATAATTTATAAATAAAGGAAAAGAAATGCCAAGTAAGACAACAACACCTAAACCTAGACCGAAGACCAAGACTAGAACTCCGATCTATAACAGGAGAACAAATACTAAAAAGAGAAAACACAGGTCTTGGGTTTGGTGGATACTAGTTCTTATGCCAATTGCAATATCAGTGTGGTTAATTGCTGAACCATTGCTTTATGAGGCTAAAGTGGATACGAAAGCTACTACTACAGCTGTAGAAGAACGTAGAGTACCTGGTAGATTGGAGAGAAGTAGACCACCAGTTATTTCATCAGAAAGACCACAGCCTAGACCTGATGACAAAACAGAGCCTAAGAATGGTGATGGTTTTAAAGAAGATGTAGATTGGGCTTTAGGGCATATGTATAAATTGCTTCCTATTATGATATCTTTAATCGCCATACTCAAAAGAGGTGCTATAATGGGTCGGGCTAGGTAAATGGCAATGAAATATTTTAAGAAGGGCACACAGACAAAAAAACAATTAAAAAAATTACGTAAGAAGAATCTTAAAGAATATCAGAAGCGATGGAAAAATATATTACGTGATTAAAGACAATGAAAAAACTAATTATACTGTTTGTATTGATTTTGCTCGGGTCGCTAGGCTCTCAACGTTATGATTTGTCTGAGTGGTACAGAGTTTATAAAACACAAGGCTACATGGATCCTGATTCTAATCATTATGTAGAACTTGATCTTCGTTTGTATCCACCAGAGTATCTGTTTTATGATGATACGACTATGAGTGAGTGTCCTTGGAAATTATGTGTTTGGTTCAATCAAAAAGAAAAAAGTGTTTTAGGTGGTGTTAGATGGGTTTTAGAATACACTGAGACTTATGGTAGGTGGATTTACTTAAGCCCTGGACGCATGTATCTCAGGGCCGATTCATTATGGAAGCAAGATAGCATTACTTGGCGTAGACAAGAGGATGATGGGATGCGAAATAGTTATTTCTTGTTCAATCATGGAAATCATTATGATTTGGCAGTATATAGGTTAGAAACAACTGAATTCGTCAGTGTGGCGAGTTTTTTAAAATGAGGAGTAAAAGATGACACAAGTAGAAAAAGCATATGATTGTGCTATGGGAGTTCTGGAAGAGCTCAAAAAATCTGGGGTGAAGGTAGAAATGGTTATCCCAAGAAGAGTAAGTAAAGGAGAATATCAGGACACAGTTGAAAAATACCATCCACCAAAGTGTTTACCAGTTGAAAAATGGAGACATGTGGAGCTATTTCCAACTAAAGAGCAAGTGGACCTTGTCCATAATGCTGCTTCTAAGCTGTTTGAATTTGGAATTACATTTGATACTGGTGGAGGGTGTGGCAGTCGTGATTGGGAAATAGATTGGTCATTCAAATATAAAAAAGGAAAAAATACAGAATCTTTGAAATCACTGCAAGAGAATGAGGCATTGATTAGAGTGTTATTTTAAGAGTGAAGCATTTTAACGAAGAGTTTGATTTCTTCTTAAATAAGATAAAGGAGCACGAGTCATTCTCTTTGGTCCGCTTTCATGATGGTGAATGGTATATCATAAGCAAGAGATTCATAGATATCCGTCAAAAGTGTCATGGTGAGTGGAAATATGATCCAGATAATGTCGGTGATAATTATTTGAGAGATTGTTTTATTGATGCTTTGCAGTATAAGGATGATAATTATTATGTAGGGATCATGACGAATTGTCATTGTCTTAAAGATTTTAAACATGGCGGTCATGAGTTATTGCGTGATTTGTCTGGTCAATCTGATTCAAATCTTACTTTTGCGAGTGTATTCATGAATAAGAACTATTTACGAGCACAAAATGAGATAATACCTCTGTTGAAAGACAATAAGATTATATTAATTGCACACTCAGAGGCAAATGTAAAGAATTTACCCTTTGTGCCCGAGGTATTTTTCTCAATTAGGGGCAATAACGCATGGAAGAGTCAATATGGTGTTATTGACACGGTAAAAAAGTATTTAAAGGAGACTAATCCTATTGGGTACATGTTTTTAGTGTGTTGTGGCCCATTGTCTGAAATGCTTATACACCAGTTGCATGGAGTGAATAATAAGAATACATACATTGATTTTGGCTCTACATTGGATGAATACATGTTTTCAGAGGGCTCACGTTGGTTTCATAGAGGTATTGCTGATAGTAATGTTAGATCTATGTTGTTACATCATGAGTGTGTATGGAATTAGAACTAGAAGAAATAGACGAAATAGAAGAGATTACAGTAGAGTGTTGGCTGGAAGGCTTTTGCTTTGAATGTGGTTTCCGTGATATGTGTGCACAGCGATAGTGCAAATGAAATTTAAAAGAAAGGAACAAATAAAATGAAGAAATTTAGCGTAAAATCATATGATAGTAATGCTGCTATAGATGTTGTTATCGAGGCAGATGTTATTAAGTATGAGGAAAATGGGTTGGTTGTGTTTAAGAAGACGATAACTGATACTCCAACTGCTATATTCGATATTGGTAAAGTATGGATTAGGGAGCAGTAGTAGTAAATATCGGGGTTTTTCGCGCGTTCACGTCAACCCTGTGTTTGTTGTTTTACATATGCATGACAATAGGCGACGTATGTCACCTTATGGGACATAATGGCTGAGAGTATGACAAAATTGTCATACTCATACCCCTATGTTTGTTGTATTTAAGTGGTGTACGCATGTACACTACACATACAACCTCGTAGGTTTTATATCTAGAGTGTAGTGTACCGTATGGTACACTGCTACATACAAAAAACGAAGGTTTATAGCTAAAAAAAGAGGGCAACATACGTCACCCTCCCCTATATCATCTTAATTCACCCAATGTTGGGAGAGTCGCCAAGTGATGCCAGTTTGACTGCTTCTTCTTATATGACAACCTCGGCCAACAGTGGCGGCACCAGACCTTGTGACCGTGCGGTCGCACAAAAAACATAGTGCAACCTCGACAGCACTCTCCTTCATTAATTGATTTTTCACGTGCAGGCACTTTCACTTGTATAATCATAATCATCTCCTTTTGTATACGTTATCCTCAATCATAGCTAATAGCATTATAACAGCGCCAAGTGGCTCTGCGTTAAATAGCATATATACGCTAAATACCATGAAGAGTGTAATAATTGTGTCATGAACTATGTTAATCGCATTTTTAAAATTCATCTTGTATATCCTCCTATATATAGCAACAAGATATGTACTACTACATAAATCCAAAAACGGGTCTCTACAGGGAGGTCTATCATTATTCCTCCTATAGAAAGGCAGGTATATAGTAGATTTTTTGGAATTTTTTACCTGCCTTATAAACCTCATAACTCCAATAGAAACAATTATTTAACTCCTAATGAAGTTCTTTTTACCCTCTTATAATCAATTGTTCCTCGAATTTTATCAAGGGTTTTCTCCACTTTTCCTGTATTTTCATCGCAAGGACCAATTCGTTCTATTTTCATCCCACAAATTTCAGCGAACGGATCTAAAACTGCTGTTACAAGAGCAAAAACTGTATCCATATCGTCCTCATCTCTATCCAACATGCTTTTGAAATTGGAAATAGCTTCCATAG